AGGCTCTGGGTGTACCTACCCCAGTCACATCATTGCCCACTATCCCAGTGTTGGTGACCAGGTTAGTCATGGAAACACGTGCAACGCTACTGGTGAATCCATAACCAAAAATGGCTTTATCTGTTCCATACCCAGCTGCTGCTAGATAGGCTCTGGGTGTACCTACCCCAGTCACATCATTGCCCACTATCCCAGTGTTGGTGACCAGGTTAGTCACGGAGACAAGGATGGCACCGCCTGAGGTTCCATAACCAAAAATGGCTTTGTTGCCAATCCCAACAAGGGTAGGTGTGGGTGTGATGGTAGGTGTGGGTGTGGGCGTAGGTGTTCTGGTAGGTGTGGGCGTAGGTGTTCTGGTAGGTGTGGGTGTGTGAGTAGGTGTGGGTGTGATGGTGGGTGTAGGTGTGGGTGTTATAGTAGGAGTGGGTGTGATGGTGGGTGTGGGTGTATGAGTTCTGGTGGGTGTGGGCGTAGGTGTCAAGGTCGGTGTAGGTGTGGGGGTTCTGGTTGCAGTGGGTGTGGGTGTGGGGGTAGGTGTAATAGTAGGTGTTGGTGTGGGCGTGGGTGTGATGGTAGGCGTGGGTGTGATAGTAGGAGTGGGTGTAAATGTAGGGGCATTAGTTGCAGTGGGTGTGGGTGTGGGCGTTAGTGTAGGTGTGGGTGTGGGTGTGGGTGTGGGTGTGGGGGTAGGATCTGGTGTGGATGAAAGCATAGGCAAGCTGACAAAATAACCAGAACCTGGTGGTATGTTGTTAACAGTTTTCAATGTGACACCAGAGAAAGTGTATCCTGCTTCTGGAATATCAGTGGTATAATTAAAAGCAGTGCCATTGGAAATGTCACTAAACACATAACCATCTATGATTAAACAGGTTTTAGTTATTTTAGATGCTTGTAATGCAGTTATATCAGACTGTTTTACTGGTTTTATTTTTTTATAAAGCCCATACTCATTACCATACACATCTGATTTGTATTGAACTAGAGTCTTATCAACGAGCGGTAATAGTGTCTGTGTTCTGCTATCCAGAGGAAAGGTTATATTATCAATTAATGGATATACGTCTGAATTTGCCCAATTGCTGCTTTTAACACCATTGAAAAAATCTTGTGGGTCGATGGACCTGGATAATCCTTGATTCGAATAATTTAAAGACTGTTCTCTGCTTTGATAGGCTCTAAAAATAGGAAGATGCGGTCCATTAATCACTTCACCATATTTGTAGCTATTAGAATAATCAGATTTTAAAACATTGCTATTGTCAATAAACTTTAAAGGAGAGTGCTGCAGTTGCCTTGTTCCTCCAATTACACTGCCATACTCTTGTGGATTAGGAAAAATATATAAGCTATTAGCAGATAAATTATCTGTACTCAGTGTATAAGTGAAGCTAAAATTGTTAAAATTTAATAAACCAATTTTATCTGGCTTAAAGAATAATCCTAGTACTTTGCTTGTGGTTAAAAAGGATTCACTTGGAACTGCTGCAATAGTGGGTGTGTTTTTATTTAACAAATTTGCAAAAGGACTATCAGCTTTGAATAAAGCACCAGAAACAATTGATGTGGATACACTGCCTGTAGAAATATAGTAATAATCTGTGCCCATGTATTTTGTGGTAAGGCTGGATTCAAGATTAAGTGAAAGATTGTCTGGGTCATTGTTGTTGATATTGTTTATGAAATCGCTATCTTTTAAATAATTGAGTTGATTGCTGTTTGCATTAACATTAATAGTAAAGTTATTTGACCCTATTTCTATCAAATAAAAGGGGTAGCTTTTAATAGCATCAATAATTGCTTGGTCAAAATCAATAAACAAATTGGGTTTAATTTCATTAGTGTTTGTATTAAAATATTCTGCTCTTAAATCTTCTGCAGGATTATATGCTGATGTTGGTAAGGTGCCCAGATCTTTATAGTAGAGATATTCATCAAAGTATTCTTCTATATCAATTGTTATGTTATTTTTTATTGCAGTAATGGGAACATTGAGCGTATTGACTAATTCAACAATGTCCTGTTCTTCCAGTGCTCTGGATAGTTCATTATAAATCAAGCTTTCAAGTCCATATATGCTGCCTTTGAGATTGTATTCTATGGCTGTGCTTTGCAGTCTGTCTCTTACTGTGTTGTAGTACAAACAAATATCTTTTATTTTTTCAGCAAGAAATGGAACTGCAACTGCAAGATCACGAGGGTTGTTGATATCAATATTGCGTAGAAAACGTCTTTCTTCAGAAGAAGTGTAATTTATTATTACTTCATCCAACAAGTTTTTATATAAATCTGTAATACTAATAGTTTCAAGCAAAGGTGTTGCATTTTTTCTTTCATACCATTTGGTGACATATGTCTTGTATCTTTGTAGCAGATCAGTGATATTTGTAAAAATTATTTTATTGTATTCAACCCATCTAATGAATGAAAAAGGATGATCTTTGTCCAATATAAGTGCATCTAATTCATCTGATGTTATGGAGTTTGGTAACTCTCCATCTATAAACCTGTTGGTAATATAAGGCATTAAAGTATTTAATTGTTGTACTGTATGTTAGCCGCACTAGTAAACAATTTTAATCCTTTAGTTAATTCATAACTGAGCATATTTTGCATGATGCCGTCTTTGGCTACCCAGTCTTGATTGTTCAATGATGCAGGAGAATTGGGGTTAAGCTTGGTCATGGGGTTTTTCCAATCGATAATATTGTTGTAAAATGTATTTTCTGGTATATTTCTGTATTCATAAAATTCATAAAAACTATTGATCTGATCTCCTGAAAGACTTCTAGGAGCAACTAATCCCCATCCCCAATTGTAATTATAAGTACTTAGAGGTCTTGTATAGTTAAATGGTGATGTTTGAAACTGATTTGTGTTGACCAGAGTATAGATGTTTGAGAATTTTTCATATGCAATAATAGGTATGCCTGATGTTACCACACCTGAAAGTGGAGAAATTTGATTGCCCAGGTTGCGACCTATGTTGGGGTTTACTGTAAATTTTTTGTTAAAATCTCTATTATAAGTATTTTTAGTTCCATATAGAATGCGTTGTTTTATACTGAGCATGTCAACCATCCGTCTGAGCTGTGGTGGGTATGGATAATTGTATTGTTCAAATTCAACACCTAATTCATCGCAAAAAGAGAGAAGTTGATTCAAATTGCATTTATTTACATCTGAAATATTAGATGTGAAGTTGGCTATTTTTTCATACACTGTTTTACCAAGTTCATAAGGTTGTGCACTTAAATCACCTACAATTGTTTTTAAAAATTCATTAAAAAATATATTTTTATCTAATAATGACTCTTGATATCTTAAGTTGTTATAAAACGAGCTTGCATCAAAATTTTCATTTATTTTTTGTATGTTGTACTCACCTTTATCTGAAAATATAGAAAATGTATTTGATTCACCAGATAAATATCTTGTAACAGTTACAGGCACCATGTATTTGTTGATCCATCTTGCACCATTCCAGTCACCATAAGCTTGAAACAACCTGTCACTAAAAGCTGACAACGGATTAGTAGGGTCATCTTCTTGTGGAAAAGTTAAATCTGAAAACGTAGCAGATGCGACTGTGGGTACATCTTGGGATAGTAAATCAAAATAATATAACCTATTGTCAAAATTATTAATGACCCATAGATAATCTCCTGTATCAGCAGCTATACCACCTATATCACATATATAGTTGGAGAGATTCTTGCTTCTTCCTGCAATAAACTCAGTTAGTTCACCTGTGGTTCCATCTATTTTTGTAATAGTGTTTATAGAGTTTGATACATATGCATTTTGGTTGCCATCTATAGTTATATTTCCTACTAATCTAAGACCACCTAAGGGGTAACCAGGCACAATATTACCGTCCTTGTCATATTTATATACTAAATCAGATCTGTCATTAATACTTGGTGGAGACACATCATTATTAAGAGCAGTTACCCACACATATTCATCTCTATCAACTACTATTTCTACCGGTGAAACTAGAGGCGGCAGAGGGACTGTTACTAAGGTTGTTCCATCGGTATTATATTTTATTAGAAAATTAGATACAGGGTGTGTGTACGCAACCCATAAATTATTATCATAATCAGTATCAATGGAAGCAGGCAATAGTGAATTTTCACCAGCAAAACCAGACAACTCAGGCAATGTATATGTTGAGCTGAGAGCATATACTATGTTTGTTAGTGATGGGTAGGCAATGGACAGTGCGGTACCTGTGGTACCGCTAATTTTAATGCACGAAACTGCATCAAAAAGAGATATCCAAATGTTATTGTTACCGTCAATCGCAATACTATTAGGAGCAGAACTAGACAATTCAGTGGATCTCAAATCGCGATACTCAACACCTGTTAATGCTTCAACTGGATAAGAAGACAAAGCAAAAGAAGACAGTATGCTGCCAAAAACATCAATTTTATATATTTTATCTACAGATCCATCTCCTACCCATGCTTGATAATCATTGCCTAACCCTGCTCCAGATGGTGCTACAGCTAAGCAATATGAATTGGGACTGTTAGGTGTTCTAAAATCTTTGTTACTGCTTGATATAATAACTGTAGCGGTGCCAAAACAAGAATTATAAAGACTAGTTTTAAATATTCTTTTTAAATATTTATAATCCGGTTCACATATCCATCCCAATAAACTATCTTTAGGAAAGTTTATAGGGTCCTGAATGTTCATGCCAGCAGTTAATTTGCAGGTATAATTTGAAGATTGTGGAATAAAATACCCTTTATAGAATGATCCAACACTCTGAGGCGCAGTTGCTGGAAAGTCGTTATAAAAAAGTGCATCTGTAATGCGGTAGCTACTGTCACCAGATAGAGCAATTAAATCTATTTCTAAATTAAATGCAGTTGGAGCAGGTGTTGTGAGATCAATATTTGAGCTAATGAGAGGCGGATATGTTCTTGTGGAATAGTTTTCGCTGTCTTTCATTTTTATCACAAACGGAATTTCAGTGTTTTGCCAGCTAATAGGAGGCATTTGAAATCTTGTAGTGGAAAGAACACCTTCTCCATCAATGCCATTGGTTGTAATAGAGAGATAGGATGCTGGGTTGTGTCTCACTTTAATTATGGGCTGAACTGCAGATTTAATCGATTGGAACCCCTCTGGAGACTTGGGGATAAAATCATAGAGATTGTTTTTAAATGTAAACTCATCATTAAATGTAGCGTTATCAAGTGTAGCAAAAATATATACTGGTGAATCTCTTGTTGTGAAGTTTTTAGCGCGATCATCAACATAGTAAATTTCAGCGTAACCTGTAGTGCCAGCAAATACACTTCCTGCATCGTTCTTATTGCAACGCACTAAAGCATTGTTGTTAATTCTGGCGTATATATCTGTATCAATTGTACTCACTTTGTCCACAATTGTATAACTTGTAGTTCTGCCAATAGTTTCTTTAATATAAAAGCGCGATAGTGCTCTTAAATGAGCCCATTGATCATTATAATACACTTCAGAATTAATATAATCTCCATAAGCACCAGATGCATACAAATTAATTGTAAAATTATTGCCAGTTAAAGAATCAAATGTTTGGTAACTATTCCTTCTTAGAATAACCAGAGGGTCTATAATTCTGCTAGCAGGAACATCATAGATAAATTTTCCATAGTCTTGAAAGATCAAATCATCAGCTACAAAATTAAAAATTTGTATCTTAGGTACATAGGTACTGGTGTATAAATTACCGGCATTGTCAAAGAAATTGAGCTTAACTTCATATGTGCCTGGCCATTTGTAATGATGGGTGGCTGTTAATGTGTTTGATGTTGTACCATCACCAAAATCCCACAGTAAATATTTGTTGGTTGCAAAGGTTGCACTTGACAATAAACCTACAGTTGTGAGGTCAGGTATAAATGTCAGAGGGGTTATATCTAATGAATATGTTGATAGAGTTTCAGTGCCTGAAAAGTCTTTTACTCGAAAATAAAGATAAGAATAAAGATTAGAAGCCATTAGAACTCTCTCTCAAGAAGCTGTAATGAAGGGGTAATGACCTTTATTTTATCAATAAAATTAATTGGATTGTTCAAATAAGGAAATTTAAAGAAAGGCAGTTGTGTGTCTTGAGAAATGATTTTAATATCAGTGTAAGGATACACTGGGTTAAAGGCAAGAAAATTAATGCCTGGCGTAGTTACAGTGGTATTGCCGTTTATTCTTATAGTTTTTACATCAACTATTCCTTCTATGGAAGATATTTCATTAGAAAGATCAGTTAGAGAGACATATTTGCCTAAGTTGTCTTTAGTAGTAGCAAAATAATTAATAAAAATGCTAGCCACTTGCTGTCTTATTGTCTCTGGATTTCTTTTTGCTGTAATTTCTCTTGTTATTTGCAAGTAGCTGCTATCCGCGATTTCAGGTGTCAAATCTTCATTACCCAATCTCAGACCCAAATCAAATTGAACGTATACAGGATCATTGAATACAATTTCAGCTGTTGCTAACTTGGTTCTATTAACATTGTTTACTATTAAATTTTTTTGTGCAGTATTTATATAGTTTGCTCTTGTGGAGAGTGATGTTATTTTTTCTAGTTTTGGTACTGAGTAAATGTATATGTTATTAAAGTTGCAAGAATCAGCAAATTTGACTTGGTTAAATAGTACTCTTGATTCTAAACTGGGCTTACTTACACCAAGATCATAAAAGTATTTGATATGCTGACTCAAATAATCCCAATTGTTAACAACTTTTACAGATGCAAGAATATTGCTATAATTTTTAAGTATATAGTTTTGAAAATCTTCTGTGGTAATTAATCTATATTGACTTTTGAATGTATTGGTAGCATTAGCTTTTATATTTGCTACAGACTCTGCAGTAATAAATTTAGTAGAAGGGTCTGGGTTTTCAAAGCTTAACAGATTTAACTCAGCTTGATCTAGAACTCTGAGATTTGAAGAAGTTGTGTCATTTTTAATTTGAGAGAAGCGCGGTGGATTGTATATGAAAGGTGTATTGCCGTTTAGAGTGTTTGGGCCAACTTGACCAGATGTGCCGTTAGAATTAATATAATAAATAGCAACTTCATCATTTGTGTTGAGTTGTTTGCCATTAACATTATTACCAAATTTTATTTCATATCTTCCATCTTCATTTAAACGAATTTCATATTTTAATGCATTTGATTTTTCTAGAAACAAAGACTGTGTTGCTTCCCACTTAACCCATTTTGGTGTAATGGCAGTATTGTCTTTTACATACACATCAATATTGAAATGGTCTATAATAATATTGTTGTTGTTATTATCAACAATGACCATGATGATAGTTTCCAATGGTTCACCAATGGCAAAATATGTTGGGTACTCTGTGTAGCTGCCTTGATACAATAAATTTTGATCACTAAACACAGATAAGTACTCTGTGCCTGAAGTAGATTTAGTAAACGTCAAGTCATTATTAAAACTGTATATGGTCCCGTTAATTGTGAAGTATGTGTAGCGTGGTACTGTGTATGTTCCTTGCTGCAATTGATTGTTAGCATAAGCCTTGAATGGTAGAATAGCAGTTTGAAATCCAATTGGATTGTATCCAAGCAGTTTAACTATTTTGTTGATATTTTCATAAACTGTTGCAGTACTAAAAGTACTTTCAGTAGCTGTTTGATTCAGATAAAAAAGCAATACATTGTATGCATATGATATAATATCAATAACAGCAGAAATGTTGCTTCCTTCAAAATTTTGATCTGTGAAAACTGTATTGCTGTTTAAACGCTTTATAATTAAGCTTTTAAGAGATAGAGCATCAAATGCAGCGTAATTATCTGTGCTTAAGTTTAGATCATTGTTTGAATTGGCCATATTTAATTATTTAAAAAGAAACCTGAGTTACTCAAGGTTCCTACTAGTTGAAATGAATTATTATTTATTTGCGGTATATTGAGGTTTAGCGTTATAACATACTGCTGTTTATCTACACTGAACCCAACATCTAAATGCCGTATACGGAGTCTGGGTTCAAAAGTTGCTATGCCTTGTGTGATGTCATTGCCTATGGTTGCTGCAACATCTTCATTCACAGGTTCAAATAGATATTTTGCTAAGTTCAATCCAAAAAACGGATTCAATAACTTTTGGCCTGGTATTGTAGTAAAGAGGTTAACAATACTGTTTTTCAATGCATCATAGTCAAGGCTGTTAACAGAATCTTTTATCTCTTTATTTTTGAGTAATTCATTGTTAACTGTATAGTCAAACGTTAAATCTAGTTTTAAATCAGAATATGTAAATCCTGAGTTATTTATTGATTTAGGTGTTAGTGTGTTAATCCGCAAATTGCCCATACCATTATTTATGAAAAAAATAAAGAAGGAATAATAAGCTTGTTGAAATAAATACTTTAAATGGACAAACGTTTTAATAAGCTATTTGAAGCAACTCTATCCAGATATTCTCGCGGTGGGTTTCTTACAAGTGATAGAGTTAAATTTGTAGATAATGCATTAAAGAACGATTTCTTTAAGAATCAACCTGAATCAGTTAAAACAGCTGTAGAAGAGCTGATTAACTCAGGATTAAACTTAAGAATAAGAAATGTTAAGTCTGCAATGCCAGCTGTTATGGGTGCTGGTAACCCTGATAATTATGGTTACAGCTTCTCTGTAGAGATAGTACCTGAAATAGCACCAGGAACATATGATGTTAATAAAGCTGTTACAGTTCCAGCTGTCCTAGTAGCTCATTTAAATGATGGTATCAACTTACCGCCTGTTTCTGATAAACTAAAGTATGATAATAAGGTGCAAATTGATCCTAAGCCAGTTGAAGAAGTGCTTAAAACTGAAGATAAGAACAATTTTAGCCCAGTAGCACAAACACACACATCTAGCGTAAATGGCAAGCCAAGCAAAGGTGATAGAGTGTTAAACAATGTAAATGTTGTTATACCTTCTAGTCCAGCAGTGAATCAAAAAGACCCTGCAGCTTACACAGCGCAGTATTTGCCCAAAAGCTGAGTATCAGCTAATAAAATAGTACAAGCAAAAAAGTTAATTTCTTGATCTACTACAAAAGCAGATCTGTACAAATGCTCAGCAGCTATGAGTAATGCTTTCTTTTTGTATTCTAAATCTGTTTCATTTTCATCAATATAGTTGAACAGATTTCTTAATAATGATACATAGTCTGAGTTGAATGTGCTCTCATTTTCTATTAAAACTTTGCGGAGTGAATTGACATTTTTACTCTTTATCTCTTTGTAGATTAATGTTAAGAAATTGTTGGGATTAAATTCATTAATGTTTAGCTTCTTGGATACTGAAAATTTCTGTAACTCGTTAATGCAAAGGCGAATGTCTGGATAAAACTTCTTAACAAGTTCAAGTAGCTTTGTCTTTTGCCCATTAATAATTTCAATCTTTTCATTCTTTAAGATATGTGCGCATCTCTTAACTACTAGGTCTATGGGTGGTGTTAAATCCATGCTCTGGCATCTGCTTTGTAATGCTGGTATAATTTTATATTTGTAGTTGGCAGTTAATATGAATCTTGTGAACCCGGCAAGCTCTTCCATTGTGTTGCGCAGTGCTCGCTGACCATCCATTGTGAGACCATCACACTCATCCAGAATGATTGCTTTTAAATTGCCATCAATGCTTCGGGTTTGTGCAAATCCTGTTACTTTGGTACGAATTGTATCAATGCCATTTTCATCACTGGCATTAATATACAGGTACTGGCATCCCAGAATATCGTTAACAATAATTTTAGCCAAAGTGGTTTTGCCAATGCCTGGTGTGCCTAAGAATAGCAAATTGGGAATTTGTTTATTGGTAACAAATGACTGAATAATTTCAAGATTGGCTGGTGTGACAACAAAATCATCCAGAATACGTGGTCTATACTTCTCACACCACAGGCTATTAAAATCATTAATGGTCATTTGCCGGATGACCCAAATCCCTTCTCACCACGAGCAGATTCTTGTACTGTGCCCCATTCAACCTGCATGCCAATATTCATATAAACAACAAATTGAGCAATCCTGTCACCGGCTTTAATTTGATAGTCAGTATCCGTGAGATTATACAGCTTAATGCCTGCATCTCCGCGGTATCCATTATCAATAATGCCTGGGTGGGCTGTAATACCATGCTTGAATCCTAAACCGCTTCGGCTTTCCACTTTCACCCAATATCCTTCTGGGATGTCAGCAAACTTGAGACCAACGCTTACAACAGCGCTACTGCGCGCAGGTACTGTTTTATCTTCAATAGAATAAACATCGTACCCTGTATCTGACTCATGGTTTTTTGCAGGTAGCCTAGCCAATTCATGTGTCTTTTCAAACTTGAGCACAGGCATGTATGTTAAATTAAGATCTAAACTCATAATTCTATTATACGTACAGTGTTTAATAATTCAAGTATGACAGTAAATAATAACATGAGCGAAGAGCTAAATGAGATGGTTGGCGATTTATTAAGTCAATTAACTGATGCACAAGCAAAAGCCAAAGAAGCAGAAAAAGAATCAAACCCTCTTAAGAAAGAAGAATTAGAAAAATTTGTAGTTGAAAAAGGTGGCAGGCTAGTAGAAGACAGTTTAGAGATGATTAAGAACGTCAAAGATTATATTCTTTCTTCACCAGAGGCAAAAGATGTAGATGCTTTTGCTGGTCTGGTTGCAGCTGCTAGCTCAGCTATTGATACTTTAAATAAAATAGTAGTTAACGATAAGAGAGCTGAAACGGTAGTAAAGACCAAGCAAATGGACATAGATGCAAGAAAAGAACTTAAGCAAGATGATAATAATGTTAAGCTTCTTGCCACAAGAGAACAAATATTCAAAGCATTAATAGATAATACAAAAGTTATAGATGCAGAAATTATACCTTAAAACTTCTTTACGCAAGCACTTATAGCTTGTAGATAACCTGCAAATGGTCCAACAAGTGTGGAAAGAGTTGACTGAACTATAGTAAGAATTGCGCTAACAATGTCAGTACTTGTAGGCATACCGACCTTAGGCAAAGAGCTGACTTTCTTAAGAATGGAGTCAAATATATCAATATTAACCAAATTAGTAAGAGATTCAGCAGATGGTAGTAAATCTGCCCCAGGGAGAGGAGGTAAGCTACAATTTAATAAGCTTTGCTGAACAGTTTGTAGATAGTTATTAAAGGGATTTAAAGCTGAAGCAAAAGGATTTAAATCGTTTAAAACATTTAAACTATTAAAAGCATCAAATGAATTCAATATACCTAAATTTCCAAGTGGGTTTATGCCATTCAGCGCTCCAAGTGGATTTATGCCATTCAGCGCTCCAAGTGGATTTATACCATTCAATGCTTGAAGTGGGTTTAAACCATTCAATGCTTCAAGTGGGTTTAAACCATTCAATGCTTCAAGTGGGTTTAAACCATTCAATGCTTGAAGTGGGTTTAAACCAAATAAATTATCAGGAATCGGTAATCCATTAGAACTATAAAAAGAAGTTAAATTATCGATATTAAAAGTCAATTCAGCTAGCTTGTTAAAATAAGTTGTATCACTTGGTAACCCAATAGGTGTAAGAAAATCATCAGAAAAAATAGGCAATAATTCATTGGCAGCTTGTGTTCTTACTGATATGTTTCTGTATAAATCGTTTTGTGCCGCTCTGTATGCAGAATCTTCATCAGCTGGTGTAATCATAAAAATATTTAAGAGTTTGTTGTTGTGATATTGCCTATTGTATTTTGATTTGTTTTATACGATAGCAACATTTTGACCTTTCTAAGTAAAAAATCAACTGTTTGAGTGAATTTACCCACATTAAGTTGAAAAGTATAATCTCTAGTAATTAGCTGTTGATTAGAACCTGATATAGCACCTGTTTCTCTTGGATTGTACCCATTCACATTGTTGATATTGCTATTATATTGAATGTAAGAGAATATTGTTTTAAAATTGTTTCCTAATTTTGTATAGTAGCTATTGAGGTTAGTTTTTATAATGTTGTAGGTGTTAATATCTGTAATTAGATTCATTCCATGCGCAGGGTTTGTTGTTGAGTTAGTATAAGGGTTAGTATTCTTTGCAGGTATATTAATTGTTTTTAAATTATTGCGCATTAAGATAGTTGTGTCTCTACTAAGACTATATGAAACAGCCAGAGATGTGCTTGATATTTTATTTCTCATTTGAACAGGTATAGTGTTTGGAGAAGTGTAAAGACCTGTTGTATAATCAGTGAATGGTGTGGTAGCATCATCAATTAATGCGCCACTATTTACAAGTAGACCAATAGAGTCACTAAGTTCTGTATAAAAAGAGTCATTTCCTATGCTTAGATTCTGAGAAATTAATGTTTTGAGAGGCTCAGGAGTGAGTTGAAATCTTTTTACCCAAAAGTCTATAAAATCGTTTTTTAATGTTGAAAGCTTTCCATGCAAGTTTGTATAAAAATTTGATAGGCTTGTAACTATATCAGAGCTTTGTAACGCAGAATAATAGTCTAGACTAATAGTAGTTTCTTTTTCTAAACCTGTTGTAGCAGATGTATTGAAAAAGCTAGATTCAGATTTTAGCTGCTCAACTGTTTGTGTGTAGTTAATATCTGCAATTTTGGGTAAACTTGTTTTAGCTATATATGTTGAGGGCGCAGGTGCTGTCTTTCGTGCAGCAAATCCAGGAATAAAATCATTAGTAGTATTCTGAGCTGCAAATTCAGGGGTAAAACTAATGTTTGTGTTGTTTTGTGCTGCAAAACCTGGGGTAAAATTACTGTTTGTATTATTTTGTGTTGCAAACCCCGGGGTATTATTATTTGTATTCGAAAATGTAGGTGTATATAAATTTCCTGTTGACTGTGTAGCCCATGATGTGTCAACCTCCGGAAAGGAACCAAATGCATTGTTTACTTTGCTATTTTTACTGGCATCATACTCTAAATCAAACTTAGGGTTTGCAGTAGTAGTTAGTGAGCCTGGTGCCAACCCATTCTTTTGTTCCACTGCAGCGCGTTTCTCAGCTACTAGTCGCGCAAATTCATCTTTTTGTTGTTGTGTGAGAGCTTTCATAGTATATTTTTATTTAAAAACAAATCTGTTGGTAAATATGTTTTGACACAAACTAACTCGTTCATATATTTAGCATCTTGAAATATATGCTTAACTGAAAGTATAAAATAGATGCCTAGAAATTTATTATCAAATAAAGTTGGTTGTTTGTTGTTTTCTCTTGTTATTCCTATAAATTTTCCAGCTTGACGGTGTGTAGCACCTTGCACACGAAATGTTGTAAAATTGTTTAGATATACATAGTTTTTTAAATTTTTTCCTAATCCAAGTGAAAGACGTTGGTTTTGATCTAATTCTATAGCTGCAAATTCATTAGAAGTATTTTTATTAGTTAGACGGTTGTTGCCTAATTGAAATGTTTTTGAGCCTTTAGGAGAAAAAGGATACACATAATGCTCATTAGCTATTTTATCAAATGCGTCTATGCTGTTGCGGTTAGACTCAATTTCAAATTGTTTACCTGAATAGTTATAGTAGTGAACAATCTTACTATTAATTTCAGTTTGTGTGTATATACCTGCAACACTATCAAAACTATACACATCTATGTTTCCTTCAGCCTGAAAAAACGGTGCATAAGTCGGTGCAAACTCCACATTGAAAACAGGCAAGCGATCTGATTTGTTATCAGAATAACCTGCAATTTTATAAGTCTCTAAATATTCAGACCCAGCAATGAATTCATTGCCTCTATTAAATACTGCATTTTCAAATATTTGCTTAAAACTTCTAAGCGTATAAACCTTTGGATACCGTTCAAGTTGCAGTATCCCTGGGCTATAATTACTACCTGCATCACTGACATGGCGATCTAAAATATAATTTATTGTATCAATACATTTAAAATTACCTGGAGCAGAGAAAAAGATAGGTGTTGATCCAGGATCAAAGGAACCGATTGTAGTTGTGAATCCATCGGCTTTAGGTAATCCTTCAAGTAATGCTGCAGAAAGAGCGGCGCCAGTAGAAATGCGTCTTTCTGTGTTTGATAAATCTTGGATATTCTCTTGTTTTGCATTAATATAATTTGATGTAGAAAAATATGAATTTTTTGTTCTTAGTATTTCATAATCCAATTCCCAAAAATATAGCTTCTTTAGTTTACCATCCATGCTGCCATCATCAATTTCTTCAGTGTTATAAATAGCAAAATCAAACTTGAGTAAGAAGTATCTTAAAACATTTTCATCACTGGTGTTAGTTTGGCCTTCTATAAGTTTTGGTAAAATTTGTACCCTTAAGATGTCGCGGCTGTCACCGTTAAACATAAATGTATCTTGAGTATTGGCGTTAACAGGGTTATTTGGTATGTAATATTCCGGGCTAGATTGATCTATAGTACTATTGTAACTACTTTCTATATTATCTTGTCTATTATCTAAAATAATAAATCCGCTATGATATGGGTTATCAATACTATCTTCTATATTTAGCGCTTTAATTGATGATGGTGAAAGACGCTTCAATCTGCCATCATATGATCCAAGAAATATTCTAAAATCATAAAAATTGTTGTTAATTAAATAAGAAAAACTGCTAAATTTTGACTCATTAGTGGCAGGCAGATATTCACTCATACCAATTGAGACTTAATATTGTTTATTAAAGGTGCAATAAGATTGGGTGATATAGCTCTAATGTATGTGCCTGTTTTTGGCTGTATAACAGGGTTTTGTATATTGTTTACAATGCAAAGCAACCACCATAGTTCTATTGTTGAATAGATATTGAAACTCACCATTGTCCAGGGCATGCTTTGCTTAACAGGGTATATTAAGAACTGTGTTGGGTCTAGATTGTTAGGTAAAACAATTTTTTTAATTATATTGTAATAGTATTGTTTTTGTTTGGTTGTATACAGTTTAAATATATTTTCATATCTAAAATTATTTAGAACTGGTAGTTCAGCAATGCTGTTTTGATATTGTCCTAAATCCATAATATTATTTATCTATAATCTTTAAACGATTAGACTGGGTATACAACATTTCCTGTGTTATCTGAAACTGGCCAACCGCCCACTGTGTAATTAACAGGTGTATTTGCACCTGGCTGGCTATTTGGTTGTGTAATAGTAGAATTGCCTTTGAATTGATTTATTACTGCTGCTATTTGTGCATCTAAATCTGTTGTAGAAGCCAGTGTGCTTGCGTTTTGCCCACCAAGTACTGTGTATGCCATGAAATTTCTTGTTTCAGTCACCAGTGATTTGAGTGTAATTTTTATCACATAAGCATCTGGTATGATGGCAGTTATTTTTGCTGCAGCATTTGAGGATTGTATATCTCTCACTGGCGCATTTGATGCAAATGCAAGTTCATTTAGCCCTGTTGCAGAGAAGTTGTTGCCATCAAATAATGCAGGCAATGCTTCATTAGTAGCAATATTTTGATAATCTAAATTAAATTGAAGCTCTCTCCTTGAGCCTTTGAAATCGACAGCAATATTTGTTATGTAACAAAAGGGATGAAATTTTTGACCAGGTAAACTAACTTCATAAAAAACAGGTGGTTCAATTATATTTCTGTCTATCCTGGCTGGTTTATTTTGATATAATAACAAGAAAATTAATTGCCAGTTTTTTATAACATCATCAAAAGTGATGCTTCCTGTATTAATGAGAGGAAAAGTGAATGAAAATTCCTCACCTTCTGAAGGAAAGTTATAAAATTTAGCCTTTTCTTGAAAAGAAAAGCCAAATGGTTTTGATAGCGCACCAGCAACACCAGCAATGCTTTGCAATATTTCAGTTCCAGCACTAATAAGATTCAAAACATTTTGTGTGCCTGAATCATCACCAAAAACATTTTGTGAAGAATTATAGTAATCATCAAAATAAGGAAATATATATTTCCATCCTGTATTAACTGATGGGTATAAATTTTTATAAGCTGATAACAGAGGATCATTCAACACATCGTTAGAGTCTGCAGCTTTTTGATTGAACAAGTTTGTAAGATTGTCCAGAATAGTGTTTGTACTTTGTGCCAGGCCTCCGGGCAAATTCTCTTGTGTGGGTGAAGGATTTGATATAGAATTCTGAATGGCATTCAATCCGGCTCTAAACTTTAAACCAGCTTCATCAGCAAGTTTTTTAAGAGTTGTGACAAACCCATCTGGACCACCACCAAGCCCGGTTTGCTCAAGTGTTTCAAGTATTTTATTGGCACCAGTTTGTGCTTGACCAAAAGAATAAAGAATAGATGATATGAATGCATTTGTTTTTAACCTTTTTTCCTTCATGTATATTCTGGGTGTCTCAGCTCTTGCTGCATTTGTTGGTGGTGAGTATGTCCAGGGGTAGTCGCGCGCAACATTTACTGTGAAAATATTGTTTGCTACAGCATTAACTGTATTGAAGTTGTTTGTATATCCTTCAGTAGTAGGAGGTACCAGGAGTGGTACAGCACTATCTAATCTTCTAACATTTGTACCGTTTTCTTTAGAAGTAGTATAGTCGTACTTGAATGCCCATAGTCTATTTGGCATATTATTACTTATTAGGCTGTTCTACTATCACGATAGCTTTTGGAGGTGGTAGGTGAAATGGTTATACTGGTGGTGTTTCTGCTGTTGTTAATCATGTTAACATTGTTTGAACTTTCAGCTATATTTCTTGAAAGAGCAGAAATACTTTCAGTTAATTTAACGGTAGCTGTTTTATCTTCTTTGATTGTTTTGACCATTTCTTTGTTTGATTTTTCTATTACTTCCACATATGCATTGAGAGCTTTGTCATAATATTGCTTATCATTTACAACAGCAACATCTAATGAAGGAATGTTAGTAGCAGAAACATTGTTATTAAGAATTGGTTTGGGTTTAATTTGTTGCATGCCATAATCAATGACGTGGTCTACAATATTGTAAATAAAATTATAAACTTGATTGAAAATATTCTGATACCAACCAGCAAAATCTGTTGAATTTCTAGCTGTAGCAAATTGTTTAGAGAGTTCTTTTTGACCAAAAAAACCAGATATATTTTCACCTAGACCGTAAATAAATTTATTAAAAAAATCAGGTATAGTACCTAGTTCTATTAAGAATGCTTTTGCATAATCTTTATTTTTTATCTCTTCAAGTTTTTTATCAGTTTTTTCTTTTACATCTTTTAAAGACACTATTCCAAATGTAAAAACGCTTGCTACACTACCTACCCATGCATCAAGTATAGTTCTAAAATTATAACCGTTTTTTTCTATTTCTGATGCAACGGTTTGTTCTACTTCTAATGCTCCTAGAAAAGCAAACAATGGTTCAAATAGATATTTGTCAAACACTGAAAGTGTTTTACTAACTTTTGAACCAATATCTAATGCTTTTTTAATAGGAGCACTCTCCATAAAAGCACTTTTAGCTGCAGTAATTCTATTGCCAATGCTTGAGAATATGTCGCTTGTAAAATCTTCAATAGGTTTAATTAATTTTGCATATTCTTCATTAGTAAATGGTGAACGGTAAGCTTCTTGCACCGCACCTTTTATAGTTTGAAGCATTTCCTTGGGCACAGTTCTTAAGTTGTATACAATCTCTTCAAACAATGTTCTTTTTGTATCAACTGCAAAAGAATGAATGACGGGTTTTGCAGTTTTACTAAGTTCCTGTATTTCTTGTGCCGTGAGCCCGGCTTCTTTCAATCTAATAAGTTCAGCTAAAGATTTAGCATACAAATCATCTTTTTTTATTCCTGAATTGTATAAATTAAAAAGTACAGATTGTAGCTCTTCAACACTCATGGTAAGAGTGCGAACATTCCATTCTTTTATGATGGACTGTAACTTGGCTCTCTCTGCAGGGTTTACAGATTTCAATACAGTACGCACAGTTTCATCTAAATCATTGTATCTGGATACTATTGCATCTGTTGTTTTAGTATCCAGTTTGTTCTTGATAAGAGCGCTTTTCACAAAAGCATCTTTAGCTGCAGAAATCTTATTTCCAATGCTTGTGAAAATATTATTTGTAAAATCTTCAATTGGTTTTACTAGTTTAACATATTCTTCATTAGTAAATGGTGAACGATAAGCTTCTGAAGCAGCGCTTCTTACTGTTTGATACATTTCTTTAGATATAGTTTTTAAATTATCTACAATTTCACCAAACAGTGTCTTTTTAGTTTCAACAGCAAAAGAACGTACAATAGGTTTAGCGGTTTTAGCTAATTCACGTATTTCTTGTGCTGTTAGACCAGATTCTTTTAATCTGAGCAATTCAACCAATGACTTGGCGTATAAGTCATCTTTTTTCAAGCCAGATTTGTACAAATTAAATATTGCTGTTTGTATTTCTTCAACGCTCATGTTGAGAGTGCGAATGTTCCACTCTCTTATGATGGCTTGTAATTTAGCTCGTTCTGCAGGCTCTATTGATTGCAATGTGGAGCGAATTAATTTATCTAAGTCTCTAGACCTTGATGAAATTATTTTTCCTGATTCATCTACACCAAAAGTTGCTTTTGTTGCAGTTTTTCTTGCTAAAGATGCTTCTTTTAAAGCTGCTTCTGCCATAGCTTTGCTGTTTTTTACATCTTCAGCAGCTGTTGCAACATCTTTAATGCCTTTGACAGCTTGAGCACCTTTAACTGCGGGACCAGCAGCTTCAGCAGCAGCTGCAGCCACTCGAGCCCCTGTTATGCCATTAATTAAACCCCGAAGAAAATCGCCTTTCAATTCTTCAATTAATTTTTTAATAAAATTAGGAATTAAGTTATTTAAAAAATCCATAATCTTATCTTTAAATAAAAATAGAGCCACTCCTAAAGCAGTTAGACCAGCCAATAGCAATGGAAGCCATTTGAATGCTTTTTCTACAGGTAAAAGAGACACAGGAGAAGGCATGATACCAGCTATGGCTTTTGTAAGTTCTTTACTGCCTTCTGGTGTTAACGAGTCAAGTGCAATAGGTATGGCTTGATATACCCTTTTTTTACGTTTAAGACTGTTTAATTTGCGCTCTTCTCGTTCATTTTCATTATTTTTATCTTCTACATAATTAAATAATGGGTTGTTTGAATTTTTTTCAGTATCTGGAAGCTCTTTAAGATATTCAAGAATAGAATTAACTTTCCCATCTAATGAAGAGAGATCATCTGCAACAGAGTCTATGCTTGCCATTAAAAATATTTAATTAAAATATCTCTTTATAGTGTGAAAAGAGTGGGGTCAACAGCAATATTAACTTCTTTATTATTCAAAACAAACAGTTTTTTATCAAAGTCTTTTACATTGTTTATAAAGGTAACAATCTTAGATGTAATAGAGAGAGGCAGTTTTTCAACAATTTGAAATTTTTGATTAAATGTCATGTCATTAAAAACTATTTCAGCTTTTGGTGTTTTTAAGGATTTTATAAATTTTGTTATTTCACCTATATAAAGTTCGCCCAAAGCATCTTTTGTTATTTCACTAGTGGTGCTATTAGTGGATAATATTCTCTTCTTAGTTTCAATATTTGTAGATTTGTCTTTAGTTAATAAAGGAATTTCAATGATTGCATGTAAATCACCTTCATTAAAAGTTGCGCTCTTAATTTCTTGTGGGAGAGGAATATTATTAGATAATACAGGTGTTAAATCTATTTCTTCTTCATCTAAATTTCTGTACTTGCTGGAAAGAGAGAGAATTCTCAGGCATGTAATAATATAATTTCGATCAACAGAAAAAATATTAACACTTTTATCAACCAGATTGTTGATTATTATATCAGAAACTAAAATAGAGAAGGAAATACCTGTTAAATCTTTATCTAGAACAGTTTGAAGGACTTCTTTTTGTTGTTTAGCAGTAAGCCCTGTAAACATCACTTTACTATTCAAAGATGGTACATAAATTTCATAGTTTTTATTAATTTCACTAAGAGAATTTAGAATGTCATTGAAATTTTCCATATTTAATATTATTTAACTGTGTTTTTATTTATATCAAGTGCTTTTTTAGTCTCATCACTTGTTTTAGACATTTCATCACTGTAATTGTTGATTAAAATTATATTTTCTAATAAAGTATTTGTGTCTATATAATCGGGACTGTAATTTACTTTAGAGACAAGTAGGTACTGAATGTCGTAAAGACTTTTTAAATCAGAGAAGTAAAGTATTTTTAATACTTCAAATAAAGAAGTATTAAAAGGTGACAGCTCAATAGTATTTTCATTGTCTATGTTCAAAGTTATAGTTTTAAATTCTGTTTCAACTAGTTGTTTATAGGTATAAATTTTTTCTAAAATAGAGGCAGGTAGACTTTCAAATAATGCTTGTTTTTCAGATTGTGAGAGCTCATTTGTTTCAATATTTTGGCTTTGTTTAATTTGTATGGTATCTATTGTATCACTAAAAGAAGAAAAAATATCATTATAATATAATTGTTTTGGTGCATTTATTTTTATTTTAATACCATTGTCTTCAATATCTGATAATGTTCTTATTTTTAAAGCGCTTATTTGTGAATAAAATGGCTGTAAACTTGTTTTTTTAACAAAATTGCCTTTTTTAATTTCTATTTCAGGTGAAATAGAAGCAAGTCGCAATAAAAGAAATATGCAAAATTTATCATGAGAATTTAAATTCATTTTTTTATTGTAATCAATAATGTTTTCTTCCAATATTTTTTCTAAGCAATGGTTAATTGAAACATTGTTTTTATTGTGAAGAAATTTATTTAAACCTCTGAGTTGTTTGAATGAAAGTTCTTTGATTTTTAAGCTTTGTGATGTGCTTGGTACTGTAAAATTTAAATAAAATTCCATTGTAACTATTTAAAAGAACCCTAAAGGATTTATACTGCCAATTCCATTCTGAAAACTTGTAATTCTTGGTATTTCACCATTGGAAATTCTATTAACAAGATCCTGCACTGGTACATACAGCCCGTTTTCAATAGTATAGTTTGAATATGTCCATCGGGTTATTATGTTATTAACAACTTCATCTGTATAGTTGTAGCTTTCTTCTCCAATATTATACGGCATACAGTTATAAAAATGCCATACTTTTCTGGGTATCATGGAAATACTGTTCAAAGTACGGCCATATTGCAATAAAGTTATGTTGCATTTCATGTTTTCTAGAGCTCTTTTACCAGGCGTATCAGCAGGTCTTGCTACCATACCATAATGAGATCCAAGAATTACCCAAGGTCTGAGTAAATTATCAATAAATGATGTATTTGTATCTCTAAATTCAATGGTGAGTGTGGGCGGATCAACTTGACGGTTGCTGCCTATTATACCGGGAAGAAATCCTCTGTTGTTTGGTACAGAAGCAGAGTCCACATTGAATTGTTCAGCTGGTATAGAAATTGAATTAGCAAACAAACATCCAATTATTCTTTGCAAAGGAAAACTTTTTAAAATTGTAACTGATGTGGATATATCCCAGCCTTTTCTGCCACCATCTGTTCTTTCTAATCCTTGCAATATATCAGAACGTAAAGCTAAAGGGTAGTTATCAATCACAATAATCCATTGTGTAGACATAGGAATAGCGGTAAACCACGATTCCATTTGAGTGAGAAAATAATCTCTGGGGCTTATTAAGGGTACTCCAGGTACATTAAACCCAAACAGTTGTGTTATTTGAGGTGCAAACGAAGGATTTTGACCATTAAAAAGACCAGAGAAATTCTTTTCAAGACTATCTAACGCAGAGGTGAACGGATTATCCACCTAATTATTTAATTAACTTATTCTTCTCCAGTAGTGAAACGATATCGTAGAAGTAAATTCAATTGTATTGCCTGTTCCTTCAGAGATATTGTACTGTAGAGGGCCAACACTTCTAACAGAAACACCAACCAGTTGATATTGAGCTGTCTTATTCATCTGATTATCCAATTGTACCAAGTCAATAATAGCAGTCTGCTTGGGAGCAAAGTAATTGCCAGTAGAATTAGCATCATTGAAGATATCTTGTGACCATTGTTCAAATTTTTGACGGATTTTGGACTGAGCATCTGCATAAAATGTTAAATTATAAGCATCTGAACCAGGATAAGTAGCATTTCCTGGCACATTGAAATTGAGACCCATGTAAGGAACTGTTACATTGCTAATGGATCTTTCAGGCAGTGAAGCGGTCTTGATATAAACTAAATCATCTTGATCAAATTCAACAGTTGATGCACCACCAGTATTAATGGAGAGCACTCTGAAGCTATAATCGCGAGCGAACTCTCTGTTTTGCGCTACTCTATAAAAATCCTGAATGAGTTGATTTACGTCTGCCATATAATTATTTATTCTCTTTCATGGTTATGAAACAATCTCCTGGAAGCTAACACCAGAACGGGTAGCATAGAAGTTTGCAAGGATAAATTCTGCAGCTCTTGTAGGTTTAAGATAAATGTCTACTACAAGTGTGTTTGCATCAATGATATCTGGTGTGTTGTTTCTTTCATCACAAATAATCAAATAGTCGTATATGCCTTGTGTGTTTTTTGCATTATCAAATATAGGTGTGAGGGTATTTAACACTTGTGTTCTGGTGAATAATGTGTTTGGTTCAAACACAAAATACTTTACAGCATTCTTTGTTGCAGTTTCAAGATTCAAGAACAATCTGCGTACATTAATTCTATCAAATGCACTGGGTTTCTTTTGTAGGGTCTTTTGACCATATATTACAAACCCTTCACCTGGGAAGAATGCAATGGGATTGAGATTGATCTTATATAATTGATCTCTCTGTTTCTGCTTGGGGAAAATACCAAGATCTGTAACACCTGTTATAACACCTCTTGTAAACCCTGCAGTTGCAAACCATGGTTGAAAGTTGCTATCAGTGTTGCCCATCAATCCTGCAGCAAATCCTGAGAAAGGAACCCAAACTTCTTGAGCAGAAGCAATGTCAGCTACTTTAACACAATTTGCATAAGCACAAACATAACTGGAATTAATAGAAGAGAATTGATTTCTCAATGGCCAGTAGATGTTATTAGAGAAAGTCTTGGAAGGATCATCAAGAGTCTTGATATTAAGACCTTCAACAAAAATGTTAGTGATTGGATCAGCTATAAACAATAGATCTTTGCGTTTATCTTGTGCAAAAGAAACAAATTGCTGAGCTACTGCATTGTACTGACTCAATACAGCTGATGTTACACCAGTGTTTTGTGCAGAAAGGCCTGTTTGTATTGCATTATATCCAACAGTATCATCAAAATATCCGCTAGTGGCAGGGTTGAAGGAATTAACATAAATTGTTCCTAGACCTGCTTCTACAGCAATATTGAAGGTGTAAATATCGGAATTTTCAACTTTATCAAATAGTGACTGTAGCTTTGTTGGTACATTGCCGATTATCTTTGTATCAAGATTTTGTGGTGTAAAATCACCAAGAGCAACTAGAGCATCAGCAGTACCAAGTGCGCTATTAAATGCTGCTATAGCAGCACTAGGTGCACCAACACGTGTGTTGTAAGTGTCAGGTGTGTCGTTTACTACTGGTGTGGCCACCTGTGTACCAAGAAAACGAATTTTCTTTGTAGGTACACCTTGATCATTTAACCAGCTAGTAGAAAGTCTGTTAGAAATATTAGGATTAACCAATGTGGTGATCTGTGTGGAGTTATTATCCAAGGTTTCTAAGAAGAAGCTTCTAGCAGGACCACCATTTTCATCATTGATCTGACGGTAGTAATCAAATGATCCAAGATAGCTTTCCTCTAGAACATAATCTAGAGCAATTGTATCAGGTGAGAAAACTGATTGACGCAATTTAAATACACCCAAGGCTACTGTATCATCAAACTGACTGTTAAAGATGTCAAAGGATGGTATATTCTCTAGTACTTCAGAAACACTATTACCAGTTCCTGCAGCAGCTGCTGAGAGAGGAAATGCTAGCCTGGCTTCAGGCATTACAGTGTATTGATTGCCTGAAGTAGTTGTAGCAACTGTATTAAGTGAAAGAATTCTATTTACATCGTCAAACGGTGTTGCAGGGTTGAGATTGGTGTTATCAATTATTCCAACATAATAACCTTCATATCTGCTGTTGATTGAAGATTGTGATTTGTTGAGAACAATTAAGCCTGCTTTGCCAAAATCTGCAACAGAGGCAAAAGAATTGTTTAAGCCACCATTTGCAGCGCTGCTTGTGGAACTCCATGTGAATGCTGTTCCGCGCAAAATATCAAGATATTCTTGTTGTGTGAGTTTGTGGTGTGTGGGTGTACCAAACACATATGTTGCACTGGCTCCATTTAAAACAGTGTTGCTGTATTGCCCTTGAGTTACAGGTGTGTAACTGGCAGCATTTGATGCACTGGTACCAGGATAATAAGCAGCAACAGGATAAACCAATGCTGTGTAAAGGTCAGTTGTGTTGATACCAGCACCTTCACCATAAGGTAAGCGGTAAACTATAACATCAGAAGGGCTTTGAAATGCAGCTTTGACGGAATGATAAAAATATCTCTCTGCGGCATTTGTAGGTGTGCCATAAATTTGTTCAAATTCTGAAAGGCTTGCAACTGCAATTGTTTCAGCAATAGGTCCTTTTGATGCAAACCCAGGCAAAAGTATTGATGTTACACCTGCTGGGGTCTGTGTTATTGAAAGATCTACTTCTGAAATTTGAACACCGGGGCTTTGTATCGTGCGTGCCATATAAAGTATTTATTTATTTTGTGACAAAGTTTTCAATTTTTTTTTATAAATTGTCAACATTTTCTACAAGCTTAACAATAAATTGTGAATAAGCAAAGGTAAATGATGTTTCTATCTCATCAGAAGTGCGATAATTTAAGTTCATTCCTCCTAAAGATGTGGGGAATGCTTTTTTAAATACAAATTCTACTACTCTTTTATCATACTCATCTAAAAGAAATAATGATATGTCAGTTGAATATTCTGCTATAGATTCAATATCAGGTTTAATGTTTTTAAGTTCAGGGGGACGGTTAGCTAAATTTTTAGGATCATAGATACCTGTTTCTGCATCATTGAGAATGTTTAACCAAGAATATATGACCCAGTAATTGTTCATTCTGTTGTCCACAGTAAAGCTTACAGTGACAGGTTCCCAGAGAGGCCGGTGAAAACTTGATTGTGCATATGTCTGACCACCATATAATATGTCCACTTGTGGAATTACTATCTCAGGTATGGTGGCTCCATAAACAGAAAATTGCATTGTATTCAAATTAATACTATCTTCATCTCTTGTGAATTTGGAATTAATTTTCTTGAGAGAGTCGGGTAAACTAAGAACAAGTAGAAACCGATCTTTGCGTAACTTGTTGAAAGGACTTTGATTGTACTGTTTTGAATTAGCCATTTAAAAAGGTCCACCCTTCATCGTGTAGTTCACTGAGATCGGTATTTTGATCTTCATTATTTCCTTTAATAAGAACTGGTGATGGTACATAATCTGTTTTGTTTTTTTCATTATTATAGAAGCTGTTGGGGTTTATAAAATATTTAATACCATAATCAAGAGATTTGATCTTTAATGGTTTTTTATTATCATCATATTCTTGCACTTCAAAGTATTTCTCAGCTAATTCATTTTCAAGAATTATGAGAGTCCATACAAGTGACATGACTCTGTCATCCCAACTATCAACACCAGGGCGGGCACCCCAAGTGCCATTTGCATGGCGTATGAATCCTTTGAGTTCTATAAGAGTGTTGATATCACGAATCTTGACTGCTCTCAATTCATTGATCCAGTACCGCATATTAGTGACACCTTTGTATTTGGTATTAGTATGTGCTTGTACTCCTATCTTGTCAGTAGAATTTTTAGTGCCATATGAGACAATATTTTCATAATGCAGTGTATTCTTTAATTGGTCGACAACTTGTGCACCACAATTGTTTCTTTCTATCATGGCAAGAGGAGAGCCCCAATGTTGTAATATTTCGTGAAGCTTGGAAGTAAAATTGTAAGGGGAGATGTTTCTATTGTGGTAGCAAGCAACTTGCTCTATGTTTCTTAAGTTGGTAATATCCAATATTTGAATAACACTTGCAGCTGCTCCAACACCTTCACTGACATCAACACCTGCAACATATACTCTATCTTGCTTGTATGTATCCCACAGCAAATAACTACCATCATCATAAACAAAATCTGGTTCTTTGATCTCAGCTTTCATTTCCTCAAACATTTTTTCATTAACTGAGCTTTCACCAGTTTGTAAGAACACATTTCCAAACTCTTGATCAAATGCTTCAACGCTTCCTAGAGATCTGATTGTCTTGTCTCTCCACTCTTCATCGCGTCCAGGTACTTCCCACCAATCCACTCTTTCTGCTTTCCAGTCATTTTTACCTTCCATGGCTCCATTGTAAAGTTCATAGAATAAATTGTCAGTTCCATTGGGTGTACTAGCAATAAAAATTTTAGATTTTTTAGATGAAGAGATAATGGGGTATACTGAACGCCAGAATTGTTCCACCAGATGATTATCAATAAATGCCAACTCATCAAGAATTAAGCAATTAACTGATGAACCTCTACCTGCATCAGATGATGTGGTTGAAATGCCAATGCTGCTCCCATTTCCCAGAGTCATGGAAGTTTTGCCATATTCTACTGCTCCAGGTTTTAAATAATTGGGCAATTGCTCATATGCTAGTCTTACGCGTTTGAAAATATTGATAGCAGTACTCTCTTTATTGGCTACAATTAAGATGTTTTGATCTTCATTAAAACATGCAATCCACAGTGCATATATGGTGAGAAGAGTAGATTTGCCAATTTGTCTTGATGCTAGTAATACTACAAATCTTGAATCTCTTAATGAACGCAGTATCTTTTTTTGATAGTTGTATAGTTCTATTTGTATCTTACCTTTATCTAGATTGACAATATAAAAGAAGTTCTCTGCAAAGTATAATATGTTCTTTCTGCATTTTTGTATGTCTGCAACCCATTTGGGGTTAGAAGCATAATCAAACTCTGCATTGGCTGTGGGCAGGTTCTTATTGCCTAAATAAAATTGTTTGGAGTTCTTTTCACTCATTTATATAAGTATTTACACATGAACCTTACACGTACAATGAAAGATTTAGAAAACGTTTATTCCGAAAAAGTCACTTTTCCCCCAAAAGGGACATTTGAATTGGCCAAAGGTGCTAAAGAAAAAAAGAAGGCATTCATAAGCAAACCATCAGGGCCTGCAGAAGCTGAAGGTGTTATGGAGATATCTGACCCTAAGAAATTAAAAGGCAAGGAAACCTTTCAAGGTACAGAAAAGTTCTCTTCTCAAAATTTTACTGAAAATAATGAAAAAATTGAGCAGAAGAATATAAATAATTTTATGAGCAAATCAATTTTTGATAAACTATTTGAAGATGTAATGGGTGTTGATGGCGCTGACACAGAAGCCAAAGACGCTCTTGACCTTGGCGTTGGCGCCGAAGCTGAAGCAGTTGCAGAAGAGGGTGATGTAACAATTACTCTTAGCCGTGACTTGGCCAAGAAGCTCCACGACGTGCTCATGGGTGTATTGGGTGCTGAGTCTCCTGAAGCTGAAGGTGATGCTGAAGGTGAATCAGAAGATGCAGAAGGTCATGGTAAAGATGCAGAAGAAATGGTTGCTGGTGAATCAACTGAACTCACTGAAGTTAAACCTGCTGCTGGTTTGAGCTTAACTGGTAAGAACAACAAGGTTGGTGATGAAACTGCCAAGCTTGTTGCTAAAGGTGAAGGTGATGGTAAGATCAAGGATCAAGCTGATGGCGATCTAAAGCCTCAGAAAGAAGTTGGTGCCACATCACCTAAAGGTAAAGCCAATGTAGTTGCTGGAAAAGCTTCCAACGTTGGTCACTATCTCTTCCAAAAATAATTTAAATTATTTTAAAATAAAAAAAGCCTAACGCAAGTTAGGCTTTTTTTTTGATTAAATAACTATATGACCTTCAAAGAGTTTTTTGACAATAAAATAGGACCAAGACATTTAAAAAACGATGGTTTGCTGAATACTTCTGTTCCACATAAACCCATAGCTGATATGCATAAGATAAAGAAGGCCGATGGCACTGAAGAGATAAAAAATAACAATAGACAGAGTGTTGTTTTGAATAATCTAGAAAAGATAAAAGAACTTAAAAGAAAACACCCATATTTAACCAATCTCAAGCCTGGTGAATACAAGAAACTCATAGGCACAAGCATTTCAGTTGGGTTGAATCCAAAAGGAGGTTACATATTATACCAAAATGACTAATGCTGATTGTACAAATTACTTTACTGGCAGCATTGAGATAAAGACATATCCAGATGCAAATCAAAACATTAATGAATGTTTCTCTTTAGTTAATAAAGACAATAATGCTGGTGATATATTGCTGCAGAATAATTACTGGCAAGAGCAAATCAATCTATATGGGCAGAAGGTTGGTTATATAGTTAACAATTTTAGTTTACTTTCTGCAGATTATATTTACGGAGAGCAGCCAACACAACAATACTCCTCACCAGTTGTAGTGAAAATGTTGATTGATTTGAATGAAAATGCTTTGATGCTTTCTAAGTATGGACTGCAATCAGATGATGAGGTAACAGCATATATACACATTTCTTCGTTCTATCTAGCATTTGGCCCTGGTGCTGAACCAAAATCAGGTGACTTGTTCCAGTTAATAGAGTATGGTAGTGATAGACCAGGAGGCAGAAATGGTAAGATATTTGAAATTACAGAAAGGTTAGATGAAGAAGTTGCTAGAATTAATCCTCTGGGTGGTCATTATGTGTGGTTGTTGAAAGCCAAACGTTTTGAGTATTCTTTTGAACCTGGACTATCAGGTGAAGCAGTTAATCAGCAAGTATTTGATGATGCAAAGAACCCTGCGGTATCTGGTGCAGATAAACCTTACAACTTTAATATTACTGATTCAAGTAAAACTATATTTGACTACAGTAAGACTGACTATGGTGGTGTGTACGGTGGCTATTGATCCTCAAACTCATCAGGTACAATTAATTCCATAAGCTTTTCATTTCTGCAAAATGCAATAATTTTATCCATTTCACGGCAATTGTTACACTCAATAGCGACTCTTTCTCTTCCATTGTATCCAAAGGAATATGCAATCATTTCATTATTCTTCTTTATACTAAGAACAGTATAGTGCCCGTCTTTGAATTTGAACCTATAAGGTAGGCCTGAAGTTCCAAGCTTGGCTTTGACTACTTGGAAATTGGTGCCTGCGGGGTATTGCATATGTTGGAGGTTGTAGGTGTAGTTGCAAGTTCTTGCTGTTTTTCAAAAAGCTCAATTTCATCAACCATAGATTCATGTCTTTCATCAATATATTTCTGAAAAGCTAATGGCTTGATCCAGTCAATGTTATTTGCTGTATCAATCTTCATCTGTTTGGCTTTGTTACAGACAAGCTCAATAGCTTCTATAAGACAAATCCATCTTGAATAAGCTTCAATGGGCAAAGTCTCTATCTTATCTTTTAGTTTAACTTCTATGGTTCTTTTTGATGTTGTTGATTGCATATCCTGTAATTATCATGAAAAGCTTGTTTGAGTCAAATGTATTCTTTGTTATTTTTAAAGTATTTAAAAAATTTTCAAAAATTAAAAAACTCGTTTCTGTATTTTTGAGAATTAAGTTCAAATTTTCAATTATGGCTTCTTGTTTTTCTAAATCTAGATTGCTTTCGCGGATCACAGTCTTGAAGTAATCATTAAATAAAAAGAAAAAGTTTTTAAGAAAACTTACGCTGTCGTTGCCAGCAATCTTAAAATAGTTGTATCCAAGATCATAGTATCGCTTTAAATCTGAAGGCAGAGCACCCTCAATGCATTTAGCAAAATAATCTACGTTTAGTTTTTGCTGAGTTGATGCTTCCAGAGAGGTAGCAGGCACCTGTACAGCCAGCTTATCTACTGTATCTTTATCTTGCATCAGAAATAATACTGGGGTTAACAGTATCTGTGTCTACTATTGGCTCAGTAGTGAGAGCCGTTGAAGGTGTTATGTATACGCTTATGAGTTTTTGACATTCCTTGCATTTATATTTGTTGCTTGTGTTCAGTCTAATGGGTACAAAGTCTTTAATCTTGCGGCTACAAGGACATTCCACTTCAATGCCTTGCATTGTAAATTCTTTTATTCGGTCGTTTTCAAGCTTTTTATTATTGAGAGCCACAACAGCGTTAAATATTGTTTCATATATGTAGTTGAAGACGAACTGTATAGCACCTCCTGTAATGGCACCAATATAGAAATTCAAACCATTTGATTTAAAGACATAACCTGTAGAAAAGCAGAGAACTAGCAAGGCAAGTGCCTGGATAACAAATCTAAACATCAGTATATATTATATGGAAATTTGTATATTATCAACACATTTAGCGGCTTTTTGTATTAATTGTGCCGCATCATGCAAATCTTTGAGAGACTGATTAATAAGAACATCGTTGCCTTCTTTTCTAACAAGAGGATTGTTCTTTAAGGATTCAACAATACTAAGAGAATTCTGCAATCCAACTATACTGTTGCCAAGAGAAGATACAAGACTGCCCAATGGAAAGGGCAAGGCATTCTGGTGTTTTCTAACAGTGTTAGGTGATTGATTACCGTCTTTACTATTGAAAAGATCATTTACCATGAGCTTTTGAGCGCTAAACTCTCTATCTGCTATACCTTTCACCCATTTATTATAGTTCATAACACTGCCTTCTTCAGAAACAAGCTTTTTCACAAAATTATTTAATCTTTTTGATAAATAATTGTATGGATCTATTCAGAAAAGCTTTTGTGTCGTTATTGGAACAAGATGAAAATAAAGCAGAAACACCTGCTCCTGCAACAGACAAAGAAGCCATGGCTGCTAAGCTTGATTCTGCAAAGCCTGAGGATTTTAATGTAAATGCACCAGCAATTACCGACACACAAAAAGTTAAATTAGAGCAAATTACTGAGTTAAAAGAATGGATATTAAAAATAGATGAGTTTATTGAATATTTGAATGGTACTAATGGCGGATCAATTCAAATGAAGTTGCATGCCGCTACATGTGAATCATTGTTTGAGGATATAGCTAGAAGTGAAAAGAAAAAAATAGCTAGACTTGCTGCTGAGTTAAGCTCACTATCAGAGAGCTTCAAAGGTTATCTTATCTCTTCTGAGAACGATTAATCTCTATCATCATTAATTCAGCTTTTAATCCTGTATAAGAGTTCTTGATCAAGAAAGACGGTTCAATCTCATTCTTATCATAATTGACACATATCTCATTCAAGTCTTTAAATTTTGTACCAATTTTTTCTGGCCATATGAATACTCTTTCACCTTGTTTAATTAACTTTTCAGTTTTCTTTCTACTTGCCATATCAAGCCACTGACTGTCCAGTACCCATATTCTCTCTAACAGTTTAAAGCTGTTGAGCTGCGCCTCTTGAAGAGGTGTGAATGTATTGCTACTGTTCTCTTGAATGCCTGCAACAGCTATACCATTCTTGGTGAAAAAGGAATCAATTGGACCTTCGAAAATAAAAACATAGTCTATTGTGGATTGTATTTTGTTGACACCGCATAATGACTTTTCGCTATTAATCTTAGAAAGGTATTTGGGATAAAATCTTGCATCTTTATCGTATATTATCCTGGATTGATAGAAAATAATTTCATTTTGCTCATTAAAGAAAGGTATGATAAGTCTGTTTTTATGTGTTTTATCAGAGAGTGAGACCCAAAGACTGTCGGGACGATTAACAGCTGTATCTAGCTTACGCTTCCTAATAACCGATACTGCATCATGTACCACTTTATTGTCTTTATAATATTGTACCTGGCAGGGATCAAATAGATTTATCGAGTCTTTAGGTAGCTTGGGAATTATGATCTCTTTTGCTTTTGGTTTGTTTTCATCTTGGAGAAGATCAAGGGGAAGTATATCGTAATTTTTAGACTCCTTCATTATCTCTTCATAGCTCATGTTGCCCGCGGTTTCAATCCACTTGAGCGGGGCACTATACCAACCACAATTATGACAACATATTACATTGTCGCTAACAATATAGTAACAACGTTTCTTTTTTCCCCAGGATTGACCTTCACGGCATATAGGGCAACATCCTTGGTGTGTGCGTGTTAGCCGATTGTACTTTGGTAGGCCAGCGTATTGATAGAATTTCTGTACTGTATAGTCTTCTGGTAACAACATTACATATCTATTATACAATAATAAAACAGGAAATAAACTTACTTGTTGTTCTGCTCTTTGCTTGGAATGTCTTTAACAGACACAAGCCCTTTGCGGATAAAAGTTCCACACGCAGGATCAATATAATGTGCTTCAACGATTTCTTTGTTGCCTCGAATAAAAGTCTTTAGCACAGGTTTAACAGGTTGACCGCTAATAGGAGAAGCAATGATTCTTGGTTCAATAAAATCCATATAGTTATTTATTCACAGTTGAGTTTTTTCTATACTGTTTAATGCATGTAGAGTAAACATTGCTCGGCAGTCTTTCTACGATATCAATAATTTTATTCTTCAACCCAAAACTAAACTTGTCTTCAGGTACATCTCTTATATTCATAGTGGGTAAAGAAAGGAACTTAAAATTATTTTCTTTTTTTTCTATAAAGACAAATAATTCACCAAGGTACTTACCTGTTGTTATGGCATACACACAGCCTTTTTTAGGATGTTTATTGAATAGCATTTTTATAATTTTTTACAAATTTTGTCACTGCTTCTTTGAGGGATGCAGCCAAAGGAGGAAGCTGCAGTTTATACTTCTTGGCCTTTTTATCTGAAAGAACACAATTGGATCGTTGTGCAACAATATCAAGTTCAGATATATCAACTATCTTCCAATTGTCATTAACAAGCCCACTGTATGCAAGATATTCAGATATTAACTTACCGGTAATAACACCTGGGTTGATGACGTTAAATATGCCGGTAATGCTAGAAAGATCAGAACGAGATATGAGCTTCTCAATAAAAATATTCAAATCATCTGTATTAGTACCACTATTCTTGAAATCTATAATGTTGTTGTACTTTAAAATTTTATAAATCAAATTCTTTGAAGTAACATCTGAATTGAATGGCATTCTTATTCTTAGAGTAATTGCGCTAGTGTTTCTTAACAGCACTTCACACATGTGTTTTGTAAAAGAATAATAACTGCTATTATTATCTGTTATTCCAAAATTTGGTTCATCTTTTTCTGTATACTCTTTCTCATAGCCAGTGTATATACATCCAGATGATACGTTAATGAATTTTATATTTAATTGCTCACAGATATTGTTGATCTGTACTGGGACAGAAACATTATAGAACAGACATTTCTCCTTTTCTTTTTCACATCCATCTACATTTGGTGACCCTGTATACCCTGAACAATTTATAATTATAGTAAAATCAGAACTTTTTAAATAATTAGAAAATACTTTACGGTCAGTATAATCTATACCAGTTCTTTTATCAATAAGAGTAGCATCGATTTTTTGACTTAAAAAATGAGCAAAAAGGCGAGTACCTATAAACCCTCTGCCTAAAATGAGAACTTTCACTATATTAAAATAATAAATTAATTGTAAAAAATATCAACTATTATCTCTGTCAGTATGCTGCTGATGTATGAATAGTTTGTTGACCAGAGTTGCAAGAGAATCGGCTTCCTGTTGATTGTGTGCAGAAATAAAATGAACCGGTTCACCGTTAAAGTTATAACCAAGAACTATGAAGCTATTTAAAAACTCTTGAATGGTATTCACAAGTGCATCTACATCTCTCTTTTTATCAACTTTTTCATTGAGTTGTTTGTGGAGAAATGCTTCTATAGCTTTATTAGTGAGAGTGGTTTCAGTTTTAAATTTTGACGGATCAAAATTTTCTGATTTCTTATCACTGTTCTTGCGGTTGTTCGAGTCTTTTTTCATCTACAATATTATTTAGTCTATTCATCATATATCTCGACTTGCCTGGGTAATCACTATTGGTAATACCGTTTTTCTGTAGAAAATCTACAACAACTTCAATACTCTCTGTCTTTAAGAAGAAGTTTTTAGGTATTTTTACACCACCATCATCCAGTTCAAATAACATTTCACCAACTTCATTCTTATTAATATAGCATGTACAAAGTACAGAGTTACCGGTTGGATTGATAATAACTGTCCAGCGTCTAGGATCATGCTTACCAAACACAGAAAAAAGACGAATAACAATATACCCATTATCTCTCAGTCTCTTAATAAAATAACCAGGTGTACGAAGTTTATTTTTAGAGGATTTATTCATATTTTTATTCATATTAATTGGCTAAAGCAGACACAATAAATTTCATTGTTACATTACCTAAATTAGCATCAAATACATAAACACCAGTTTTACTTGAAAATGAACAGTTTAGCTCTTTGAACTTCATAGAAGAAATTATTCTAAATACTTCAAAATTCAAGGGTATAGATGAATTAAGTTGGATACCAGTATAATCTTCAGAAATAACTAACCCATATGAATCAACGTTTGGCCTTGCTTTATCTGTTAATTCGCCTGTAACAACATTGTCTTTATACGAAAGATAGATTTTATTTGAGTCTGTTGCAATTGTGCTACCTTTAATCAGGTTTTGAAGATTATTATAAATCAGAGTGTACTTGCCATTGAATTCAAGTGAAAGCAATTTGTCAACATTGAGTCTTGGAGAGACAATAATACCATCTTCAAAAAGATGATACTTAAATCTTATATTTTTTGAAGAATAAGAAATGTTATTCTTATCAAGATTTAGTTCAATGGCAGTTGCATCTATAACTGAAAGAATGCGTATTAATTTGCTTATGTCAGGAATGTTAAGCAAAAATTCGTCGGTATTGTTTTGATTACTGTAAATAGCACTCAATATAATTGAGTTGTCATTTGTTGCTATCAGCGAACTAAAGGTGTCTTTTCCAACTTTAATTACTGCGCTATTAGTTACTTTACCTATGGGTGTTAAGAAGCTATTAACAAATGCATTTTTATCATGAATAGAAATATTCATCTATCTCTATTATATGTGATATGAATTATTTATCAAGCAACTTAACAATAACTTCTATATTAGAACTAATCTTAGTTAAGATGTCAACCAGTTGATTAGGTTGCACACTTACCTGTGATTGAGAGGGAGCAGCATACTGCATGGGTGCTTGAGGTTGTGATGCTGTATGTTGTGGTTGTAGTACTGGTGGTTGTTGATTTTGACCAGGCAGTGACCCCACTATCTCTTTAATGTTGAGAGTATTGCCCCTTAGAGTATTTGTTTTACCAATAATGTGGCTATCAAGCTCTTTAACAAACCCTTGAGTTTGTCCCAAGAACTGAAGAGCAATCATTTTTGCTTCTTCAGGAGTAGGTTCTCTAAAGGCATCCATTATAGATCCTCGAGAAGTTTCTCTAGACTCTCATCGCTAGGTGATGGTACTGATTGCTTTGGGGAAGGCGCTGCAGCAACCTTTGCTACAACAGGCGCTTCAACTTTGCTTTTCTCTTTGACTGCAACTTCAGGCTCTGCATCAACATCTGATTTGCAGTAGTAGTGCTTGTCAAGCATGTCTTTGAGCTCATCATAAGATTTAACAGTTATATATGATTCAAGATCATAAACACTCTTGTAAGTCTTTTCAAAGGAATCTTCATCAAGACCTTCAACTTCTTTTGGAGTTGTGAATTTGGATGATACATATGTTGGGTAATCACCTTGTTTCTCTACTTTGATTTTTAAGTTTACACCTTTTGGTGACAGATCAAAAATACGAGGTCCAAGCTCTTCAGCATCTTCACCTTGAATAGCATCCATAATGATCTTGTTCAACTGACGACCAAAGCGAAGAATCTTCACCTTATTATTATTCTCTTCATTAACAGGATCATTAATCACATAGCAATTAACCAGCCAACGCTCTGTCCTAACAATGCTCTTAATCTTCTCTTTATCCTGTTCAGAACCATTCCTAAATACACGGTAGCGCTCTTCTGCAATAGGGTCACGCTCATTCCATGTAGTAGGGCTAACAAGAGTGATCAATTGACCTGTTGAAAGACTGTTCCAACCATGAGAGTAATAATGAAGGAAGGTTTTGGTAGGATCCTTCATATTGGGAAGAAGACGCACTGTATATGTGTTGCCTACTTCAGTGCGCAAAAAGTCTTTTTGCTTGTTTGAAGTACTGGCTGTTTCTTTAGTTAGAGCACTTTTAATGCTTTCGAACATTGAGGAAGTTAATGAATTCATATAGTCTTATGATATATGAGTCTAGAGCATATTCAACTCATTTTTTAATCTTTTTTTAAATCTGTCTAAACCTGTGACTACTAACACCTTACATTTTGAAGAGTTTAAGAATTTAATTTTCTTTGTATTTATTTTGTCGAGAAACTTGTCTTCAAACATGAATGACAGAATGTTAAGATCAGATTTAGTGAAGAAAGTATTTAAATCTTCAAAGCCTAAGAGTGAGTATATGTTGATATCTCTGTTTTTTAAATGAAGTAAAAATGAATATATATCATTAGTTTTATGAGAGAGATACAATGACATGTCAATTTTATTGTCTTTGCAAAAGTTGTAGATAAACACAAGAGACTTCTTTGTAAAGGTTAGCTGATCATCTGAGTCAGGATCAAGATTATTAACATTATTACAAAAAACAGTATATGCTTTAATGGCTTTAAGACTAATAAAGTGGCTAAGCTCAAAAAATTTTTCATCTTTGTGTATACTGTAAGATGCTAAAAAGAAAGCTAATGGCTCTATCTCTTTGTGTTTGTTGAAAAAATTACTAAGTTTTTTAAGATGAGCTATACTCTTGTCATCCAAATCGTCAAAGTTTTTCCTCAAATTAAACGGTTTATTATTTTGCTGCCGGGAAGTTCTTAAATGCAGGTTGTAAATGTATTTCTCAAAATCAGATATCATTTATAGTTACGCCATTTTAACCTGTTAAAATCCTTTTTCAATCTTTTTAACCGGCTAGGCTTGTGATGATATCTTCTGAATCGTGATTCTTCAATAATAAGGGATTTCTGTACTTCTCTACTAAACTTAATATACATTTTATCAAAATACGGTTTTTCAATGCTCATATTTTTGTTGAGTTTGACTTCCGAATGTATAATCATAGTTTATTAAAGTTCTTTGAGTTTAAAAATTTCATTATATATTTACTTTTATAGAGTGTAGAATCAAAGAATAAAAAATATTTTAATGCATCATACTTGTTTTTAAAGTCACAATAATCTACTAGAAGATCACGGAATCTTTGTTCCTTCAGTACCAAAAGAAATATATTGGCAAGATTTATCTTTTTGGGCTCAAGCAAGGCACAGAATGAGCAAAAAGAAAGAAATAAATGGTTTACTTCTATTTCTGATATTTTTTCTGTAGGTGTATAGCTCATTTGATAGGATGTAGAAGTTTTGTAAGCTCAAGAAACATTTTTGTTATTTTACCACCTGCAACACAACCATCACCACCGCCTTCAAAGACTTTCTTTGCAAACTTGCCAAGGTTAATATTGCAGTTTTTATTTTTTCTTATGCTGACACTAGAACTATTGAGATTGACACTTATGGCAATATCACATTCGTAAGCACGTATAATCATATCACAAATCTCAGAAGGAAAAATATTGTTAAATGCGCTGCAAATAATTGCATCAACGCCACCAATTCTAATGCTGCCTTTGAATACTTTTAAAGAGGAGAATGTGTTGTTTATTTTATTAATAATGTTGTTAATTGTGTTTTCTTGCAATGGGTTGAATCCTGTGAACCCATTTGCGAATGTATTATAAAATTTTAAAAGTTTATCCCCTTCAAAAGTATTAAACAAATAGTGAAGTTTCTTTGATTCAGGTAACTTTAGTTCATAGCTATCATAATCATTAACTAGAGCTATCAAGGTTTTTTCTTCTTTTGTAAAAGGGGTTTTTAGTTTTTCCTTTAACTTTTTATACAACAGTAATGTGCAGCTGGGTGAATCAATAGACTCTTGGCGCAGATTTTTAATTGGCAGTTCTGAATAACTTTGAGAATTACGGTGATTGATATACACTACATTAGGCAAGTCGATAATATCTAGATTATTTTCAATAACGGCTAAATCACAGATGTATATTTTTTTATATTTTTCTTTATTCTCAAGATTAATAAAATCAGTTCTAAACTTTTTTTCTGTAGTTTGTGTATGTCTAAATTCACTTCCTATTACTTTTCTCAAAGTATAGTAGCAACCAGCACCATCGAGATCACAATCAGTGAATAAATAGAGGTCATCTCTTGTTTCCTGGTTCACTTACTATTTTACTAAAAAAAGTTGCTAAATCAACTAAGCGTTAAACTGTTAAGTGTAGCAATGGATGATGCTGAAGCTTCCGTATCGTTATTTATCTCATCTTCTGTAAGAGTTAAAGTTGAATAGTCAATTTTCATGTTACACACACCAAAGTTTTCACCAAATCTATTTTTCATAAGTCCCATCTTTATAACCCCCAGTTCTTTGTCTGTATCTTCTTGCCAAATACTAAGAATAACATCAGCAGTGTGACCAAGTCCCATGGATTCAGAGAGTGTATTTAATCCTGGATTGCTTATGTCGTAACCAGCGCGATTTAACTGGGTTGCAGATATAATGGGGAAATCAAACACATAGCTAAGAGCTCGCAGTTGCTCAGTCACATGTTTGACCCTTTCATAAGTATTATTGCCTAATGTTGAATGTATTAAGTTAATATAATCGACAACCAGTGCATCAATCTTAATGCCTTGATTGGTGGTCTTCTTGATAAAGGCGTTGAGGTGGTTGCAAGTTATAGTCGATGGTGGAAACTCTTTAACTAACAGCTTGGCTTTAGAGTTTTCATTCTTATATTCCTGCAGTTGTTGAAAGAGTGTAGATGACTCAGATTTTAAATGATGAAAAGGTATTTTAGTAATACTGGAACAAAGCCTCTTGGCATATATTAATTCAGGCATTTCCAGTGATATTAATAAAACGGTTTTACCTTGAGCAGCCATATTAACTGCAACGTTACCGAGAAATATACTTTTACCTATATTTGTTTCACCAGCAAAAACATAAAGCGCTCTGCCATTCTCAAGAAAACCACCACCTGTCTTTTTATCAAGCCATTTCCACTTTGAGGATATATATTTTTCTTCCGTATTTAAATTGTCAACAATTGCTGCAGCATTTTCAAAGATATCTAAACCAATATTAGTAGCAAGAGATATATTACATGCTGTTTGAAACTTCTCTAGAACAGCTGCCGTACTTACTTTGCCTTTGGTAATATCATCAACTGTTTCAAGCATTGTGGTGTACACAGCTTTCTGTTGTAAGAAAGCTTCAGTATTAGCAGTGAGTTCATCGACGTTATATGTTTTATCAAAATCCTTGATGTTACTAACTGCAATTTTAAAACTGTTCTTCAATTCATCAGTAGTAAGGTGTGCCTTGATCTCAGTAACGTTTGGTCTTGTGCCACGGGAAGAATAAAAGTCTTTTATGACGGAGAATATATTTTTAATATCTTTACTTTTAAAATATTCAGGCTTTATGTAGTCAATAATAGAAGCCAGATATGTATCATCTGTAAGGGACTTGTACAGAATAATATTCTCAAAGAAATCTAAATCTAACTTCTCCATACCTCTATTATACCGACGTTCTTGAGTATTCTCTAATAAATTTTTCTTGACTGTCAGCAAAGAGCTTATTATTAATGTCAAGTAGGCCTGGAGACCTGTGAATAACCCATATAGGAGCAACACCAAGTTTTAATTTCTCGACATTAGCATCAAGCGAGCTTGCAATATCGTAGTGATGAAAGGTATAATTTTCATTAAACTTCCAGTTTATACTTTTTATGCTTGAAGTTTTAACACTGAGAAAAAGACCATCTAGAACAGCCACTCTGCAAGGGGTAACACCAAAGCTTGTCATGGCGATTTCCTTTGGACCTGCAGGGTGTGCAACAGCACCTCTTAGATTACCGCTGTTAAACCCACCACACATTAAATGCCATAAAGCTGGTTTTTGAATTTTAGGATTAATGCCACCTGCAAGTCCAACGATATCAAATTCTTTGTGAGCAGTTTCAAGTTTTTCACAAACAGCGAGATCATCAACATATACATCATCATGAACAAAAACAATGTATTCGTATCTATCTTTATTTTTTTCTAAGAAATCATTATAACGCTTACTTAAGCCTTCTGTGTTAAATTTATTAAATGCTATATCGGCTTTGTCTTTGAGTCTTGTTACAGAATCATAGAACGATGTATTTTTAATGTCACCTCTCGTGACGCTATAGAATACTATTTTCATGAAGTAAAGAATGGAGAGTTAGGCGAAAATGTACCTACAGCTGTTAGTCCTTCTACTGTTTGTAGATATAAAACACCTTCCTCTACTGTTTTATAGTTGTTGTATTTTGTTGATGAAAAGTCGTTTGATAGAAAATCTGCAAACAGGGTACTACCAGATCTTGCTAGGTAGGTATTGTTGTTCTTTGAATTAAGAATCCACAAACCAAATGTACCTTCCAGCATTGAAAGAGCATTGCATATTGCTTTTGCTTCAATCTTTTCTTTCTTACAGCAGAGATCGATCATAGCAGGTATAAGAGATGAGTCAACTGTATTGATGCTTTTTTTATAATTTTTAAGTATTGATCGTAATTCTTTCTCATTACTCAAAACACCATTATGTGCTACATACCATTTACCAGTATTAAACGGATGTGAAGTATCGTGTGTATATTTTCTTTCGGATGATGTAGGTGCTTGCGAGTGGCCGAGATAATTTTTAAAATCGTTAAAAAATTTCTTCTTATTGTTTTTTAAGCCTATATAGAGTTTATCATTGAGTTTGAAGATACCTGCAGATTTAACAGAAGCATGTAATTTAGAGTCAACCATTAATGAACCATATGCAAAATCACCTCGAACTCTATTTTTAGCATATAACTTAATATAAGTCTTGTAGTTATTTGATCCAAATATACCGCACATTTGTAATATTATAGTATAGAATAATAAATAATTCAAGGATGAATACTGATAATAAGCTTATATTTGAGGCATACTATAAGAAACTTTTAAATGAATTAGACTATGGAGCCTCGGATTTTGGTGGATCATTTGGTCCAGTTGTGCGCAAAGCTAAAGCAGGAGAGCTTCCAGGCAAAGGTTATCTCATAGGTAGCATAGCAGATAGTTTGAATATTTCTGCAGAAGAAGCAGCTAACAAATTGACTAGTGCCGTCTTTGCTCATCTTTTTAAACAACAGAAAGCAACTGTTGCAGGCAAGGAAGTTGAATTTTACAACCCAGCGAAAAACAAAGACCAATTCATGGTTGCAATGAAAACTGCAGTGGGCAAAGCCATTGAGTCTCTAAAGAAAGAATATCCTAATATGAGAGTACCTGGAAGTGAAGCAATTAGAGGATATACAGCCCGAGTGCTTGCTAATGCAGGTGAATTTATTACAGATGTTGTGCAAACTAAAGTGGGCATGATAGCACCTGTGACATCATCCAAAGATCTCAAGGTTGCAATAGTCAAAGCTGAGACACCAAGAGTAGATAATGTTGTTAAGAGCAGTACAGAAGATGTCTATATAAGAGGCAATGCTCGTTTTATTTCTGAGTTTCAAAAAGTTTTTTCTGAGATGCCTGATGAAATAACAGTTAAAAATGGAGAAGATTTCTACAAGTCAGATGCGTTTAAGGATGCAGTCAAAGATGCAATAATGCAGGCATATGATGTAAAGAAAGCGGGTGATAAAGATTTTTATGATGATTTAGTTAGCTCTCTAGAGGCAAAAAGCGCTTACGGGATTTCAACTGCTAAAAAAGAGCAGGAAGGTGAAGGCACAGGTGAAATGCCTACAATAGAAGGTGAAGTTGAGCAAACACCTGTGGAGATTCTTCAAGATCTAGGAACATGGAGCAGAGATTCAGGGTTTGATCAATACGATAAATATAGCTCCTACTAAATAACACCATCTAGTTTTTATTATATACTTGTAATAAGTAGTTTGAGTGAAAGTTAAAATTGTAGGCTGCGGGCTTTCAGGTGTAACGGCAGCAATCTTATTAAGCAAAAAAGGCCATTGTGTAGAAATATTTGAATCCAGAAACCACATTGGTGGTAACTGTTACGATAGCAATGTTGCAGGGACTTTAGTTCATAATTATGGGCCACATTGTTTTCATACAAATGATGATGATGTTTATAACTTTTTATGTGACTACACTGATTGGCTAGATTTTGAATTAAGACCAAAAGGTAATACTGAGTTAGGGCTTATCTCATTACCTTACAGTAAGACAACAATACAAGAGCTGGGAAGAGAATTGTCACAAGAAGAAATTACAGAGTATATTTTTAAGGGATATTCTGAAAAACAATGGGGAATCCCGTTTGATGAAATTCCTAAGAGTATAACTAATAGAATACCAAAAACAGCAGATAAAGTGAACCCTACTTGGGCAGAAGGTGAAAAATATCAATGCATACCTCTTAAAGGTTATACGGAAATGTTTAAGAATATGTTAGAAAATATTACAGTTAATTTAAGTGTAAAGAATGAAGATTGGAGAAAGTATGAAGCAGACCTAACAATTTATACAGGTAAGATAGATGAGTATTTTAACTATTGTTATGGAAGATTGCCTTATAGGTCGCTAACTTTTGAGCACACTATGAGTTATAATAGAATGAAGACATTTATAATAAATCAAAATAAAAAAGATGTCCCTTATACAAGAATGTATGATCATAGCTATTTTACTTTTAACCATAAGGGCCCAACTATAATAACTAAAGAATATTCAATAAAACATACAGAAGATAATATACCGTTTTATCCAATGCCATTTGGTGATGGTATTGAACTATATAACAAATATAACGAGCTTGCTAAGAAAGAGAAAAATGTTGTATTTGTTGGTCGACTAGCTACTTACAAATATCTTGATATGTGGATGGCCATAAAACAAGCAATGCAAAAAGTAGCGTTAATTTAATTTTTTACAGTTATATTTCTTCCAGGGTATTGTAATTTTATAATTGACAGGGTCTATATAACCTGCATCGAGAAACCCTTTGATTCTGAGTGAACACGCTGTGCATTCACCACAAGCTTCTTCAGCGCCTTCATAGCAAGTCCATGTGTTATTAAAATTTACTCCAAGCTTAACACCAAGCTTAATAATTTCTGCTTTTGATTTGTCAATTAATGGTGCTAATACTTTAATTCTATTTCTACGATTCAAGTCACTGACTTTGTTAATTTGATCTAAAAACTCAATACTACCATCCCAAAAGCCTGCAACACTATCAGCTTGAGCAGCTCCGTGAAAAACTACTGAAGCTCCAGTACTCTCTGCTATGCCTAAAGAAATGCTCAAAAGCATTAAATTCCTGAATGGTACATAATTAACTGTCTGTGGATCGCCCATAACATCCTTGGCTTTTGCAACTGCAATATTATTGTTAGTTAACGCAGATGTTTGACAAATATCCTTAAAGAAAGGTATTTTTATGAATCTGTAATCAACTTGTTGCTTGAGACTCTCAACTTGGAATGAAGCGCAATTTAGTTCTTTTTCACGGTGCTTTTGACCATAATCAAAGCTTACAGCCACAATATCATCATACTTGTCAGCTGCATAATGTAGCAGGACAGTGCTGTCCATGCCACCTGAGATAGGAACGACTGCTTTACTCGACTGGTGTTTCTTCAGTTGGCGCTTCATTAGTATTGTATTTGTATTCTTGTTCTAAGCGCTTGTCGAGTTCTGGAATAATAAACTCCTCGTAGAAAGCGGGGTCCTTAGCAAATGTCTTTGCGTAACCTAGTTTATCACCTTTTTTATACTTACCACTGGTAATACCAACTGTATATGTGGCACCGTTTTGTTCGATGATACCTCTTGCAACTGCCATGCCTAGCAAACCACTATATTTGTTAAGTCCAGTTTTAAAAGAAAGATACATCTCTGTCTCTAAAAAAGGTGGAAGAAAGCGATTCTTAACAGTCAGGGCTCTCAAAGTTGTACCTGAGTATTTGTTAGCTTCTGCAAGCTTCTTGTCATCGGCATCCATGGAATCACCTTCACCCTCTTTCTCATGTCGTTTAGCCAGCTGCACAAGAATACTGGCCATGTATACAGGTCCCGAGCCGCCTGCTTGGTTTTTCACTAAGCTAGGGAACATTGAAGCTGGGTCTTCATATGTATGATTAGTAAACAAAATAGTAACGCCTGCTTTGGCTGCTTTAAAGGTTAAAGTACGGAACATACTTTTCAGAGACTTTGCACGGAGACCCATATCTGATGCAGATTTATCCTTTGCAACGTCATCCAATTCTTTCTGAGAAGCAAGGTTGCCTAAGCTATCAATACTAATAATGAACTTGCCTCTAGCGTTGTTCTCAATTACGCTATCAAGAAAAGCACTAATCTGATTACGGCACTGATCAATAGTGTCTACTGGTACATATTTTGTGCCTTCTGGATCTAGCCCAACTCCCTTTGTACTATTCTCATCGATCGCGATTTCAGTATCAAATATTACGGGTGTGAGGCCTTTCTTCTGAGCAGTAGCAAGGATCTTATTAACAATAAATGTCTTGCCAGTCTGACTAGGACCAGAGAAACCAGTTATTCTGCCCTTAGGTACACCACCACTGCGACAACTGCCACCGAGAATAGCGTTAAGAGCATAGCATCCTGTATCAAACCACTCATCAACTTTACTAAGTGCATTTTCATTTAACATTGATGCTTCGCTGTTTAGCTTATCAAGCGAGGCAAATATTTTACTAAGGTCTTTGCTCATAGGTCTAGTATATTAGACACAATTGATAATATCAACTATTATTCGTCAAAAAGCTTAATTACTTTTTGATCATCGCCGCCTGCTGCAGCAACAGTAGAGAATAGCTTGTTGTACTGTTCAAGAAGCCGGGCATCGTTTTCAACATCTAAACCCACAACAATAGTAGCTTTATTAAACTTCCAAGTTGTACCAGCATTCTTGTTGCGTTCAGAAACAAACTCTCTAAAATAAAGAGGAATGGTCTGTACATTTAGTTGTCCTTGCTGTGTAGGCTGTACATGAATAATAGCAGGGTTCTTAACAGTGAGAGTCTTGTCATTGCTCTCGACTTCCTCTGCAATAATTGTTCTACCAATGTGATCAATAAAAGTTGTAATTTTGTTCATATCGATATATTATAATATCTTTTTTAAAAATCAAGCACCTAAAAGTTCAAAAAGATCAGTTTGTACTTGTGAGCCAGGAGATGTCAGCTTCCAATTAACAGCTTCATAAAATCTCTCCATTACAGAAAAGATAATCTTTTCAAACATCTTTTCTCTATCAGGCTCAAAGCTTTCAATAAATTCTTTTGGAAAATAGTATTTATACCCTAAGATTGATAAGCCGTATCTGTTGGGCTGCCGCACATAAAAAAACCTCACCTTATCTCCTGAACTAATTTTTTCGTACTTTTTATCCAGCTTAAACTTATCTAGAAGTAGGTTATGGTAATATGCAGCTTTAACGTGAATAGGCATATGTTTTGCAGTAGAAAAATTATCGCACTGAGCGGCATATTTTTCATACCCCTTGCACCCCATAACAAACGCAATTTCATCAATTGATAATCCTTTGAAAAGATCATATGTTTCTGTAAATGCTTTGTTTGTTTCCGTGAGGCTCTTTGTCATTAACATTGTTTCAATAATACGCTTGACATGGGGTTTGATGGCCTTAGGCATGGTAGTACGCACAACTTCAACACCAGTGTATTTGAATTTATCACACGGAATACCTTCTTCATCTAGAATATGAAGAACATATCTTTTCTTCTGTAGAAACAGGCCAACATCAGCTATTACTTCACGCTTGAACATTAACCGGCAATCAGTTGAATTGAGAGCAGTAGCTCCCCATTTCTTAATCTCGGTATTTAAATAATCTTCAATATCTTGCACAGTCTTGTAATACTCATCTGTTATCTTACCATTTTTATTGAGCATCTTGATGTTGAGCTGTTTTACAAGAGCTTTAATTGAAATATAGCTTGAATCTGTGTCGTTATAAATGATCGGGGTATCATTTGTAATATCTTGATCAGTTAGGTTAGCCTTACTTTTGATATAGTCTATGAGTAACTTGTTGGAGTGTTTGATTACAGCTTGACCGGTGAGTGTGATCGATTCTGCGAGTTCATCATCACCTAACGGACTGTGCTTGTTGCCAAAGTATCCGTAGATTGTATTAATCAGAATCTTAATAGTGTGTTGTTGAATATTTAGGTTGTCTGACTGGTTCTTTGTTTGTATATATTCAGGGTCATCTTTCTTGAGAATAGAAAGCTTCTTCTTTACAACTTTGAATTGTTTTTTAAGAGCAACCCGCTTTTCATAGTAATGATCAACGGTTTCAGGTATGATACCTTTTTGTTTCTGTGAAAACAAAACTTTAGCTTTAGAGATTGCTATCTCTTCTTTCTTTATGAATTTAACAAAATTATCTTTAGACAGAGTAAATGTCTGACCATTAACATGTTTGATAGTAACATCATTGTCGGTTTTATCAATGATAACTCCAACCTTTGTCTCCGGGGAGAGGTTTAGTGTAATCATCACATTAGGGTATAGACTGTTTGCATCAAATGAGACAACATTCTCTTGAAACCCTTTCTTGGGTTCACCTACATATGCACCAGCATTCTGTTCATCACTGTCTCTTCCTTTGTTAAAAGTTGGGATGCGTAAGTTGCGATGTCGGGCTCGAATTGCTGCTAATCCTGTAATTACTGAAAGTGACCCAAGAGCACCTTCAAATGTGGTAAGCCCTGCATATGCTATCATTCTAAGTAGCTGAAGATATTGCAGTTTTTCTTCTAAGCGAATAAGAAGATTAACGTCTTGAATATTGTAGTCAACAAATAATTCCCAGTTTTCATCTGCAAGACTAGCCAGATTAGTATCACCATAATCAATCTTATTTTCGCCCAGTTCTGTCTCACCAATTGAATCTAGTTTGTAAGATTCTCGCAATACGGGGCAGAATCGCTTGTAGATATCTAGATAATCTACACATGATACACCTTCAATGTGCCAATGCACCTGCTCTCTACCAAACTTGCCAGTAAATGTAATGGGTCTTATGATGCCCACAGGGGATAATCTTTTTGAAGCATCTTCACCAAGGATGCGCGCAATTCTATTTACAATATAAGGAATGTCAAAGAATTCAGAATTCCATCCAGATAAAATATCTGGATAATCAGATTGAAAGTATTTTAAGAATTTCTCCAATAATTCCTTTTCTGTTGTGCACTTAAAATAAAGCCCATTGTCATTTTTCTTTGAATAAGATTTGATACCCCATGTTATAAACTGCTTTTTAAGAGAATCATAGACTGTAATAACATTGATAGGATGCTGAGGGTCGCTTGGTATCGGGAATTCATCAGGACTATATGTCTCAATGTCTATGAAGAGCACTCTGATTGGAAATTTATTGAATTCTTCTTTCTCATTATTCTGCCAATAGGTATCAATAAGAAACTGCTGCTGCACATTAAGGTTCTCAAATACTCTCTCAATTTTGTTGTCCTTGAGAAACCGGTATCGTTCAGCCTGGTTTTTAAATCTTTTCTTTTTTAACTTGGTGTTAAAAATACTATAAACATCTTCTTTGTTGTTGGTTTCTAAATAGATGTATGGTTCAAAGGTGGTGTCGTATGATACACGATTACCGTTTTCATCCCAAGTAAAAAGACGTATTGCCTGCTCCCGTGGTATATATGCTACATTTCTAAACACTAAAAGATTATATTAGGAAAAAAAATATTATCAAGGATTAACTGTATTCAGATTGACACGTTCGGCAGCTTTGTATCCAAAATTGTATAGTTCATAGTATTTGTTTATGTTTTCTTCATTCTCCAAGAATCGTGTTTCTGCAATTTTTCTAGCCTTGGAACAAATATTCATATATTTGCCTTTCTTAGAGAGGGTCTCTTCAACCTGTGCAATCATTTCATCGCCAGTTTTAAATTTAATTGGTGCCTCTTCATATGTGCAAAGATCTTGACATGCAATTGGAATACCGTAGCATGATGCCTCTATATACTTGAGATCGCTTTTTGCTTTGTTAAACGTGCTATCTTGAAGAGGAGCAACCATCATATTGCATTTAAGGTTGTATATCTTTTCCGGATAGTTGTAGAGGTGTGACCATGGATGAAATTCAATTTTGCCTGCCCTTATGAGTGGATTGAGTCTGAGAGGGAATGCACCAAGAAACACCCACTGAAACTTATCTGATGTCTTAGCTATAACATCAAACACATGAGCAAAATCATCATTCTGGTTTACACGGTTATCAACGTCAAAATGTGCACCTGATCCAGCGTACAAAATACGGGGTTTCTTTTCATATAAATCATAGTTTTCAGATATTTTTTTCTCACTATAAAAATTACCCATCCACCACTTGGGCGGGTAATTCGGTATTACAGTAACATTCTTATTATTTGTTTTTGATTTGTAATAGTCACGCATAAAGTTACAAGTGACTGTAACTTCATCACACATTTCCATTATCTCTTGGCAGTTTTTTCTAATAGAAGGATCCGTAAATGCTGGTTTGAACTTATTATACTCAGGAATATCCTCGCTAAAGACAAGATCATCAATCTCATATATAATTCTAAACCCCATTTGTTGAGAAATCTTTCTAAGATGTCTTACAAATTCAAGCTGGTGACTTGTAGCTTGTCTCTGTATTCTTACAGCTTTCACGCCTCTGTAATAGTTGGGATCAAGAACCATGACAGTACTGCCATGCATAACCATCTTCTGGTGCGCATTTAGCAGATGTTCTGGCCAAATCATTCTCCAGAACCCACATCCACTATAATCAGCATAATAGTTTAATGCTCTACTAAGATTCATTTCCGGTGGAACAGGCAATTCACGGTTCACTGGAATAACGCCACCAGGAGTAGTTCCGAAGGGAGAAACAAACGGTGAAGCAAATGGAGAGGCAAAAGGACCTGGATGCATGTTCATATATTAATTACTGTATTCAATATAATCAACTTTACGAGTTATACCGTTACTCTTCTCAAGGAAGATAATATCTCCTGTTGCGGCTTTGATGCTCTCTTTTCTATGACTAATAACCATGGCACACTCATCAAACTTTTCTACCCGTTCTTTGAGAATGTTAATAACAAGCTCAACACCCTTTTCATCTAGAGAAGAGTCAAACAATTCATCATAAATAGAAAAATTAAATGATACATTGCCTTGTAGACGTCTAATGTCCATAAAAGCAAATAAACAAGCCAAGTCAACATTTTTACGCTCTGCGCCACTGAAATTGAAGTAAGAACATTCCTTACCTTTATCATCAACAACTGTTTCTTCAAAATATTCGTTAAATGTGCATACACAATTTGCATCCATCTTCTTAAGGTAGTATGCAAGTTTTGTATTAAACAATTGCAGTATCTTTTTAACAATAAAGGATTTTACACCTTCTTCAGACATTATAAATTTAACTGTATCTAACTTATTTAAATTAGCTTTTATCTCATCAATTTGAAGTTTAGCAGCATCTTGCTTAGATACATTTTCATTAATTATATTATCAAAATTAGTAAAGTTTGATTCAATCTCTTTCAAGTCAACATCCAGCTCTTGCTGCCATTGATTGAGCTGCTTGAGGCGATTAAGAAGAGAGTCTTTTTCTTGGTTCTGGAGCTCAATCTCATGTATTTTGGATTTAAAGTTGTCTATTTTTTCTAGTAATAAGCTTTTGGCAGATTTGTATTTTTTTTCTTCGGTTTTAAGAGTTTCATTATCTACAAGAAAACCATCTATTTGTGTTTGTATTTTTTTCTTCTCTTCTTTGATATGGGTTTTATCTTTATCTTCGATGCATCTCAAGCAAGTAGGACAAAGGTCAGCATCCGTACCAACATTTTTAATCTTTTTCTCAAATTCAGAAATAAGCGTTATATTGGTAGTAATATCTGCTCTAATCTCATTAATTTTTTTATCTGCTTTTTCTATTTTAGAATCATTTTCATCAATATTTTTTTCTATATCAGTTTTACTTTTAGTAGAAAAAGTTTCAATACGTGTTTGTATTTCTTTAATTTCTTTTTCGTTATTGAGCTTACGTGCTTTGTACTTTTCTTGTTTCTTATCTCTTTCTTCAATAAATTTGTTTTTTTGTTTTTCAAGAGAGCTAAGATTCACACAAATTTCATCATATTTAGCAGAGAGAACATCAAACGTTTTGCGCTTATCATTAAGCTCATTCTTTGCTTCAGCAAGCATAGAGCCAAATATAGATAGATTAAAGATATCTTCAATAAATTTACGCTTCTCTTGCTTCTTTTTTGCCATGAAAGGAATAGTATTATTCAGTGTCATGATAACACAGTTCTGAAAAATTTCTGTTGTACAATCAAATTTCTCCATTATAAAGCTGTTAGTATTTGCAATACTGTCTCTTGTTTTATCTTCACCATTAACAAAAATAAAGCACTTGGAAGGATCGAGAGTGCGTACAATTTGTATTTGTTCAGTGTTTGTTGGGGTTACAACTTCTGCTTCAAGAACAACTTCACAGGTTTTTTTATTAATATTGTTAATAATAAATTCTTTCTTGAGATCGCGAAGAGTTTCACCAAAAACAGCAAAATAAATACTGTCAGCCACTGTAGACTTGCCAACGCCATTTCTTCTGTCTTCTTTATCCTTATTAATACCAGTTATAATATGAAGACCGGTTCTAAAGTCTATAACTACAGGCACATTACCTACCGATAGAAAATTCTTAATAGTGATTTTTTTAAAATTAATTTTTTTCATTTACATTTCTTAAATAACTCTTGGCAATATTGAATTATATTTTCTTTGTCTTGAATATCTAGCATATTAACAAATTCCTCTATTGCTTTTTCAATATCTATACCTGACATGTCTACTTGAGCATCATCAGTTACTGTCAGATTATTGTTTACAGTATATTCAACAGATACAGAGAAAGGATTGAATGCAGCTATCTTTTTTAGTAGAGCATCAATATTATCAGATGCAACTTGCTTATCAATAATGAGCTTAATGATATTATTTTTAATTTCATCCTTGAGAGCAGCTTTGTCAGTTAAATTTAATATATCAGATAAGAGTATTTTCTTGTGCTTGGGTGATTTTTTATTCTCAAAGAAATTAAGTTCAAGATTATTAAAGTCTAATATGTAATAGCCTTTTGTTGATCCTGTATCTCCAAAATCCATTTCAAAAGGATTACCAACATAAACAATTTTTTTTCCTTCATAGTTACGCTCATCTCTGAGATGAAAGTGCCCTGTGAGTACAAGATTGGCTTTATTGAGCAATTCTGATGTCTTGGTGCCTTTATCGCAGAGCTTGTAGCTATTCATCTTGAAGCTCTCTATTTCAAAGTGACCAAATATAATATCTTTTTGAGATACGTTCTGTATTGAATCACCCCAAGGTACAAACAGACATTCTTTACCAAATAAGGTAACACTAGAAAGAGAAGACACGACTGTTACATTCTTTCTCTCTTCAAATATGGCAATAGAATTAACATCAGGTCTGTCTTTATAATAAGCATCATGATTACCAACAAGGAGTATAATATTAAATTTTCTCCACAATTTAAAAATTTCATTAACTGTATGCAGAGTGTTAACTGCAATTTCATCTCTGTAGTGGAAGATATCTCCTAGAATAAAGATGTCTTTAATCTTCTTCTCTGTTAACTCATGCGCCAGCCATTTAGCCCAAGACAGAGCTGTATCATGCCAGTATATACTATTCTGGTGTATACCAATATGTAAATCTGCAATACAACATACTTGGCTGTTATGTGTTGTTATTTCGTGCTTATGTTCCTGTAGCATTATAATTGTCGCTGTCATCATTACTTGAAGGGTCGACATAGATATTATAAGGATTATATCCAGTATCACCTTCATTAGATGTCATTAAATCGGTATAAACTTTATCGCGATAGTTAGTCACGGTTTCATGGTGCTTTTTTTCTTTCTTAATACGGTTAATAAAAGCATGAAAAGCTATAGTTGTAAAATAAGAAAAGGGACTGAATCCACTGTTTAGTCTAAATTTTTTATTCTTTAAGGCTGATACCATCTTAACAATGGCATCACCAATCATATCATCTTTGTACGAATAATTAATAAAGTTAGGGGCAAATGAAAGACCGTGAGCAATTTTATTTATAGAGTCACCAAGTTTAATAGAAATAAACTCAGTATTATAGAATTTCTGGATTTCTTCTTCAAACTCCTTACTATTAACATAATGTACCTTCTCTTTTCCTCTAGGTTTCTTAGGTTCAACTAAAGAGAGCGGAATAATACTATTAGCTTCTGCAGAAGTAAGCTGTTTCTTATTCTTGGATTTCTTTAATTTGGTAGGTGATGTTTTCTTTTTCATAAAGTGATTTGCGTTTTAAAAAATGTTGGTTTCCATACATGAGATTATCGGCGATGTCGACTATTATAAGCTTATCCTTATCCTTATGCAAGCGCAAACCTCTTCCGATTGACTGTAATATCTTTATTTTGGATTTGCCTCCACCAGCGAAAACTATGTAATGCAAGTTCCTAATGTTAATGCCTGTGGAAAATATCTTGGATATGGCAACTACAACTACATTAGAGGATTCTTCCATTATTTTTTTAATTTTCTCTCTTTCCTCAATCTCTACTTCACCTCTTATAAAGTATATCTGCTTATCTATTGTTTTGGCTTTCAAGAGCTCTTCAAGAAGTGTTCCGTGTTCAATAAAATCAACAAGAATGAGTGTATTTTTTTGCGCCTTGTTAACAAACTTTAATATTACATTATTTCTAAAATCGCTCTTTATAAGAAAATCTGTCTCTACGCGATACTTATCTGTAGCATTATAATTCTGCTCAGGGTAAGCAGGCTTGGTTTTATAGTTAAGTAGGAGTGCTACTACTGTAGCAGATGCAACAAAGCTCTCTAATCGCAGCTGATAGCTCGATTTCTCATAAATTATTGGCCCTATTTTGCCAATAATATTCCATTGATCGAGATTATCTTCTGGCAGAGTACCTGTAAATCCAAACCTAAACGGTGTTTTTATTTTCTTAATAATTTTGTTAATTTCATTACCGCGTCTAAGCTTATGCACCTCATCAATAATGAGAATATCAACATCCTCTGTCCAGGTAACGTCGCTATTCTTGCTCTGTAGAATGCCCAAGTTAGCTACAACTATATTGGCGCTAAGATTTAATTCATCGTCACCTGTCCATTTGCTTATTGTAAATGGTACTTTATAAGTATTAAAATCATTTATTGTTTGTTCAACTAACCCTCTATCGGGCACCAAATAAAGACATCTGAGCTTTGCCCCGTAAAAAGAAAAAATGTTTGAAAGTAGTGTAGCAGCAGTAAGTGTTTTGCCACCAGCTGTAGCGAGTACGATTGTTCCGCGGCCAAGAGTAAGAGCCTTGATCACAATTTCACTCTGATAGTCGCGAAGAGGTAAAGAGAGTGTGTATGGTTTGAGTGTAAAATTAGGGTCTTTATGCCATACACAATTAGCTGGTACAACTTCACAGAAGAAAGTAGGGTCAACATCCAGGGTCTGCGGATATTGATTGTTAGCAAGAAATCGCTTTATTTCAAAAAACATGCAAGGCTCAAACCTACCAGTTGGTGTAATAGCATATGTGCGTTGAGGAATAAATCTTGAAAATCTTCTAGCAAACCGAGCAGCTTCATTTTTAACAGAAAAATTCTCTCTTATTTCATCAAACAAATCGCCAGATAATATCCCTAGCTTCTTTTTTTCATCCAGCTTAATGTTGATCATGTTGTTTCTAGCTTTATAATATCAATTAAATTTTTAAGGTCAAAAGAAGCACTTGAGAGTGTTTTTTCTGTTTTTTCAAGCAATTCAACAACAAGAGCTAGTTCATTTAGTCTCCTATCAAACTCTTTTAATTCATCAGCGTTTTCAACTAGCTTATCTAAAACAGGTAAAGATGGTTTAACAGCAGAGTTTTCTAATATTTTTTCTTTAAGAGCTTTCTTGAGCTTATCTTTTTGATTTTTTATATCAAACAGCTCAGACTTGTGTCTAATGCATCTGCCTGCCCATTTATGTTTAATACCTGGTAATTTGAGTGTATAGTCTTTGAGATATAGCTCATCTATCTTCAGATCATTTTCTAATTCTTTTATATATTCGTTAAGCACATATAAATAATAGTATAAAGGTATTGATTATCAATGATAACATTTCAACAATTCTATAAAGAACAAAATATGGCAGGGCCTGGTGGTGCACTAGGAACGTGGACAGATACAGGCGGCCAGTTTCCAGCATCAGGAGATGCAGGGTATGCTCCAGGAGATGCAAGGCAGCTAAGTCCTTATGGACCTGTAGGCGCTGTGCTGGGCGCCAAAATAAAAGGTAAAAAGAAGAAAAAAATCAAATTCAATGTGCAGCGTCGACCTTTGCCAGGTGTGGGTCTTTAATTAAGTATAAGCATGGAATTAGGACATTGGGTATTGACTGAAGGTGTTATACTAACAGAAGACACGTTTGGTTTTATATATGAAATAACCAATACAATTAATCAGAAGAAATATATTGGTAAAAAGCAATGCAAATCAAAGCTCAAAAGAAAACCACTTAAGGGCAAGAAAAATAAAAGAATAGAGATTAAGGAATCAGATTGGAGAGAGTATACAAGTTCATCTAATTACTTGAATGAGGATATAAAAACCTACGGTAAGGATAAATTTATTTTTAAAATACTTAAAGTGTGTGGCTCGAAATGGGAGCTAGCATATTTTGAAATAAAAGAACAGCTGGATCGTGAGGTTTTGCTAAAAGACGACTATTATAATGGTATAATAAACGTTAGAATAGGTCGACCACCAAGAAATATGATAGATGCTATTTAATTACGGTTTCTTGAGAATTTCATTACCGATAACAAGATAATCTAGTGGCGTTGAATAAAGGAATTTTTTCGCATCATCTACTGTTCCTGTAAGAGGTTTGCCAGCAAGATTTAAGCTCGTATTAAGCAAAACAGGGCATTTGGTTAGCTTATAAAATTCCTCGAGCAGCTGTCTGAAAATCTTGTTAGGGGTATTTGCATCTACTGTCTGCACTCTGCATGTACCGTCTACATGAGTTATTGACTGTAGCGTATCGGTTTTAACTTTTGCAACAAAAAGCATAAAATTGTCATCGTTAATATCGAAAAAACTATCTTTGTATTCATATAAAACAGATGCACCAAAAGGTCGGTAGTTCTCTCGTTTCTTAATATTATTAATAAGCGTTCTTCCGTTGCTAATTCTTGGGTCAAGTAAAACAGAGCGGTTTCCTAAAGCTCGCGGACCTATTTCACCATGACCTTGATACCATCCAACTGAATGTCCTAGTGATAATAAATAAGCAGTGCGCTTAATTGTATCTGGTGTAGGTTCTTCCAAAGGTGATTCATCATGTTGGATGAAAGGGAAGCTATTGAGCTCGAAGGGTGGTAGGTTGTTGTGTATTCTGAGCCATTCAATAATACCTAGTGTAAGACCATCATCAGTTGAGTGGGGTGGTATAATGATATTTTTGAAATGTTTTCTTAGCTCTGTATTCCACAGTACATTTTGTGCAACACCACCTGTAAAGGATATGCTTTGATCTGATGAAGCATACTGCTTAAAAAAGTCGACTAAAAGTTCTCCGGTTTTATGATGTAGAGATCTCATCCAATCTAATGGTAGCAAACGCGCAACTGTTTCATCGCCTATATGTTGAACCCAATTTGAAAACGAAAACAATTTGCGAATATCGTGGATGCTGTGTTTATTGAGACTTTGCATGAAATCATTAGAAATTGTACCATATGACTGAAGACCCATGAGCTTGCCAGGAATATCTATATAGTGTTGTGCACCTATGCCAAGATATCTGCCTGCTTGCGCTGTCTCCATGCCAAGCGACCCATTTACTTCCACTGTGCCGCGATCTATAACTGTGTCTCCCTTAAACACTGTCCAACAGTGATCAAGGTCTCCAAATCCATCCATAACAATGCTTATATCAGGCTGCTTGTCCGCTAGCATCCAGACACTCAAAGCATGAGCATAATGATGATTAATTCTCCATGTTTGACAAGGCAATTCAAGCTCATTATATGGTACTGCATTGGAAGATACTATAGATGTACAGGGTGAATCAACAACTATGCCGATTTGATCTATTTTGTTTATATCTTCGTTAAACAGTTTTGTAAAATCGTGTCTCCAATCTATAAGATTGTTGTAAGCATGGTGCTTTATTCCTTTTGTTCTTTCAGTTTTGAGATATTTTAATTTATGTCCATCAAAATAACAGAAACTACTATCATGTGCACATAGGCGAAGAGCGAGAAGCTTCATGAGTAGTGAGTCTATTCTACGTCTACATTAAAAGTAATAGTAATACGCTGTTTTTCGGATATATTAGGCTTAACGTAATGATTAAGAAAAGAAGGGAAGATAATTAAATCGCCTTGTTTAATTTGAGGTGGTGTGTAGAAATTCATGTAAAAAGAATGCGCTGGGCAGCCACCATCAAGTCTGTTCATTAATCGAGGGCGGAAGGCCTTAGTAGATTGACTTATTATTGGATTGGGATGTACAAAAGTAGTAGCAAGATGTTGAGATTCGTCAAATGTAATATAGTGCACAACAGAAAAATCAGAAGGAAGATGTGTATGAGGTTCTTGATATTGACTCTTCGAGAAGACATTGTACCAAGGAGAATGTATATTAAATTTACCAGGCTTGATATTATATTCATATAGAAAATTAGTTATATATTTTGAGTAAACGGAAAGCAGATACTGGTCATCAAGCTTCATGCTAGGGTCATTGCTGCGAAAACTACTGTGTATAGTACACTCCCAACCAGTTGGGATAGCGACTGGTGCCTTCCGGACATTATCTTCTATTTTACCCATGCAGCTGTTTATAATGTCTGCTGTCTCTTCAACATGCGCCTTCCAGTAAAATGGAGCAAAAATTAAATTAAACTCGCCCATAGGATAATTGTATCTTATATTATATAAAAGGCCACGTACAACAAAATAAGCTTGATGTATTGTATTAACTGTGCATAATACATGTATGCTCAAAGAACTTGTGCTGAATCAGTATAATCTGCAGATCTTAAATTATTCTTATGTTTTTAAGAACTTTATAGAAAAAGAATTTATAAATGATTTACATAGCTACGGTCTTTTAGAAAAAAAGAAAGACTCGATGTCAAGACGACTCTTTGTACATCACAACATACATTCAGTTTGTGAGTTTATTTTAAAAAGTAAAAAGAAAGGTAGACAGATCATATTTTTTGACTATAACAATCTTCTTGAAGGTGAGATACTGGATTATATAGATGAGAGCAGACTGAAGAGCTATTTAAACTACACCTACTTGAAGATAAGAACAATGCTGCCTGTGCGTATTTTTTATTCAACCTTCTCTCTTGACTATCTAAATAACAAGCATCAGCAAAACACAGGAATATCCAAAGAAACTATACTAAAAATAAAGAGTTTAGCAGAAAATCGAGACTTTGAATCTTTTACTTTTGAGAAAATAAAGAAGTTTGTGAAGAAAGAGCAGCTTACTTTCTTAGATAAAACATACTTTAATAGCTTAAAATCTAAACAATTACTTATTAATTGATAAATATTAATAATGAGATTTCTTGAAAAGCTTAATGAATATGTTGTTTCCTTAGAGCAAGATGAACAGGCTGTAGTTACAGAACCTGAAGCTACACCAGCTCCTGAAGCTCCTACTAAACCAGAGAGAGTAGAAATTGCTCCTGAAGGTTATACAGAAATGGTGCGATTACTTGCAAAAGCATTAGTAATAAATGTACCTCCAGATGCAATTGATAATCTCTTCTCTACTAAAATCACTGGTGAGAATGTTGAAGCAATACGTGAAGGGCTCGAGGACTTGATCAACACATCAGGCAATTACTCTGATAATCCTGAAAGAATGGAAAATCCGCGTGTTAAAGAATTTGTTAACTCTATTAATGAAAATAATTTTATGTCAAAGTACAAGCAAGTAATTGACATGATGAAAAAGTATAGTAATGATATAGACATTAATACAAAATGAAGAAGTATAGGAGTTTGCAGTCAAAAGTTGAAGAAGTACTTAAGACAACACATACAAATATATTATTTGTAAGAGAAGATGCTACAGTTTTAATTCAAAAAGATCAAGAGTCAAATGTTGATCAGTACAAAGTACCTAATGCTACTGCTGATAAGATTAAAAAAGAAATTCGTGATTCTTCCTATGAGGGTCAAATACAGGCTTTTCTTGCAAGTAAGAATTATACAGCAAAAGCATTTCAAGGTAGAGGGTTTAGCTTGCTACTATCGGCAATCTTTGAAAGCAGTGATGAAGATCTTGAGAAATTTGTTGAATTTATTGAATTTAATAATAATCTAAAACTTGCAGATCATTTTGCAGATAATGTCGCGACACTAGCACGTAGCAAGGGGTTACCCGATGCAGTAATAAACAATTTATCAGGATTAAATGAACTGAGAGATGCAGGAGGAAATAGTATTGGTCCAGGAGAAATTCTTTTTGCAATTGTGTTTAGTGATATAACAAACAGCACTACAGGTGGTGATTTGCAATACGGTAACAAGAAAATAGAAGTAAAGAAGAATGAGGGACATTTTGGACAGCAGGCGGGACGAGGAGGAATGAAGCCACTTAAAACTATTTTTGTAAAATCTTTCATACGCAACCCTGATAAACTAAAAGAAATTGATAAAACTTTAAGCATTAGACTGGGGGATATTTTGTTAGCTAGCTATAAAGCTGTTGATAGTAAGCAAGAATTTGTTGATGAGGTGATAAAAACACTCAACAGCATTTATGCAAATAATGCTCCATTAGCAGAGAAATACTTTAACGAAGAGTTATTTCGCTCTGGTGATATAAAGCGTATTAACAATGCGCTATTAAAGTTAAATACAGATGGTTATTTGAAGAATGATTTTGTAATGTTTATAGATAAAAAATATAATTATGTTGTATCAACAAAAGAAGATTTGATTAAGACAGGTGGTCATATTGATACAGGTAAAGTGAGAACATTAAGTAATTTTACAATTAATGACTTGTATCCAAAGATTGGTATAAAATGATAGCATTTAAAGAATTTTTACTGCTAGAGGGTGGAGCTGCAGGTCATATGGCACATCCCTTTGATTTGCAAAATGTAAAAACTGGTACAGATTTAATTAATTTTTTTAAAGCAGCAGCTAATAGTGTTAAGAATAAAAAAACTGCAGTGAAGTTTGATGGCTTGAATGCAAGTGTTAAGCTTATTACTAATGAGGAAGGTAAGATAGAGTATGCATTGGATCGCGGGAGTGCAAAAGAAATAGATATAAAAGGCATTACACTTGTAAACTTAGATCAACGCTTCGACAAGGGCCATGGCATGATACAGGTAACTAATTTTTTATTACCGATTTTAAATAGTACAATAGATACAACGCTACCTGAGTTGAAGAAACTGGGGCTCTTTAAGAAAAATCGATTTTTAAATATTGAATATATTACAAGACAGACCAATGTTACTCAGTATGACAGAAATATGATTGTAATACATGGTATAAACGAGTTTGTACCCAGGGTGGGTAAGAATGGGAGAATATTGAGTCGTACATCAGTAGAAGTAGCATACAGTAGGCCAGTCTTGAATGAATTAGTAAAAAAAATAAAGCCAGTTTTTGCACAACATGACTTCGAAGTTTTTGGTCCTACAGCAACAGAAATATCTAAAGACCCAGATTATACAAAAACACTAAATACACCATTTGGCATTGCTTATACAGAAGCAGATACTGAAACACGTACATTAGGCAATTGGCTTAAAACAGCAAAAAATCCAAGACAAGCTGTAGTAAGAAACTTGCAGGGTAAGAAAATTTTAGCAATGTCAAAAGCTAACTACCAGTACGTATTGAGCGGCAATTCTCTTGATAAGCTTGTTGGTGAAGACAAGGTAGCTGCAAAACTAGTGGCAGATGGAGCTATATTTTATCAGGCAACGCGTTTACTGGGTAATGCGCTTCTTAATTCTCTTAGCTCTGAAGCAGGTGAGCTTACAAATCATGAAGGCATAGTAATACGTGATAGCAGGGTAGCTTCAGTGCCTGTAAAGGTTACAGGTGAATTTATTCTCAAGGGTATTGCTAGTCCTTTCAAGAAATCTGAAAATGATGAGAGTTTGGAGATGGCACCAGGGGTTGCAGGGCTAATAGGAGCTTTAAATTATGCAAATACAACAGGTGAGTATATGAGCAATAAAAGCAAATACAGACAGCCTCCATATGATTCACCACCCAACCCTGGAGCATATGTAGGGTGAACTTTAAAACATTTTTTCTTCTGGAGCAAGGACAGGAGGCAGTAGTTGTACTGCCTGGTGGATTTAAACCACCGCACAAAGGTCATTTTGAAGCATTAAAATATTTGCTCAAGTCAGGTGCAAAACAGGCAAAAGTTTTTATAGGTAAGAAAGAACGAGACGGTATCACACAAGAACAATCACTCAAGATATGGAATATTTATAAAAAATATATACCTGCCAATGTAGAGGTTGTGGCAGTAACAGGTGTAGATAAAGCAGGAAGAGAAGCAACACCTCTGAGCATGACATATGATTTTATAGAAGATAACAAAAGCAATTTCTCAAAATTTATAGTTGGAGCAGGAGAGGAAGATTTGAAGAGATTCAAAGGACTAGAAGCAAACAAAGAGAAATATCCTAATACTACAGTAGTCTCCATACCGCCACAATTTGATCGTATATCAGGAACTGCAACACGCAAATCTATTCAAGACAAAGAAGAGAGTGCGCTTAATTTTGTACCAAATGAAGCAGAAAAGGATATTGATGCGATAAGAATGATATTAGGGCTCTAATAGCTTAATTACTTCTGCGAAAACCTGTTGTTTTGTTTCTTTTGATTCTTTGCTCAGAATGCCTTTGAGTGCGTTAATTAAATCATTTCCACCTTTGTTAAAAGCATTATAAAGATCCATCTCTGTCTCTTCATATAGGCCACCCATGCTCTGTACACTTTTCTTAAAATCTTCAAAATCTTTGTATCCAAATACAGAGTTCAGATTATCATGTGCTTTGCTTATCTTATCTAAAACCCAGGCTTCAACTTTTTGATCACAACCGCCTTTTACCATGAGACTGTAGATCATAGTAGAGAGCTTGAAGATGCGATATACAAGCTGTTTGGCCATATAGACCTCACTATCAGTATCTTCTACTTCAGTTCCACAAGCACCACCACACTCTTCACAGTCTTCTGCATTTTCTTGATTGTCATTATGAGGATCCTCGTTACCTATAGGAGTAATTGTCGGGCCTTTGGGTGCTTGTGTACCAGGCTTGTTAATAGGTGTAGTAACTAAAACTTTTTGACCTTTCATAGGTAGTTTAACGCCTTGGATTTTATCGGGGCTCAAGCCAACACCAGGGGAATTATCGCCCTGAATGCCCATGGAGCCAGTAAATTCGTTTATCTTATTATTGTATGCTTCATTAAGCTGCTCAAAATCGCGTCTAAACATATAAATATTTATTAATTCTTACTAAATAATATTATGACATTATTTGAAAAAGCCTTTATGTCCGCCCTTGAAACAGATATAATACTAGAGAAAAAAGGGGCAAGATGCACAAAGGTTACGGGGCAGACGTCCTCTACAAGATCGGACAAGAAATACATGAGATGCACTCGAGTTGGAGGTAAGCTAAAAAGAGTGCATTATGGTGACCCTAACTTGCGCATAAAGAAGTCAAACCCTGCAAAAAGAAAAAGTTTTAGAGCAAGGCATAAGTGTTCAACTGCAAAGCCTGGCACACCAAAATATTATTCCTGTAAAAACTGGTAATGAAGACATTTAAAGATTATTACGATAAAAATATTCTGGGTGTGAGGGAAGTAGTAACTTTTATCGATTTTCCAGATCTGGGTGATGTAATGGCAAAAATTGATACAGGCAATGAAGCTTACAATGTACTGCATGGTGTAAAAATTAAAGATGATGGTGAGACTGTATCATTCAGTACAGTTAATAATAGCAGGCTTACACTCAACAAGGCAGACAGCATTACAATACACATAGGAAGTGGTGTGAAGGAGGAGAGACCAGTAGTAAAGTTAAGCTTTAAATTGGGTGATGAGGTGTATCGTGATGTTCTTTTTAGCATAGCAGACAGAACAGAAAATGAAGAGCCTGTCTTAATTGGTGAACCCTTTCTGAAGCAAGCCAAATCAATTGTTGATTCAAATAAATAAACCGCTGTTTTAAATATCTTATCTCTTCATGTTAGCAATAAAGTTATAAAATTCTGCTCTTACAGCAGCATCATCCATAAAATCACCGCCAAGCTTACTGGTCTTCATTTCACAACCATCATGCTTCACACCACGATGGCAAGCACATGTATGTGTTGCACTCACAACAACAGCAACACCTCTATTCTTCTCACACACATCATTAATTGCACCATGAATCTGCATTGTGAGACCTTCTTGTATTTGTGGTCTGCGAGCATAAAACTCAACAATCCTGTTGAGCTTGCTCAAGCCTATAACACGACCTTCAAGAGAAGGTATATAGGCAACATGCGCTACACCAGTGAAAGCAAGATGATGATGACTGCACATGCTCTTGACAGGTATACCGCCCTGAAACACCATGCCATCATAACCGTTGCTAGGGAATGATGTAATCTTGGGTGGTTCTGTGTAACAACCAGCAGCTAGATCATTCACAAAAGCTTTTGCAACACGTCTAGGTGTGTTGGTACTGTTCGGATCATTGCGCCAATCAAAGCCAAGAGCATCCAGATACGCTTCATAGGCTTTAGCAGCCTTTTCAATAATATCTTGTTTCTCCTCCTCTGTGTGTGGGTGGTTTCCGTTAGCAAATCTTAGTTTATATTCTTTGGAGTACTCTGACATAGTGTTTATTATATGTTAAGTATTACAGCGTTCAACATAAATATTATTATGGGTTTTCATAAGTTATTAAGTGAATCATTGAGGGTAACAAATCTCAAAAGAATAAGAATTAAAACAGATCCTTCTTGTGTAGCAAATACAGAAGATTTTACGAATGTGAAAGGATATGAAGGATATATTCTAAGAGAATGCATGGGTAAGTTGAGAGTTCTCGTGTTAGCACCTGACATGCCTATAATGGATATTCCACCAGAAATGCTTGAACATATAAATGATGAAAACAATACAGATATGCTTGTAGAATTTAAAGAGTATGCTAAAAAATACATGACAGCTGTAAAAAAGAAACAACTTGATGATCCTGTTTATAAAAACATAGACAACTCATCAGAATATAAAGATGTGGAAGTGTTCTTGAGACAGAATGGATTAACAGAGCAGGAGCTTAATGATCTCTACAGAGGGTTTATTGAGCATGAATAATTTTGATCAATTGTACGAAATGTTAATGTCTGAGGCACCTATAAGTAGCTATATAGCAGCAGCAAAAGACTCTACAGGTTATGGTGCACCAGGATTTAAAACCAGTATGGCAAGCAAGCTTGTAAAAGGAGCAGGATCACTGGTAAGTAAAGCGGTAGGTGCAGTGGGTCAGGGTTTTGGTGTAAAAGGTAGAGCCATTCCTGGAACTGGTGCCTTACAGTCAGGCATTCAGAGTGCTGCAGGAGCAGCTGCTGGCGGTTTGCAGCAATTAGCTAATCTTAGTAAAGCAGCTGCAGCGCATGCACAAGACATAGAGAAACAGAGAATGTATAGAGATAGAGATCCCAAGGCAGGTGAAAACATAGATGTAAATTTAGTAAAAAATGGCCAGCCTGTCTTTCCACGCGGAAACTATAAGATAACAAATACACCAAAGCTGGGTCAAGAGCAATATGTGGATGTTGCAATGCCAAACAATAATTCTTTGAGAATGACTCTGCCCAAGCAAGGTGAATATTCAAATGTATATGTCTTTCAAGATGGTAAGCCTCTAAGGGATCCACAATATCTACAGCTTGGTGGTAACCTGTATTATTCCAATAATGAGAAAAAATGGAAGTTCAGCTCAGAAGAGCGTTTACCTGCATATATGACAGTGCCTAAATCGCAGCTACCAGGTGCAAAGTATAGTCAAAATCAACCAGTCTCAATAAAGAATAAAGCAGGAAGAGTCATAAAAGGTATATATGGTGGTGAAACATCAGATCCCAAAGGCAATGTTATTGTTACAATACTAGATCCTGAATATAACTAAAACAACAACCGCCTATATTTTAAAGTTCAAAAATAACAGTTGATTTCTGAATTTTTTTGGTTATAATATCAATAGGTATAGAAAAGAATATCTATGCAATTAAAAAGAGTGTTGATTTCTGCATTAGTTAGTTTATTATAATTTTATGATATACGAGAGTACAAAAATTATTGAATTAGGTTCATGTGCATTTAGACAGTGGAGAGCTGATAGTCATTGCAAATTTATACATGGTTATAGATTAGTAGCTAAGTTCTGGTTTGCATGTGATAGATTGGATGATAAAAATTGGGTTGTAGATTTTGGTGGTCTTAAGAATTTAAAAGAAATACTTGAGAAGCAGTTTGATCATACACTATGCATTGCAGGTGACGACCCTCTGTTGGCGTCTTTTAAGGAATTACATAGAACAGGAGCAGCTGATTTGCGCATCATGGAGAAAGGCGTAGGCATTGAGCGTACAGCAGAGTATTGCTTTGATGTAGCTGATGCATATGTGAGGGGCATTACAAACAACAGATGTTGGGTTGAAAGGGTTGAAGTGTGGGAGCATGATAAAAATTCTGCCATAGTGTCATTTGCAAGTGAATTAATTGCACCTGAAGCACCTGTTGCTGTGCCAAACATAGAGCAAATTACAGTTACAGGAGCAGGCATTAATATTGAAGTACCTACATCTGCAGGTGGTCAAGTTCAAGCAGTGCCCCTTAAGAGAGAGCTAAGAGCAGCTCCTGTGGGTAACAAAGTTACTTCAGGTCTGAGCAATCCTTTTGCTGGTACAAGCTGGGGCAACTAGTGGATGTAAATAATCCTGAAGTAAGACAGCAGCTTTATGGTGGTGAAATAGCTGATTATTACCCCTCAAAAGATAAACAAGCATCACCTGAAAAAGACATGAAACAAATGGGTGATATATATCAACAAATTCTCAACAAGAACAATCCACTCAATCTGCCTGCAACCCTAAAGAACAAAATCTCAATACTCAAATCACTTTGATTTCATACCTGCTATAACCTTAACAATAAACTTTAGCAGCTTGCTTCTTGTAATATCTTCTTCTGTAAAATGAAAGGTATGTATGCCATTACTATTACTATCTTCTGTATCAAATGCGCTCATTATTTTTTCAAATCCTGACTTCTGAATATCAGATTGCAGAGAATCACCTATAATAAATAACTTACAATTCTTACCAAATCGTGTTAATATGGTAACCAATTCACTGTGCTCTAAATTCTGTGCCTCATCAACTATTACTACATTGTTTGTAAATGTCGCACCTCTCAGGAAATTTACAGGTATGCTTTTGAGATAATCACTTTGAAATAACATCTCTGTAATGTGTTTACCCACAAGTTCATCGCATTTCTCTATAAGCGGAATACTCCATGGTTTGAACTTGTCATCTACTTCACCTGGTAGGCTTCCTAACTTTCTTGTTGCCGACTCAACAATACTTCTAATATAAACTATTTCATCTATCTTCTTTTCTCTAAGCATAGACAAGGCAACATATACAGCCAGATATGTTTTTGATGAACCTGCAGGACCGTCACAGAACATGATTTGTGACTCATCATTCATAGCTTTCTCAACAAAAGCTTTGTGATGCTCATTTAAATGAAACTTCTGATCAATCTTAAAATTAAGAAATATATCATTTCTTATAATACCATTCTCATCTTTAGCCTTGGCAGCTTTTTTAAGCTGTCTGTCTTTTTTTGACATCTAATAATATTTATTGATTTTTGCTATCTTTATAGCATAATAGTGCTATGGAAAAGAGTATATTTCTATCAGACGACAAGGTTTTTCACACTATTGAAGGTGAAGGAGAACACATTGGTAAGCCTTCACTGTTTATGCGTGTTGCAATGTGTAATCTCACATGCAAGGGGTTTGCTAGCAAAGATTCTCCACATGGGTGTGATAGTTTTGTCAGCTGGTCAGTGAAAAACAGGTTTACCTTTGACCAGTTATTTCAATACCTAGAAGATCATAATTATATTACTCTGCTGCGCAGAGGTGATATATTTAAGATCACCGGCGGTGAGCCGCTCATACAGCAAAAAAATCTTCTGGAATTTATTGCAGCTTTTGCACTCAAGTACCGCTTCATACCAAGAATAGACTTTGAGACTAATGCAACCATTATACCCGACCCATCTTGGCAGCTTGACTACTTAGCTACATTCACAACATCACCCAAGCTTGCAAGTAATGGTGACCCTGAGAACAAGCGATACATACCTGATGCATTAATGTGGCATGCACGCAATGGCTCAGGGTTTAAGTTCGTCATTACAAAAGAAGAAGACCTTAAGGAGATTGAAGAGCGTTACAGAGAGAAGTTTGATTTCAGGAGAAATAAAGTGTGGTTAATGCCTTGTTGTGGAAGCAGAGAGGAACATATTGTTATTGCTCCTCTTGTGGCTGAATTATGCAAGAAACATGGCTTTAACTTCAGTCCAAGATTGCAGCTTGTTATCTGGGATAAAGCCTTGAAGGTTTAGTATTACTTATTAATTAATGATATGAGAATTGCCATAGTAGGATCTGCTTGTCAGGGTAAGACAACTCTTGCAAATGATTTTATCAAAAACTGGCCTGCTTACAAACGGTCCAAAGAAAGCTATAGACAATTAATTAAAAAAGACAAAATTAAGATTAACAAAAATGTAGATAGTGATGGTCAGTGGAAAATTCTTAATAGCTTGATTGATGATCTTCAGAACACAGAAAAAACTGATAAGCTTATTTTCGATAGATGCCCACTTGACAATTTAATATACTCCATGTGGAGTTTTGATAAACAGAAATCTGATATAGATAAGGAATTCATCGACAAATGCATACCTCTTGTGTGTGAGAGTATGCGTCATTTGGATATTATATTTTTTATTCCTATTACTAAGGTGGCTACCGTAAAGATAGAAGAAAGAGAATTAAGAGAAGTGGACAAATCATTCATTGAGGAGATTGATAACATATTCAAAGCAGTGCAGCGTTCCTATTATACAGGAAAATCACCCTTCTTTCCCAAGGATGATTCTCCTGCAATAATTGAAGTGTTTGGTTCACCAGAAGAGAGAATTAAAATGATAGAGCTGTATCTTAATAAAGATGGAGAACTACATGGCGAAGAAGAGAGTGTATTAAATCCTGAGAATCTGGATTACATGGAAACATTGCTTAAAGCACAGAAGCAAGCAAAAGAACAAGAAGAAGAAGAAGTAAGATTGAGAAAAAAATACCTTTTTAATAAATAATTAAGTGAACAAATTTAATGAGAAGTTTGAATCTCTTGCTGAGAGCTTCAAATCTATTAAACATGTAAAACGTGAGTTTTATCCTAAAAACTTTAACTTATCTGAAGACTTTGTCAATGCTTTTAGGAGAGAGTACAAGAGACTGATTGATGAAGGCATTGAGCCTAAAAAAGCATTAATAAAGCTTAATAAAGCTTTATTGTTTCATACTAGTTAATTATAAAAAAAGAGCAACCTTACTCCTACAAATGTACTTACAGTTCTTGAATTTACATCTGCAAGACGTACATTCACTAATATAAAATCATCACCATTGCCTGAACCAGGATTATAGGAAAAATTGCCCAAGGCAGGTGCAACACTTGAAGTTGCAAATCCATTCCGTGCAAAAGGTGTTAGTGTGAAGAAAGAGGCATAATTTACATTATTTCCTATCAAGCTTCCTACGCTAAGTCCATTTGAAGCACGAGGAAATTGACCTATGTTAATAACCGAGGAATCTATTTGATCAGCTGTAATTTCTGCAATACCATTATATTCATAAACTTTTTTATAATCCTGAGAGGAATTACCAGAAAGACTGTTGTATAAATTGCGCAATTCTATATATTCTGGTGAACCTATAACATAATCAGATGATACAATAATACCATTTGTTGTTTGAAGTATGTTTTGATATGCATTACTTTTTGTAACACCTTGTTGATTATTTGAATATATCACACCAGCTCTAAGTACTCCTGTGCGCACATTACCATAAATTGCATTATTACCTGATATATCCCCCACTACCGTTGCATTGCCAGCTACATCTGTACGCACCACATTAAAATTGTTAAACTGTATGGTTTGTGTGCCATTCTGTGTTTCAAGTATTAATAGATCTAAGTCTGAAGCTAGCTGTGCTTGTGGGAGATCCGCTATATTCAAACCATTACTATTTGTAGGTGTTGTGGCCATCGATATTATTTATACTTGAATATTGGAAATAATATGTATAAATAAAAACATGAAACATTTTTTAATAGAAGAAGAAACACCTATCATACATTGGCCTGATATTAATATACAGTCTAAGCGAGTGCTTGATTTAGGCTGTGGCCGCTGGACAGCAAGTACTCTTGAAGGTACAACACCATATTATTTCTTAAATCGAGGTGCTGAATTTGTTGTAGGTATTGATGCATGTGATAAAGAGATACAATTTTATAAAGATTTGAATCTTCCTAATACTCTCTTCAAAGTATTGAAACTTGAAGACAAAAATACATTTCTTGAATTAATTAATACTCATAATATTAATGTAATAAAAAGTGACATAGAGGGCAATGAGTCTTTATTTCTCGACCTAAAAAAAGAAGATATGGTCAATATCGAGAGCTTTTATATTGAATATCACGGAGATCACATGAGAGACCTGTTAGTAGCTAAATTACCAGAACTTGGATTTAATGTTACGAGAGTGGGTAAAATGTGGATTGATGGATTTGGTGTTGTTTTTGCAGAAAAAAATCTATCGTAACTACTTCTTTTTTAATTAATTGCTATTAATATTTCATATGCTATAATAAGCATATATGCCTAAAATAGGAGTTGGTATAGTTACATGTGATAGGTTTAACTATCTCGAGAAATGTCTTTTATCTCTTCCAGACTTCGACGGGCCCATAGTTATTGTTAATGATGGTAAACAGAATATAGAGGCAGAAATTAAAAAACTACACTCTAGAGAAAAAATTCACTTAATACAGCATGCTGTAAATAAAGGTGTAGGTATAAGCAAAAATGATGCTCTTACATATCTCTTGAGTCAAGATGTTGAACATCTCTTTCTCCTTGAAGACGATATAATTATTCTCGACAAAACAATTTTTCAGAAGTATATTGATGCATCAGTAGTATCAGGTATAAAGCATTTTAACTACGGTCCTGGTAGCCCTTTTAATAGAAAGCAAGATCCTAGCACATTTTACGATCTGCATAATAGGCATCTTTGCAATCAACACTCTGAACCTAATCCAAAAAAAATCATTGACTATGGTAATGATATCAAGATATCTCTCTTTGAACACACAGTGGCAATGTTCTCATATTTTCATCGCAAGGTATTAGAGGATGTTGGTCTCCATGATGAACAGTTTTACAATGCATGGGAACACGTTGATCTTACATATAGAATTATTAAAGCAGGGTATCATCCACCGTTTTGGTGGTTTGCAGATATATTTGATTCTCATAAATTTCTTACAGAAGCACCTGATGCTATCAATAATAGTAGCATTGCAGATAAAAAAGAACAATGGAGTAAAAATGTTTATGGTGGTAGAGAAAAATATAAAGTAAAGCATGGTCATTACCCCAATCAACCCCCCTTCACCTCAGAACAACAAGTCATTGATACACTTAAAAAACTTAAGAAACAATCAAAATGAACACAATTTCAGTTTTTCTCACAACTATCGGCAAGCCAACACTAGCCAACATGCTCAAGAGTTTAATTAATGAACTTGAAGCTAACGACTTTCTTTATATAGCTATAGATGGTAAAGAATACTACGATCAAGCCAATAAGCAAATTACCCAGTACATTAATGACTTTAAGTGTAATATAACAGTTTTTTATATAGAAAAAAATCTTGGTTATTGGGGCCATGGTTGCAGAAATTTCTACCAAAAAAATCTTAAGGGAGATTTTATTCTGCATGGTGATGATGATGATGTATATATAAGAGGTTCTTTTAAAAAGATAAGAGAGGCTATAGATGTTTCTGATAAACAATCAATTATATTTTTCAGAATTATTGGTGATTATAGACATGATGACTTTGTATGGAAAGACCCTTCTCTTAGACACGGAAACATCGGTACACCCTGTGGTTTAATTCCTAATATTCCCGACAAGATGGGCAATTGGGAATGCAGATATGGTGGTGATTTTTCTTTTTATACATCTTGCAAATTCAATCATATATTCTGTGAAGAAAAAATATATGTCGTTAATCCATTAGGGACAAACTATCCACTATGACTGTAATAATTTTATCAAATACAAAAAATCCTTCATACTACTACATGCTTAAAGAATGTATTGATTCTATTCGTCTTTCAAAATGTATTAAAAAGATAATTGTAGTGGAAACAAATTGTAAATTGAAGAACAAGCATATTGATTTGAATGCTGAATTTTTATTTCCTTGTATTGACTTTAATTATAACAAGTTTTTAAATGTCGCGTTTGAACATATTGATAATAAAGAGGACAAACTAGCTATCTCCAATAATGACGTTATTTATGAACCTGGATGTTTTGATGAACTTGATAGAGCACTTTTAACCTATGATTCTGTTAGCCCCACAACAAGACAGATTATAGCAAAGGACAAGTTTACAGAAGGATATGATATAGAGAAAATAGTCATGGGCTGGTGCATAGCTATGAATAGATTTGTTCAAAAGAAAATTGGCTTATTTGATGAAAAATTTTCTTTTTGGTATCAGGATAATGACTATGCCAATACTTTAAAAAAATTAAACCTTAAACATGCAAGAGTTAACAGTGCTTACGCTCTTCATAAATACCAACAGAGCCATAAACTTTTAGAAAATAGTTACGCATATACGCATGGATTGTCTGAGTTGTTTAATGAAAAATGGGGGTAAATAATTTTATGATAGATAATAATAGAGAAGTGCAAGAATGTAATATTAATAAATGGAATGGTTATTATGTGAATTTACCTGATGGTCCATCTGCATTTCTCTACGGTGACACTGTAACATATGAAAAAGCTGCCTCTTTTTTACACGATTGTAAGACAGTTGAAGACTGGGGATGTGGCGGTGGCGGGTTTTTGAGATTTAGGAAAGACGCTATAGGGGTAGATGGCAGTGATACTAAGTTTGCTATTAAAAAATTTATTGATCTTAAAACTTATAGTTCAGATTGTGATGGTATACACATGAGACATGTTCTTGAACATAATTATGCGTGGAAAAACATTCTTAAAAATGCATTAAATAGTGCTAAAGAAAAACTTGTTATAACATTCTTTATACCTGTTAATGATAAAGGGGTGACTGTGGAAATCTCACATAACAAGCCATTAGGCGTAGATGTACCTGACTTATCTATATCTGAAGAAGAGTTTCTTAATGTCCTAAGAGAACATAGACCTAAAATATCAAAAGTTGAAACATTAACACTCTCCTCTAACACACAATACGGGAAAGAACAAATATTCTATATAACAAAATAACTATTTGTTTTAATTATGACTCGTACAGAAAAATATAATTTTAAAATACAAAAAAATCAACACAAAGTTGATGTGCCGCTAACATGGGAAGATTCAAGTGAAAAAAATACACTTGATCTATTTGAAGCTTGTTGCTTAAACTTAAAAAACCGCAACTATAATCAATACTCCATGATTGAGCTTGGTTCTAACTGGTGTTACTATTCGCTTCTCTTTAAGCATATTCTCGGAAAAGAAAAAACACTTAACATCATGGTTGAACCCATAGAAGATAGTCTTCAACTCGGCAGAGATCATTTTGCGCTCAATAATTGTGAAGGTATTTTCTATCAAAAAGGCATTACTGATACAATGGAGTATTACGGCAAACAAATAAAATTAGACTCTATATCTCTTGATAAAATTTTAAAGCAAAATACGATAACATGTACTGATATTTTGCATGCAGATATAGATAGTTGCGAGGTTACTTTAATAGAAAAAAATATAGAGTTTTTTCAAGAAGGAAAAGCAAAAAATATCTTTATTCTCACTCACGGTGATTATTATGCAAATACATGTAAAGAATATTTCAAACAATTCCCATATAATCTTGTTGCAGAATATCCCTACGGTACACAATGTGGTGATGGGCTGTTAGTATATAAGCTGTCAACAAATAATTAAAATGAAAATTGCATTAATGTGCCCTACTAGAAATAGACTTAATAAGTTGCTCACACTTATTTCTAGTCTTGTTACTACTATAAAGAGCAAAGATGTTTTTCTTGTTTTGGGTGTTGATGAAGATGATCCTGCGAAGAATTACTATTCCTACTTGAGTAACAATATTCCATTTATCAAGACAATTGTCTTTAAAAATGAAGGCAAATTTCTCGGGTTATCAACTATGTGGAATAGTATGGTTAAGCAAATAGATTCAGATATTTACGCTATGATAGGTGATGATATGATGTTTATGACGCCTGACTGGGATGAACAAATTATTAAAGAATTTAAAAATGGACCAAAAGATAAAATTATGATGCTTCATTGCAATGACGGCATGAGAGGACCAGGTAACAAATATGCCAATGTACCACCTCTTTGTGTTAATTTTTTCATTCATAAAAACTATATAAACACAGCTGGCTACTTTGTTGAGCCTTACATGGAAAATACACATCATGATACATGGCCTCAGATTATCTTTGATAAATTACAGAGAACAGTCTACCGACATGATGTCTTGATAAAACACTTACACTATAGTGAAACAACAGGTAAAATGGATAATATAAGTAATAACCTTGAAACACTAAGAACTAATATTTGGAATAATGATAGTTGGATTCAAAAATATAAAAATGAAATGGATGAAGAATATATAAAATTAAAAACTTATATTGAAAACTTTAAATGAAAATTTATACACATTATAGTGACAGTCACAAGAGTGTGTATGATAACTTCAAACACACTTTAAGAAATATATATTCTGTAGAACAAGCAGCAATTAGAGTATTATATCATCCTCAGACAACAAAGAACGGGGCTTTTATGACCCAAGGATGGCTCGATTCAATGGAATATAAGCTTAATTTAATAATAGATGCAATAAATGAAAACAAAGATAGTTGGTTTGTTTTTGCAGATTGTGATATACAATTCTTTAACCCATTCCTAAATGATCTTGAGAACAATCTTCAAAATGCAGATATTGCCTGTCAAGAAGACAGAGGAAGCTTATGCGCAGGTTTTTTTGCTTGTCAGGGTAATTTAAAAGCTGCTAATCTTTTTGAAACAATAAAAAAGAATTTTAGACGCTTAGTAAACGATCAAGTAGCACTCAACGATCTCAAACATCTCGCTACCTGTAAGATGTTAGATAATAAAAAATATTATACTATTGGAAATTTTTTTAATAATAATGATGGTACATATAATTGGGACAATAATACCAATATAATACCCCCAAAAGAAATGCTTGTTCATCATGCCAACTATGTGGTTGGTGTAGAGAATAAGCAAAAACTTCTTAAGATGATTAAGCATAACTATGAAAATTTGGTTCGATAAAGATAAAACTAATTTTAAAAAATTTACTTCAGAGCAATTTTTGCTTCTACCTCTGTTTAGAGATGAAGTAATTAACAAAGATAATGATTTTAAGTATAACAATCAATGGAAAGAGTCTATTGGCAAGCTTGTAAGCCTTACATCAAAAGAAGATTGCGATGTTTTTTTATTTCCTGAAAAATTAAATGAAAAAATAAATGAATATATAATTGAATCAAAAAAATATAATAAAAAAATAATAGCTTTTTTTAATGATGATTATGACAAGCCCTCTTGCTTAGATAATAATGTAATTTTATATAGAACATCTCTTTTTAAATCAAAACAAAAAAACAATGAATATGCAATGCCAGCCTGGAGTCAAGATTTTACTGACGTAATACCGTTTAAACCAAGAGTAAAAAAAGATATACCCACAGTTAGTTTTTGTGGTTTTTTTTCAGACCCTATAAGAAGCAAGAGTATTGAGATTTTAAATAAAAATAAAAATATAGAAACTAATTTTATAATTAGAGAAGCTTTCTGGGGTGGTAATCCCCATAATACTTCTATAAGAAATGAGTATATTAATAACATAATAAATTCAGATCTCGTCCTATGTACAAGAGGTGCTGGTAATTTTTCTTATAGGCTCTATGAAGCATTATCATGCGGAAGAATTCCTATTTTTATAGATACTGACTGTGCTTTGCCTTGCGAAGATAAAATAAATTGGAAAGATCTCTGTATTTTTATTGAGGATATTAACAATCTTAACACACATATTAATAACTTTTGGCAAAACATTACACCAAGCGAGTATACAGACAGACAAATACATGCAAGACAAGCATATGAAGAATTCCTGTCTCCTAATGGATTTGCCAAATATGTAAGCTATAATATCTAAATGGTTGTATCGTTTTTTGAAGACATTTTTCAGTATGAAAAATTTCCTGTTGAATATGAATGCTTTAATCAATTAAAAGGTTTTAATAACTTAAACTATGTAGCGGTACCATGGACACAGATATTAAATGGACATTGGCTGGATTATCCAAATAAACAGCCAGCAGAATATTACTATAGAACATTAAGCAAATATAAAATACAACAAGAGAATAACTTCACTATATGTCAACATGATAGCTACATGATGCTTAAGCTTTATTTTAAACACCTCAAAATAACAAAAGTTTTTTCACCACTACATGACTGCAGTAATAACATGCCAGAAATAACTATTTTGCCTATACCCTTTACAAGTTCTTTTAACTTTAAGCAAGTTAATAAAGATATACACTTCTCTTTTATTGGGACACACACCTCTCACCCCATCCGGATAGATATGAAATCTCGGATTTTTGGTCCTAATATTATTTACAGAGATAGCTACCATGTTGATTCAAATGTTATTATTGGTAATAAAAATACAAAACTCGCAGAAGAGAGGGAATACCAAGATGTTTTGCAGAGAAGTCGCTTTTCTCTTTGCCCGCGTGGAAGTTCTGTATCTTCGGTTAGATTTTGGGAAAGTATGCATGCACAAGCTATACCCATCTTAATTTCAGATAACTGGGTGTTACCTGAATGGGATTGGGAGAATACTGTTGTGCATATAAAAGAAAGTGATTTTAATAAAATGAAATATAATGATATAGAAGCTCTTCTTAGTAGCATACCTAGTGAAAGAGAAGATAAAATGAGACAGAATTGTTTGGAAGCGCATAAAAAGTTTAACACAACTAATTTCGGTAACTACGTAAAAGCACATCTATAAAATATGAATGTTTACTATGAAGATACTTTCTTAAGAGGATCAGATATAACAGAATGCTTCAAGAAAGCATATAAATTTGCATCGCCTGAAACTTGCGACTATTTTTTATGTACGTCTATAGATAACGACATTTGTAATGTAAAAGATGCGCTAAAATCATTTATTCTCAAAGCAAAAACAAATAATAAAAAAGTTATTTTTCTCGGTCAAGGTGATATCGAAGAAGGGTATATACCTGAAACAATAGGCTATAACTTCAAAAATAACTTGCTTAAAACTAAAAAATTTAAAAATGAATTCTCTCTTACATCTTTATCAGAAGAAAGAGTACCTGACAAAAAATTTATACCATATGTTGGTGAGTGTTCTGTAGGTTTTTGTGGTGCAAGCGACAGATTTGATAGAGAAAAATATTTAATGAATCTTAGAAATTCTCACTTAAAAACAAACTTTATTATTAAAAATGGCCCTAAGTGGGGAACCTCCTCTCATGCAGAGTGCGCAAATGAAGAAACTACAAGAAGAATTCAAGAAGAATCAATAGATATTTTTTATAAAAATATGACTGAAAATCTGTTTACTCTTTGTGTAAGAGGCTGGGGCAACTACAGCTACCGTTTTTGCCAAACTATTTGCATGGGCAGAATACCTGTTCTTATAGATACAGACTGCGTTCTTCCTTTTGAAGAAATTTTTAATTATAATGATTATATAGTTAGAGTTGCCCCTGATCAAAATATTGCACAAGCTATAGATAATTTCTATGCTATTAATAAAGAAAAACTAATTAATATACAAGAACAACTTTACCAATTTGGCAATGAATATCTTACACCCGTAGGTTTTATGCAAAATCTTCATAAATTAATAGAGAAATATGAGTGTAGTAATTAAAAAAAGCATGGGAAGATTTGGAAACCAATTGTTTCCTTATTTTACTGGCAGAATAATTTCTGAAAATTTAAAATTTAAACTTTATGGCCCCACTGAGTCTGATAGAGAATTTATGCTTCATGGCTTAGATTTGAATTACAATAAAAAAGAATATGCTCAATATGAAGAGCCTGTACAGCTTTTAGGGGACCATAGTAATTCTGATCATTTCTATCACAGCGATATAAACCATTTTAATAAACTCTGCCATCCTAATTTCAATATTCTTGATATTATAAATGATAACACACCAAGAAAAATAATACTAGATGGATATTTTCAGCGCAAAGGCTTTTTTTTACCTTTTAGAGAAAATATTATTGAATGGTTCAATCCAACAATCTATTCAGTAAATGATACAGATACAGCTATTCACATACGTTTAGGAGATCTGCTTTTTCCTAACTTGAGAAAACACTTACTTCCACCGGATTACTATGAAGAAGCTATCAAACTTTGCCCAACAGGCAAGCTGACCATATGCACAGACTCTCCTGAAAATATATTCATACAATACCTAGTAAAAAAATATAACGCTACTGTATTTAAAGACACAGAAAAAAATACAATTTCTTTTCTAGCAGCTCATAATAATTTAATTTTAAGTCAAGGATCATTTAGCTTTTGGGCAGGATTTATGTGTAATGGTTCTAATATTATTAATGCGCTGCCAAAGACTGGATGGAATAGTAGCGTGGATGATGTTGATGTTGATGTGCTTTTAACAGGTGAAAAATACAAATATATTAAATTATGAACAATTTTCTACTTGTACATATTGGTGACTCTTTACCAAATTTTTTAAAAACATGCATTCGACAAATTCAATTAACAAACAAAAATGCTGATATTATTCTAGCAACAAATTTAAATGTACAAGCACCTGGTATTAACTGTGTTAATATAAACAAGCTACAGCTTAAAGACACAGGGAGCTATTTTCAATATAATCCAGATCCACTATGGATTACTTCATTAAAAAGAATTTTTATAATAGACCATATAATGCAAAAATTTAATTTGAAGAATACTGTTCACATTGATAATGATGTGCTTGTATACAATAATATTGATGAAATAAAAGACAAATTAATTGAACCACTCTATATTACACCTCATAAAAAAACAGAGTTTACTTTTGGTTTTTCTTTTGCCAGAGAATCTAATGCTTTCTCTCTTTTATCAGAAAATATTTATAGATTAATCATGCTTGGTGAAAACGAAGTTAAAAAGCTTACTGGAGATGAAACACATGAAATGAGATTGCTTGGCTACACAAATAATAGAAATATTACCCCTTTACCAATTCATCCTAAAATAGGGCAGCCTATTAACAACTTTATTTTTGACCCCTCTTCTTATGGACAATATTTAGATGGTACACCTAGTGGTCATTTGCCTGGGTTTATTGATCCACTGCAGATAGCGGGTAGTATATTTAAAGATGAAAATCCAGAAATATTGTTTATTAATAAAAAACCAATTCTTAAACACAACAATAATATTTATAATATCTTTAATCTGCATATACACAGCAAACAACTTTCAAAATATGAAATTTGATATAGTTATACCCTATCATAGTAAAGATGAATATACAATTAAAAATTGCGTTAATTCATGCTCACATATTAAAGAAAAACAAAATATTTTTATTGTATCTAAAAAAGAACTCAATGTTCCTGGTACTATTTGGATTAATGAAAATATATTTCCATTTAATACAGAAAAAATAATAAAGCTTAATTCCAGCATTCCAGAGCATAGGGCTGGTTGGTACTTGCAGCAATTAATAAAATTATATTCTTTTATTATACCAAATATAACGGATAATTTTTTAGTATTAGATTCTGATGTAATTTTTCAAAAAGATATAACTTTTTTTAGAGATAATATACCCTTGTATTCATTTTCAAATGAATATACTCATGAATATTTTGAATGTATGAATTTGCTTAATTCTTTCTTTGAAAGAAGTGTTAATGTATCAGGCATATGTCATCACATGATGTTTGAGAAAGAAATTTTGTTGGAGATTTTTAAGCTTATTGAGAAGCCTAATAAAGAAATTTGGGAATCAATTATAGAAAATATTAAAAACTGGCACCATGGTTTTTCAGAATATGAATTATATTTTCATTACATAAATAAAAAATACCCTAAAAAATATTCCATTAGAAAGCTATACTATGAAGATGTTGATGATTTTATGACACATACGCCAAGTAATAATTTAGATTATATAGCAAATCATGCATGGAGACGTCAAAAATAAAATGAATTTTATTACTGGAGAAAAACTTCAAGAATTTGCACATGTAACAGTGGCTCTTAATACTGAAAATAATTACAACTCAGAGTTAGTTCAGACTCAAATAAGAAATACTAAAACACGGTGCTTTGTTTTTAGTCCCTATAAAACAGATGTTGTAATACCCTCAGAGCTAAGAACAGCTAAAATTGTTTTTACTTACCCTCATATTCTAGATTATTTTTTTAATTATGTTTTTCCTCAAATAGATGGACCTATTACTCTTATCACTCACAATAGCGATGTAGGCGTTGATTCAAGGTATATACCTTTCTTAAATTCAAATAAAATAAATAGATGGTTTTGTCAGAATAAATCCACCATACACTCAAAACTTTCTTCTCTTCCTATAGGAATTGCAAATAGACAATGGCCTCACGGCAATATACAAAATATTGAAGAAATTATAAAATTAAATTTACCGAAAAATAATCTCGCTTTAAAAACTTTTGATTTGTCCACAAATACCCAACACAGGCAACAAATAAACATTCAAACAGAGCAAAATGGGTTTGTAATGTCGCCGCCTATGCCTCATATTGAATATCTCAAACAACTCAAGCAATCTTATTTCTGTTTTTCCCCATTTGGAGGAGGTGCTGATTGTCATAGAATATGGGAGTGTCTTTATTTAGGCTGTGTTCCTATTGTACCAAAACATGAATATGTTTTTAGAGACTTTGAAGAACTTCCAATTCTTTTTGTAGATAATTTTGCCACCATTACAAAAGATTATTTAAAATTAAGAATACCCGAATTCTTTCCTTTTGACAATTTCAATTTAAACAAATTAGATTTAAATTACTGGAAAAAAGAGATATGTGGGCATATAATATAAATTATGACTGTAGGGTTATTTCAAGGACAACTGAGAGGGTTTAAGCATGCATTTAACTACATCCAAAACAACCTCTTACAGCCACTTGAATGTAAAGAGCTAATTTTTTATTTACCAGAAGATGATAAAGATAAAGAAATTGAAAAGTTTATTCCTAGCTCATATAATGCTCATATAGTGTATGAAAAAGAAATATATCATGATGAAGAAGGGCTTCTAAATACAGATAACTTGACTTACAATGACAAGGGAATTGAATATAATAAATACCCACTAAGAGGCAGACTTCAGCATTATCTCATTCAGCTTTACAATAAAAAAAGAGTATTTGAGATTTATAAAAATTCTTTCCCTGACTGCAGTAATCATAGGATATTGTTTATGCGGCCTGATCTTGCTCCGCATATACCTCTTAACCCAAATGAATTAAACTTTAATTGTTTAAATGTACCCAATTGTCCTCAATGGTTTGGCGTTTACGATAGGATGTGTATTGGTAATTTTAAAAACGTTGAAACGTACTCTCTATTGTACGACAATATAAAAAACAAACCATCGTTTAGCCATAATAACCCTGAATCAAGACTTAAGTTCTGGTTAGATTATAACAATATTTGTACTAATATTTTTCAATTAGGTGAAGTATTGCGCGTAAGCATGGATGGTACATGCAGAGACTCCTAAATTTATAAAAAATATTATGAAAAAGGGGCTTGTAGGTTTTACTAACGAGAAATATATTGCGTTAACAGAAGTTTTTGTTGATTCTGTTTTAAAATTTTCTTCCTTGCCTGTAACTATAATTACTATGGGATTTGATCACGACTTTAAAAATAGTCGCGTAAATAACAAGCGGGTAGATCTTGAATTAAATCAAAATTCGTGGGTAGAATCAACCCTCAGTAAGTATATAGCTTGCGCTCAAACACCATATGATGTTACTTTTTATGCAGATATCGACATGGTTATAACAAAAAAATTTGACCCATGGTTCAATAGTATTGAGCCCACTGTTGCTTCTCTTGAAAAAATATTTAGCTGCAAACACCCTCATTTTCCTTGCAATGAAACTAATCATTCTTTATTACAATTTTTTAAAAAATTTGGTCTCGGTATAACTCCAGATTATATTTTAACTGCAGGGTTTGCTTATAACCACAAATTCATACCTCGCTTTTTAGACGCTCATAAGAGAGCAATTAGTCTCCTTAAAGACGGTGTTGAATTTCCAACAGGTGAGGAATGCTTTTTGAACGCATTTCTAATGCAAAACAACCTCATACAAGACAGCGGGTATGATTATCTGCCAAACGCTGAGCTTTTTGAGTCATACATCAACAAATCCTTAGATGCTAAAAAGTACATACACCCTATATACCTGGAACAAGGCAGATACATAAATCCCGTTCTTTTTCATGGAAATAAAGATATTAACCGAGCTCGGTATATGATAGAAGAAATTGAAAAACACACTTGAATATTATTTTTTATACACTATCATAAGCCAATATGATTATCAATCAAAAAATATACGACGGTAAACTTCTCCACTCACGTTTTGCTTACACTTTTTTTCGCGATAAAACATTGCCAATTGGTAATATTATTGCTTTCCGCGCTCCAATGAAAGTTGAAGCTGAAGGCATGATTGACAGCGAGGATGTTCTTAATAATGACTACATCTATAGCGATGATGCAATAAACTTTCTCTGGGAGATACCTAACCTTGATGCTTTTGGTGCTGTTGCATATCAAAGACTTCTAAATACACAAATTGCAAACATTCTAAGCACTCAATACTTGAAGGCACCAATTGAGGTAGATGGTGATGATTTAATTGTTCATAAAGAGCACCAGCAGGGTGGCATTGCACAGACAAAAGGTAAATGCAGCGTTAGTATAACATATACAAAGAATAATGTTGCTCTTGGTCATACAGGAATTAATATCACTGCAGGTAAGAAGGCTCCTGCATTTGCGTATTCTACGAATCTCGCTGATGATCAAGTCACACAGTTTATGAAGACAGTTATTGAACTATTTTACACAATAAACGACGATATCTTTATTGCTACTACTAAAGTTATTAGTTAATGAGTATATTCGATATTATTGCAGATATTCTTTTTACAAAAAAGAAATCATCTTTAACTAATATTGATAACGAATCATCATTTTCACCTTTCATGCTCAATAGATGGATTAGCATGTATTCAAATAGCCTGGCTATTAAGTGCAATTTTTTAAATAAATTTATTGCATGCAACAAGCAAACTGCTTACACATTATTCTTCAATGTTTTTGATAAAATGCCGCAGAAGAAAATAACATATTATAAAAAAAATAAAGAGAATACTGAAAGTGATGAGAGAGAACCGATGATAGCCAAGTCACTTGAGCTGTCATATCGTGAAATTAAACTATACCAAGACGTATTGACTTCTCTAAAAAGCGCATAATATATTAATATGCCTGCTAATATTGATCTTCTGCCTACACAAAAAAGTTTAATTGATTTATCTGAATTGCCAAAGAATTCATTTAATTCTATTTTCTACGGCTTTAGTCTCAAGCAATTGCTTGATGATGTCATGCTTGTAAAGTTTGTGGATGAGACAGAGGATGGAACCAATATTATACGAAACGGTATTGTTGTACCTGTTAATGTTGATACAAAGGCTTGGCGTATTGGTGAGGTTATTTTAGCCGGACCAAATACCAAACACGCAAAAGTAAGAGATTATGTTTGTTTTCCAAACAACCTTGGGGTTCCTGTTGCTAATATTTCTGTTGATGGTTATGGCACTTTGAAAAAAGGTATCTTTCTTAATGAACAGCGTATATTTGGTATTTGTTCTGTTATTAATGATAATAATTCAGTAGCGGCACATACAACTAAAAAACGAAAAAGCGGTGAATGAAAGTAACTGTATCTACTCTGCGTACTATAGTACAGAGCAATGTTGCTGAAATAAAGTTCTTTAGAAGACGCCCTAAGCCTGGATTCCCTGCTACAAGAAGAATGCTCTGTACTACTAGTTTTCCGCTACTGAACAGTACAGAGGGTAGACTTGTTTTAAACTATAGACCTACTAACAGACCACCTCGCTTTAACCCAACGCAGAAAGATCTTCTTATAGTATGGGATATTTTCATGCAAAATTACCGTTGTGTAAATACAGCTGCATGCAATCTTATAACCACCATACCTGCAAATAAAGAATTTTGGAAATATTTTACTCAAAAATTAGCACGCCTAACCTCGCAACAAAAAATGGCGTTTATGAACAAATGACAACCACTGCCTACATAACAAGCACTGTTAACAAGCATTTACAAAAACATGCTGAGTTTGTCATCGACAGCAAGACTATTAAATCGGGTAAAATTCTACTTTTTAGTATAAAAGACTTTTTTTGCGCATTTCTCCTTTATAACGAAACAAAGAAAAAAAGATTTTTGTATGAAATCCCTTACCCATTCAGCTTTACTGAGAATAAAGATGAACTTATTTTTGATTATACTCTTGCTACATTTACACAAAATAATCCTGCAGTAAAAGATGATTTCTTAAAATTTAGAAATAAAAAGTCATCTAAACTGTTTAATAAAAAAGTAAAACTCAAGATTTTCATTTAACTTCATAAAAAGTATACTATAATATAGTACTGTGCTTAGTCGATATTTAAATCATTTTCCAAAAGAATATAACCCCTCACCTCAGCAAGTAAAACTCATTAAACATGTTGAAAAGGCTTTTAACAAAGGTAAGAAGTTTGTCATAGCATGCGCACCAACTGGATCGGGAAAAAGTTTTCTTGCCAAGACACTTGCAGGGCTAAGTAACTCGCCTGATCCTGATTTTGTTGAGTTAGTCAAAACATACAAAGCATACAAACAAGACTTCACAGGTAATTATATTCATGAAGCTGAATGTCTTAATACACCAGCTGCAGGCGCATTTGCTTTAACCATAACAAAATCACTACAGGATCAATACTTAAAACTATTTGCAGATACAAATCTTCTCAAAGGAAAAACAAACTACATATGCGATGTGGATCAAAATTTTGACGTTGAGACTGCCCCTTGTCTGCTAGTAAGCAAACTAAAAGATGATTGTTGGGAAAAAAATAGATGTCCATATTATAATGCGCGTAATAGCGCCTTAATATCTCAATTCGCTGCTTTAAATTATAAGATGTTTTTATCACTGCCTAAACACTTGAAGCGCAAAAACTTTCTTATTTGTGATGAAGCATCAGAGCTTGAAGATGAACTAGTAAAACAGTTTTCAGCTGAAGTAAACTATGAAAGACTCAAAAATTATGGAGTAGAATATCAACCACTTACATCTGAATCATATGAAAAAGCGCGCAACTGGGTTAATATCTTATCTCTTAATATTAATGAAAAGATTGACACTCTCATTAGTAAAGCAAGTAAAAAGCAAAACTCTCTCTCTCAGCCTGAGCGTATAAAACTTTTATATCTAAAGAATGTTTCAAATTCTTTATCTTCAATTGACTTGCTCTGGAATGACTGTGAATTTGTAGTTGATAGAGATTCAAAGAAAGCTACATTCACACCACTAAAGATTGACAAGCTGTCAAAAAATGTCTTTGATTATGGTGACAATGTTCTTCTCATGTCAGCAACAATCATTGATCATAAAAACTTTGCAAAAACTCTTGGCATAACAGATTATGAATATGTAGAAGTGGATAGTGACTTCGAAGCCTCAAAATCACCTATACACGTTTCTTCTAAACACAAATTAAACTATAAAAACTTAAAAGTTGTTCTGCCTGATATCATTGATCAAATAAAGCAGATTGTAGAGTTCCATAAAAACGATAAAGGCATCATACACACCCACACACAAGAGATAACAAATCTTCTTAGAGATAAATTACAGACAAACAGAAGATATCTTTTTAGAGATGCTACATCTAAGAATGAAGATATATTAAGCGAGCATTTTAAAGCAGATTTTCCTACAATACTTGTGTCCCCTTCGCTTTCATATGGTATTGATCTAAAAGATGATTTAGCTAGATTTCAGATAATAGTTAAACTGCCTTTCCCGCCACTCTCTAGCAAAAGAATTAAACGTTTATTTGATATTGATAAGAACTGGTATGAGAACAAAATGCTTAACTCTATAGTGCAAGCATGTGGTAGAGCCACCAGAAGTAAGCACGACTATTCAACAACATACATACTTGATGGAAACATTGTAAATACATTGAAAAGAACAAAAGACAAGCTTCCCCGTTATTTTATTGACAGGGTTTGTTAATAAATAATATAGTGAAGAATTACACTTATCACTTTGAGATAAAAGATCTCATCACTCAATTTGTTAATGCATTTGATAATATTGTTATTAAGCGATTTGATATGAACAGATCAGCAAAAAGTAGTATTCAAGTGAGATATGTATATTCACCAAAACAAAGAGTGATGTATGATTTGGTTAATAGAGCTCAAAATTTAACTGTGCCTGTTGTTGCAATTAGCATTGCAAATGTATCACGTGATGAAAACCGTGTGTTTAATAAAATAGGTGGTTTTTATTATTCTCAAGGCAACACCCTGGCTACTGAAACAGCTAAAAGCGATTTCTATAAAAGCCCCGTTCCAGTTAATATTACTATTAACATGTCAATACTGACAAAGTTTCAAACTGATATGGATCAAATTATGTCAAATTTCATCCCCTACAATAACCCCTATATTATAATATCATGGAAAGTACCTGAAGCTATGGTTGAAGACGGGTTTTCAGTGCCACAGGAAATACGCAGCGAGGTATTGTGGAACGGATCAATAGCGCTCTCGTACCCCACAGATATAGCTGCTTCTGAAAAGTATAGAATTGTAGGTGATACATCCTTCACCATCAAGGGATGGTTGTTTGGTGATCCTATATTCCCTGCAAATAATATATTTTATATTGACAGTAATTTTTATAATGTATCAAGCTTGCTTGATACAACATACGATCAGCTCACTTCTACTTCTTTTACCTACCCTGCTTCTGCAAATCTTACTAACGACCTAGAGACAGTATCGATATCTGCATTCCCTCAAACAACTAATTTTGATTATACATTTCAAAACATATGAACTATGTAACATTTACTTCACCTAGCACTGCATACCTTTCTTTTGGTGGTTACTTTTACGACAGACTCGCATTTGTCCTTTTAAGCTCTACAAACAATACAATGTTTCCTTATATTTGTTCTATAGCATATTTCACTGACAATAAAACTCTTTCCGCTTCTATACCGCCCATATCTGGGTATCCCTATAATAACTACTTTATACAGGGGGAGAATAAGCTTGTTATATATTTATCCAACCTGCCCGGACCTGGTGTATACGATGTTATTGTAGGTAATGCTGCAGGTTACTCTAAATTATCCACTAAAAACTATCTTATATCAACATATTAGATAGATATTTAAAAGATTTAGTATATCATAAATAATACTATATGGCGGACTCTAATCGCGAATCTACGTTCGGCAGAGACTTAATGAAGTTTGTCTCTTCAAAACTTCCATATCAACAAGTTGATGTTAACGATAAAATAAACACTCTCAACCCCAAGTACGAGGTTTTTTATGATCAAGGTACAAAAAGAGCTGATGCCCTGGCTAGACAGTCAATATCTAATACAACCTTTTATACTGATGATCTGTTTGGTAATGTCTTACGTGATAAGAACTATCACGAATTCATGTATGCAAACGTACAGCCTGATAAAATACGCCGACTCATGGATTACAGAGTCATGGCTGCTTTTGCAGAAGTTGCAGATGCACTAGATGAAATTTGCGATGAGTTTATTAATAAAGATGAGAATGGTGATATCGTCAAACTTATCTTTAAAGATTCAGATTTATCTGAGACACAAAAAACAAAATTAAGAAAAGAATTTCAAAAGTATGTAGGTTTTTTTGATCTTGAGACCAGAGGGTGGGAATATGTTCGTAACATGCTTGTAGATGCAGAAATTTATTTTGAGCATATTATTCATAAAAAATATCCTAAAGAAGGCATTCTCGGTGTACTTACCATTCCTTCTGATACTATTGATCCTGTTTATGCAAATGTTCAAAATATGAACATCAAAGGATATCTTCTCCGCAAACCAGTTTATGATTTAAAGAACCCTTCTAAAGTTGCCAAGACTGAATTAGTACCAATGGATGTAAATCAAGTAACATATATTAATTCAGGAATTTGGAATGAAAACAAAACAGTAAGACTGCCATTCATCGAGAATGCGCGCCGTGCTTATAGACAGCTATCACTTATAGAAGATGCTATTGTAATTTATCGTTTAGTTAGAGCACCAGAGCGCTTAGTATTCAATGTTGATGTAGGTAACATGGCTCCACCTAAAGCTGAAGCATATTTGCGCAAGCTTATGACCAATTACTGGTCCAAGAGAACCTTTGATGCAGATCAAGGCGCATCTGTACAAAAGTTTAACCCACAATCAATGTTAGATAGTTTTTGGTTTGCTAAGAGAGCCGGAAGTGAAGGTACGACTGTACAGTCTTTGCCTGCAGGTCAAAATTTAGGTGAACTTGCTGATCTACTTTATTTTGTTAAGAAATTATATAAAGCTCTTAAAGTACCTACAAGCAGAGTTAATCCTGATGATGTATTTAATGATGGCGCAAACATACTGAGAGAAGAGCTTAAGTTTGCAAGATTTGTTATTAGATTGCAGCAAAGATTTGCTGCAGGCTTGAAGAGCGGGTTTATTACACAACTAAAACTCAAAGGCATTTGGGATGAGATGTCTCTTAGGGATGATTATCTTATCCTTGATTTTAATGTGCCAACTAATTTTTATGAATTGCGCGAAAATCAGAAATTTGAATTAAAAGCTAATAGCTTTAATACTATCACGCAAAGCGATCTTGTATCCAAGACATATGCACAAAAGAAGTATTTAGGATGGAGCGATTCTGATATCATGGCCAATAGAGAGTTCCTTAGAAAAGATAAGGAATTAATGTGGGAATTAGCACAGATAGAAAACGCAGGACCAAATTGGCGCAATGAAGGGGCTACAGTAGCAGCACCAGGAGAAATGGGTGGGGGTGCAGGTGCTAGTGCTGCACCTGCAGGTACACCACCAGCTTTTGGACCCACACCAGAAACACCTGGTGAAGCAGAGACTGCAGCTGGAGGAACTGCTCCAGAAACAGCACCAGAAACAGCTCCTGAAGCTGGCGGATCTGCGCTGCCTACTTAATAAATAATTAAATGCCTTGTACAGACATCACCCCAATTACAGCTTTTCAAAGCACAAATCTAAACAGTAAGATTTGCTCTTTTAACAGGCTAGGCGAGAGAATTATGAGAGCTCTAGGAGCTCCATTGATAACAGTTGAAATACATCACGATCAATTGTATGAAAACATAAGTTTAGCGTGTGAGATGTTTTCTAAATTTGCAGGCTATACAGAAGAATATCTTGTATTTGATTCTGATCTCTATAAAGATAATAAAGGTCTAAAACTTGACGAGCTCTTTAGTATCACACCGTCCTTTAACAAAGTCATAGATCCTGCAGTACCCACTGTCTATGTTGCAAGAGTCTCTATACCTGGAACTACGTTTTCAGCTTCATCGTCTCTTTCTGCAACATATGAAAGTGGTATTTTTAAAAACCAAATATTTCAATCCACAGCTTATGCCTCAATAACAAGCTTCAGCTCTGCCTTGAGCTCATCATTTGATGCATCAGGTTCAAGAGATTGCAATACTGAAAAATTTGTGAATAGTTTTGACTATGATACAATGGATTATAGAAAAGTTCTTGAGATTGTAGATTTTGAAGAAGGTTCTTCCAGTGGTGTAAATACTCTGTTTACTATTGAACAAACTTTGGCCCAGCAAACATATTTCAGCTACGCAATGGGTAATTATGGTTTCGATCTAATCAGCTGGTATGTTCTCAAAAACTGGCTAAAAGATCGCGAAAAACTACTAGCACAGAAAAGATATTTCACATTTGATCAGAGAACACAATATCTTACATTTTACCCACCACCTCGCACACCTGGCTCAGGGTCACGCTTCTATGGCATTATTTCCTGTTATGTGGAACGTCCCTTGAGAGACATAATTAAAGAACAATGGGTATATCAATATGCACTGGCATTATCCAAGATAACAGTTGGCACCATAAGAGGTAAATATCAGGGAACAAATCTATTCGGCGGTGGCACAATAAATGCAGCCATAGCAGAAGATGGCAAAGCTGAAAAAGCACAACTTGAAGCTACTCTCATGCAACAAGGAGCTGCAGGATTTGGTGATGCTGCACCGCCCATGTTCTTTGTTGGTTAATTATGTTACCTCTTAAAAGAGATGAAAAGTATCGCCAAGGTATTTTCACACCTGTAAATAAATCTAAATACATTGGCAAAGATTTACCTGTGTTTCGATCTGGTTGGGAATTAAAGTTTTTTAGATGGTGCGATAACAATCCAAATGTGCTTGAATGGGCAAGCGAATCAGTTATTATACCCTACGTGAGCAAGGCGGATGGTAAGGTGCACAGATACTATACAGATGGTATTGTTGCAATAAGAGAGGGAAATAATGTAGCAAAGTATATTATTGAAATAAAACCATCATCGCAACTCAGTGTTCCCACTAGTGGTAACAAGAGAAAAAGCACAATAAACTATGAAAATTATAGGTATTTACAGAATATCTCCAAGTGGGAAGCGGCAAAAAAATGGTGTGATAAGAGAAACATGAAATTCTTAATATTAACAGAAAAAGAGCTAGGTCTTAGAAAATAATGCATTCTTTTAATAAATAATCATATGGCGCTTCGTCTTATAGTGGAGACACCACAAGATAACACAGACTTCGAATATATCTACGAAGAGAAGAATAATAAAGACCAGCCAAAACTTTTTATTTCTGGCCCTTACATGATGTGTGAAACAGTGAACAAAAATAAACGCATGTATTCAAAAGAAGACATGTTTAAAGAAGTTGCAAGATATACAAAAGAGATGGTTGAATCAAAAAGGGCCATGGGGGAGTTGAATCACCCAGAATCTGCTGATGTGAACCTCGCTAACGCTTGCCATCTTGTTACAAACCTTAAAATGGAAGGCAATTTTGTATATGGAAAATCACAAGTACTATCAACACCGTCAGGCAAGATAGTTGAATGTCTCATTAAAGACGGTGTGAGTGTTGGCATGTCTTCTAGAGCGCTTGGTGAATTATCAGAGGACAATGGTGTTAATAAAGTAACAAACATGAGGCTTATTGCTGTAGATTGTGTTGCCGATCCAAGCTGTCCAAAAGCTTTTGTTAATGGAATTTTAGAGAGTAGACAATATGTATTAAAGACAAACGGTGAATTAGAAGAGATGTATGATAGCTTTGCAAAAAGCATTGCAACTCTTCCTAAGCACGATGTTAATACATTTTTAAAGGAACAACTACTCAAATTTATAAAAGGATTATAATATATGAATCAAGAAGACAATAGCATTCAACCATCATCTCAAGAAAAGGCTTCCCTTTCTAACTTTATTAGCAATATTTCTCAAGAAAAGTATGCTGCAGCTAATAAATATTTACAGGAACTACTTGATGCCAAGCTAAAAGCTAGAATTCAAGCAGCTTCTAAAAAAGAAATTTTTTAATATGGAAAAAACAGTAACAGATACTCTTAAAGAAGCAACAAAAGATATCCTAACAGAGGATGTTCTAAAAGAAATCGAAACAGCTTTTAATGCTTCAGTAGATCAAAAAGTTAAAATTCACGTAGAAAAAGCTCTTATGGAGCAAGATGAAGATTATAGCAAGAAGCTCGAAAAACTTGTTGAAGCTATTGACACTGATCATACAGCTAAGCTCGACAAAGTTGTAGAAGCTCTTGATGCTGATAGAGCTGAAAAATTAAAACAGGTTGTTAAGAAATACGAAACAGCTCTTCATACTGAAGCTACTTCTTTTAAGGAAACACTTGTTAATACAATTTCTAGATATCTTGAAAAGTATTTAGATGAAAAACTTCCTCTTGCTGATATTGAGCAAGCTGTTAAGAACAAAAAAGCTCTTAATATGCTCACTAACTTGAGAGAAGCTCTTGCCGTAGATATGGCTCTCTCTAATGATAGCATTAAAGAAGCTGTAGTGGATGGTAAGAATAAAATCGATGAAGCTGTACAACAGCTTGAAGCCTCAAATAAGAAGGTAAATGAGCTAACAAATGAGCTCAATAAAATGAGAGCAGATCTCGCTCTGGAGAAGGTCGTTCAAGATCTTGATTCAGACAAGAAAGTATACATGAAAAAAATGCTTAAAGGTAAATCTGCTGATTTTATTACAGAAAACTTCAAATATACATTGGGGCTTTACGAGAAAACCGAAGAAGAGAGACTAACAGGTCTTAAAGAAGAAGCAGTTAAACAAACTGTTTCTGAAAAAGTAGACAGACCTGTTATCGCCGAGTCAGTAGAAGAGAATACAGATGAACCTGGATTTAAGAACTACATGACAGAGCTTAGCAAGTACTAATTTCCTTTTCTTGAGGGTAATCCTGAACAGAAAAAAATAAAGGTCGACATTATCTCTTTGGAGATTTATAATAATTATGGCAAACATACGTCCTTCACAGTCTTACATCAGTGAAGATCGCGCCAAACTATTGATTGAGAAGTGGGGTCCAGTATTGGATTACACCTCAAACAATGTTAGAGCGATTGAAGATGATCACACTCGTTTGAACACCGCCATCCTCTTGGAAAACCAAGAGAAGTGGTGTTTCGAAGCTAGCAACGTCGCTGGTGGAACCCCCGGAGTATTCAGCAACAACACAATTGATGCTGGTGGCCGCGGTAATCAGTTCCCTTCCCAGAATGACAGCGCTTATGCTCCTAACGATTCGCGTCTTCCTAAGATCCTCATTCCGATGATTAGACGTACCTTCCCTGAGTTGATTACTAACGAAATCGTTGGTGTACAGCCCATGAGTGGCCCAGTTGGTCTAGCCTTCGCCCTCCGCTACAAGTATGAGAGCGATGCACTAGGTTTCAACACAACAGGCAACCTCGACGGCTCAGCAACAACAAATCTTAATAATCCTCAGCTACAGTCAGACAGTGACGAGTTGGGATATCAGTATCTAGATACTAGATTCACTGGTACCTCTTCTGGTTCGCTCTCTGGTAATGCTACTTACTTCCCAATGGTTGATCAGGATCAGGGTGTTGCTCAGTTGCTCGCTAACTTCGAGCTAACAAGCAAGATTCCTCAGATCGTTGTCAGCTTTGAGAAGACAGCAGTAGAAGCCGGTACACGTAGATTAGCTGCTCGTTGGTCTGTTGAACTCGAGCAGGACTTGAAGAACATGAACGGTATTGATATCGACACTGAGCTCACAAACGCAATGTCTTATGAGCTACAGGCCGAAATCGATCGTGAAATGATCATCAGAATGATCCAGACAGCTCTAAACGGTGGCTTCGGCCGCGGTTTCTCTGTTTGGTCTCCTGCTTCCGCAGACGGCCGCTGGCTAGTTGAACGTAACCGTGACTTCTATCAGAGACTCATCGTTGAGGCTAATCGTATTGCAGTACGCAATCGCCGTGGTTCCGCTAACTTTATCGTTGCGACACCTCGCGTTTGCGCTATCTTGGAAATGCTCCCTGAATTTCAGTGGGTACCAGTCCAGGGTAACGTCAATACACAGCCCGTCGGTGTAGCAAAGGTTGGTTCACTTGGTGGTAGGTTCAATGTTTATCGTGACACACGTACAGAAGCTCAGTTTGAGCTTGGACAAGGTGGCAATTACAGTGGATCCGGCACATACGGATCCTCTCAGTATCGCACACAGCGTCTAGAATACGCTCTCTTGGGTTACAAGGGACCAGAGTTCTACGACACTGGTATCATCTACTGTCCGTACATTCCCGTCATGGTACAGAGAACAATTGGACCCAATGATTTCGCTCCCCGTGTTGGTCTATTGACCCGCTACGGAGTAGTCGATAACATCTTTGGTGCTAACCTCTACTATCACGTCATCATCCTACAGGGTCTTGGTGTTGCGTTCCAGCCTGGAACACAATCAGTCTACTTCTAAAAAAAGTAGTCGGGATTCAACAAAGAAAACACTTTCACCTGGTAAGTCCCAGGAAATTTAAAAAAGGGCCTCTTGCGGGGCCCTTTTTTTTTTGCAAAAAAACCTCATGTATTGAATAAATATTTGTATGCCTCAAATACGTTTTACTAATACTCTAGCAAATCCAGCTTCAACAACACCTGAAACATTGAATGTTTCTCTCACTTCAAAAGGTGTAGTTCTTGAAGAACTTGGTGCCAATGTGAAGTTTCTCGTTTTTCAAGACACCCCTCTTGCATTAACTACAAATTTTCAAACACTTTCAACACCTGAAGGTACAAAGTTTAGAGCTGATACAGCGTACAGTGGTGCTCAGTTTGGTGTTATATTTAAAGACAATTCTTCCACAATCTTCACATTACTGACAGGTGGAACAAATGGAGCCAACAGAGTTACATATATACTACAGACTGTTGCTTCTAATGGATATAATTCACAGAGTCTTGCTGATTTCCAGAGACTCTGGAACCTTAACGGTTAATTACTGTCTAACAGTCTTAGTAAAGTATTTCCACTTGTCCCACATGGCACCATTCTGCTTCAAGAGCTCCTGACTGCTGGCCCTAATGGGATTGATATCAATACCACCACGTCTCACATACAAGCAAGACACCATTAATTCCTCTGGCTTAACCAAATCATACAAGCGCTTGTAAATGGTCTCACAAATCTCTTCATGAAAATGACATTCATCTCTGAATGAGACAATGTATTGCAACAAAGAAGTCTGATTGAGTTGATAAGGACCTTTGTAATGAATATAAACATCCCCCCAGTCCGGTTGAGATGTGACCCTGCAATTACTCTTTAATAACGCTGAATGAAAGCGCTGCACTTTACTAGAATCACCATCAGTCCAGCCAATCAAAGAAGGATCTTCTTTATACCCTCTTACTTTGATGGAGGTGACATCAATGCTGTTTTCTAATGTGGGGTAGTTAGCAGTAGAGAATAAAGGTGGATAATAAATTGCATCATCAATAGCTTTTGTGAGCCTGACGCAAACTTTAACTTCTGTTTCTAGTAATTTGGATAAATCTGCTTCCATTACAGCTTCCAATTGTTGTAATACATTAATAATATTGCCTTGATATGTCTCCATATTGAACGAATTCATGTAGAGCTTAATAGACTTTGATTCTACAATATATTTGTTAGTAGCAGGGTAAACTACTTTAGCAATAGCGGCAATGGGCATGCCTTCATTAGTCAAGCAAGATACTTCATAAGCATTCCAAATATCATAGCCACAGAAAGGGGGACTATCATCAGAAATATCTAAATGCTTTCTGTTATTCTGTCTTGGCTCGCGAACTAAGAGTGAGGGATCATAGGTACACTTGTACCCAGTTATTTTACCCAGATGTTTTGATATGTTACTGTTATCTAATTCCGTATTCATTAAGTTTTATTTTAATTGCATGCATGCGTTCTTCCACTGTTCCTTTTAAAATAGTTACCTTGCCCTTCAACCTCTCATCCTTAAGCCAACAATTTTCATACGAATCAATAATTGCATCTCTAAATTCTTTATTTGTACTTCTCTCACCATCATCCACAAGCGACACATCATGCGGACTTGGATAAAAAATATGATCATATTTCTTAATATAATTTGTATAATACATTAGACCTAAGCTATTGGACACAGGAAAATCTTTTAACCTATTATAGGCAAAATAACTTGTGAACACCATGCCATCCATTATGCAACGATCATGCAATATGCCTTGAAATCCAAATCCTTTGTAATTATAAAACAAATTCTCAAATTCTTTGTTAAGAATCAAAGTCTGAGTCACATCATTTGCACCAGTTTCATTAATGTCTACCCCATACTCGCGTTTAATCAGTCTTGTAACTTCATCAATATAACACAATTTCGAACCATAATGCTCTTTACATTTCTTTAACAGAGTAGTCTTACCTGAACATTGCGGACCAGTAAAAGTAAATATCATTTGCCCCACTTACCATTATATACTATCTCTGCAATAATGCCATACACTGCTGAATCTCTAAATGCGTCCATAACTGGTTCATTTGCAGAGTTCATAGCTTTTTTCTTCAGCACCAAATTAATCAAACGCTGAATTTTATCATTGAGCCGCACTACTATGGCAGATATAGCAGCAAATCTATCTTCTTGCTTTACTAAATCAGAACCAAGAGAAATATTGCCTGGACCATAATCAAACTGTTTCTTGCAAAACGTTTCATATAGTTCCGTTTGTATTTTTTGAAACTCCTTGCATGTTTCGGGGAAGTTCTTTTCTACATATTTTACAACATCATCTTTATTCATAATCTTACTCCGTAATTCACTTTATTTAAATTCAACGAACCAAGATTGCAACCACCTGCATAACTAATTGCGCTTTGCAGATCTTGTTTTATTTCTTGAAGTTTTTCTTGATACGTAAAGGTGTCGGTATCCATGAGCTTCATTGTACCTTCAATATTTTTCTTTTCAATTTTATTGTGCATACTAGCAGATCCAAAGTATTGCTTGAACCGTCTTCCGCTTGCATCCTTAACAAGAGGTGCAGGGCTATCAGAACATGCAGCAAATATGGACCCACACATTACCATACTGGCTCCTGCGACAAGTGCTTTGGCGATATCACCATTACTGCGCACACCCCCATCTGCAATAATAGGAATATTTTTATCTTTTGCACACTCCATCACACAACTAAACATGGGATAAGTAAACCCTGTTTTGTCTTTTGTGGTGCAAGCATACCCACCACCAATACCAACCTTTATAGCATCAGCTCCAGCATCATGCAAATATTCTACACCTTGAAACGATGCAACATTACCAGCAATAATTTTAGCAGACGGCAGTACATGTTTAATATGCTTAATCTGTTCTGCTACTTTTAGATGATGACCATGCGCAACATCTATTGTAATAAAATCGATTTTCATCATACTTTGCCCAATAGCTGTTAATATATCTCTATCTTTTTGCTGTATACCAATGCTTATAGATACAACATTAAATTTACGCGAATTTGCATACCGCACAAAACTTTGTATGTCATTATCAAAGCGGTGCATAACATAAAAATAACCGTGTTTATCCAAAAGCTCGCATGTGTTCTCATCAATACAACACTTCATATTAGCAGGTAGAACTGGCAGCTTAAAATCATGTCCACAGAATAATACGTTTGTATCAATCTCTGCTCTTGACTTTATTGTGTTAAAATTAGGCTTGAGAAATACATTCTCATAATGTAGAGATATATACATTTTAACGTTCTAAAATTTTAAATGCTGTGAAGAAGCTTTTCCAGAGATCTAAGGCAGTATCGCGTAGTGCACCATATACACCATCCAGAGTCATGCCCTCAATGCTTACTCCTTGACTCATCAATATCTCTCCCTCATCTACACCCGGTGTAACTCTGTGTATGACACAGCCTGCGAGCTTATAGCCTTCTGTAAAAGCTCTCTCTTGAGGGTTATATCCTTTGAGCGAAGGAAATTTATCTATGAGCCCAGGATGCAGGTTATATATTTCATATTGTTCACAAATTTCTTTTGGAATTATTCTTAGATACCCATGCAGTGTAACTATAGGATTATCATACTTGGATAAAACATTTTCATAATCCTCTAATCTGGGCTTAGGTGGAATATGACACCAGCAATGCGTCATATTAAGCTTTGTTGCTCTAAATGTTGTCAGTTCAATTAGCTTTTTGTTTACTCCATCTGTATTATGTTTATTAAGAATTACACAATCAGGATATACTCCTAGCGCATTACTAAGATCATATATCTCAGTACCAGTTTGTGAAAAGAATGCTACCCAGGGTCTCATCTACGAATAATTTTTTTAAACATTTTAGTATTATACTCTACCAGATCAAGCTGCTCAGGCGTAAAGTTATGCTCAATAAGATCAGCTAGCTTGGTTGATGGTTTGGTCTGCAAACCGTAATCAGCATCATACTTCAATCCATGAATAGCAGCAACAATGGGGTTGCTAGTATCACAACTAACGATATTCCAAATATTTCTATCCACATAATATCTAAATTCCTTTGCTAAAGAGCATCCAAGCAAATGATGAGGTTTGCTCCAATTCCATACACCAGTATTTATGAGATCATTAATAAAGCGCTGACGACCAGAGCACCATTTCTCAAGATGTGTTGTGCCTTCACCTGTGATCTGATAATAGCTGAAATCAAAACTAATTGCAATCATATCGGCATTATCTGACATAAACTTGTAACATTCCTTGAGTTCATGCCAATTCTTCCCCTGCACAGCTCCTATAGCCTTTGTAGCACATGCATCTTTGACTGCATCTATTTTATCATCTTGCCATACCCTAAAGCTCGCTACTGTAGCCAGACTATCCTCCAGTACATCTGGTACAATGAACATGTTTGGCTGCAGATCAATAGCTGCTTCTAGAAATTTATCTGAATCAAATGCTTTGCCTAATTCAAAGATGGAGTTATCTAAAAGCACTTCTCTATTATAGACATGCCTTGAATTTTTATAAAATTTATAATATTCAGGATATTTATCAAACAAATGCACTAGTGCATAGTCAAAGTCATTATAGTTAAAGTCTTTAAATCTCAGTGTATCACCAAGAAGCGATATAGGCGTTTCATGTGATACTTTCATTAGCATATATAAATTATACTATTAAATAATATTAATTCAACATGAAAGAATCCAGTTATTATGGAAACTACTTGGGCATTGTTATACAAAACAATGATCCTTTAAAAAGAGGCCGGGTAAAAGTTTTTGTACCGCATGTTTCACCTTCCATATATTCTGGTTGGAATGAAATAAAAAGAGACAAGAGATTTAAGTTTGTAGGCAAAAACCTTAACTCTGATCTAACAGATATTTTGGATGATTTAAAGAAGATAATGCCTTGGGCAGAATGTGCCAGTCCTCTTGTGGGTGAGAACACAAGCGGTCGATTCAATGCATCTATAGCAGCAGGCAGCATTAGCGACACTTCAAAAAAATCTAAATTTTTGTCTAACACAGCTAATACCAATATAAACCAATCAACACTTACAAAATATTCTCAGAATTATGATGACATCGGTGAGAAGTCTGGTAATGTGTTTGATATAAACTATTTTAAATTAAAAGACGCATTTAATAACCCTGATGAAACAAATGTAAATAATGTAAACAAATTTAGCTATAATTATACACCTGATATTTACAGTAATAGTGCCAAAGGATCATTCTCAATACCTTGTGTGGGCGCACATCTGTGGGTATTTTTTGTTGCAGGTGATCCACTTAGACCAGTTTATTTTGCATCTTCTTTTGGTGAATCAGATTGGAGCAGCATATACAGTGCAGGGTCTGCAGTAAACGCAGATGGCAGCGCAACACGCTCTGATTTAGGGGTAGACTACCCTGGCGACTTTGAAAATAAACGCTCCACTGAGCCAACCCCACCATTAGATGCAGAGACATATAGGAACAAATATATTATAAATCAAAAAGGTGGCACATTGGCTTTTATTAATACTGACAATAAAGAAGCAGTCAAATTGTCTCATTATTCAGGATCCTTTAAAGAACTCAACAATTTCACAAATATTGAACTTGCAACTAAGAGTGATCAAAAACTAGTATTGGAAGATTTGTTTCTCACAGTGCAGGGAGATAGAAATGAATACACAGGTCGCGACTATGACTTGAACACTGTAGGTAATTTTTATAAAAAAATAGGCAAAATAGATAGCACTCTTGCCTCACAGTGGAAGGGAATAGTAAGAGAATTAGCTGATATTAAGCAATTATTTGAAACCAAAAGAGCAGATAGATTTAAAAATAATTTGCTTAAATTCTCATCCACAAAACAAAATAAAGTAGGCACTCCAGTAGCATGCCCTGTTTGCAGAGGAAGCGCAGATACATATTTTATATATAATATCTCTTATAATGACTCATTTAATAATATTATTAAAACGTCTTTCAGTGATGCAGGTGGTGACTATGCATATGGTCAAACAAATCTTTTTGATAAGTCATTAAAATATGTAGGTGTCGCAGGTACACCTGTTAATACACAACCAGTTACTCAACTAGGCGGAGCTGTAGATGGTAGTAATTTCAACTCAACCCCAGGCAGTTTTATGGGGCGAACGCCTTGCCCGGCATGTGGTGGCAGAGGAACTTCACCATCGTCACAAGACGGCAACTGGAGTAAAGAGACAAAAGAAGAGCTTATAAATCAATTTTTCAACAGTAATATTGCACAACTATCCGAAATAGAAAAACAATTAGGATTAGGGGGCAACGAAATTATAGAAATATCAAAACATAAGTTTGAAACCATTGGTACTATAATGAATGATTTTGGTTCCATACGCATAGATGATAAAGGCAAAATGGAACCTTCAGAAGTTGTTATTGCTGAGTACGGTACATTTTTGAACAGAAAACCTACACCTGTGCACGAATATGTGCATGTAACAGATCTTCCCGGAGGCAATTATACACTCAATGTAAGTAACCGATATAATTTACTTGTAGGTGCTGGTGGTGTTAATATAAAAAGCTTTGGCCCAGTTAATGTCTCTGGCACAATTACCAACATAGCAGGTGAGCAAGTAAATGTAGGCTCAGAGAATGAAATTAATATAGATGGAGGTAAACGTGTTTCTATCACAGGAGATGTTGTATCAATACGCCAAAGAGACAAGCGTCAAGTATTGATTGATAGCTCTCTGGGTGTATCAAAAAACTCAATTGTCTTAGGGGGTGGTTACTTTGAAGGTGAATTGCACGTGCAGCATGTCACTGCTCCAATGGAAATACAAAACACTAACAAGACGCTTTGTTATGGTGCTGCTACAACTGATCCAACTAATAGCAACGGCAAGGTAATTGGGTATGGTATTCCACTTTCAAACTTCCCCATTAAAAACCCACTAGGGTCTGGCTGGATGCCTAATCCAGTTCCTGGTGTTATTGGCCCTCCTTATATAGGTTATACTGATGCTTTGATGCCATGTGGAAGATTGCCGCTAGGACTACCTATTGGATTTATTCCTGGAAATATACCCATAGGCTATATTGCCCCGGGAGCATGTGTTGTTGTTGGACCAATGGGCACATCTACTAACCCTGGACCCATACCAGTACTAGCATCTCAACTTGGTGCACCAGCTCCTGGACCAGGAGCAGGAGATGTAAAGGTATTTGCATCTAGTACTGGGAATACGCTTGGTTTTGATACAACAGTTTTTGGATCTGGCTTTGGTTCTTTTCTAGCAACAGGTCCTGTGGGCGGCACAGGAATACCTGGTGTAGGTTGTGTTAAGGGATCTGATGCAGGGCTTGTTCCTGGCTTAGGTGGTGTTGCAGCAGTTGCAATGCCACTTGCAATATATGGCTCAGGCAGAGATGATGATAGTATCATGATACCAGAGCATAGTCATATGTTTGCAAATTTACCGCTTACTCTCAAGCAAACTAACAAACAAGTAAGAGAACAAGCTATTAGTACACTGCAAAGCTACAGAGACAGCAATGGGGACAATAATGGCGTGGGTGGCGAGCCGGCATTTGCAAGCCCAGTGGTCAATTCATCAAAGCAATCAATTTAATTTACTAATCCATTTGGGCCGATGATTCATGACCCAATCAATTAAAGCTTTTTCAAACCCTATATCTTTACCAGCTTTCTCGCTCAAAAACCATTTGTTCTTTAAGATATGCTCTCTCTCTTCTGTGAAACGTTTATACAAATTTGAAGAGGTGACCCCACTCAAAGTGGCAGTTCGTGACATACAAATATTTATAAAAAACCAAAACATTTCTTTACACTAGTAACCTTCAAAAAGGTTCCCACCAACCCACCCCTAGTGTAGCTATGTACAACTGCTCCTTCAGAATTTATTTATAGCTCTTCAGTAACCTTTTTTAAAAGATTTTCTAAGGACGGTAAATGCTCTTCAAAAATTTGTTTTTTTAAATTGTTTAAAATTTTAACAAGAGGCTCTTTGCGTAAAAGTTTTACACATGGAAAAGAAGGTTCATAGCCACATGGTTGAAATGTTTGCCATACAATGGCATATAAAATGTCTTTTTCTACTTCAGAACAATTATCCAAAAACCAACTGGGTATCATAATTCTATATCATTGAAATCTTTATCAGAAATAGATGTATCACGTGCACCGATCTTATAAGCACTAATCTCTGTCTCTTGTGGAGCCACCTGCACCTTGCTGCTATCAAGATAACTATCTAGCCAACCTGAAATAGGATTTTCTTTTTGATTAAAAATCTTCTTATAGCCAAGAGATCGCAACCTTGTGTCACAGAGCCATTTGGAATAACCTCCAAGCACATCCGCATTAAGACCTAATAAGCTGCCTTTGCTAAACAGATACTGTGCCCACTCCATTTCACTCTTGGCAGCATTTTCATACACTTCATAAATTCTGTCTTCACTCTTTTTTACTACAGATGTGAACCCTTCTTTGTCTTCTTCTTTTAATATCTTTATAAGATTTTGTGTTGTTGCAAAATGTAGTGCTTCATCTCTTTGAATAAATTTTATAATCTTGGCATTGCCTTCCATTTTGCCTCTGTACCCAAAATAAAACGAGCAAGCAAAACTAACATAAAAAACAAGACCTTCCATACAATTAACTGCCAGAATGCAATTGAAAATACTTTCCTTTGAGCTTCTATCTTTGCTAGAGTTAAGAATTTTATCAAAATTCTCACGTATGAGCGATGCGCGCTTTACAATTTCTTTATCTTCCATGATGCTGTCGAAAAAAGCTGATGCATCAGGATGAACATTGTTGAGAAGATAAGAATAGCTGTAGCTATGAATGCCTTCAAATCTCTGCCAAGTGTTCATGCATATCTCAAGTTCAGGATTCGACACGTGATCTTTTAAGGAATGTATGGACCTTGAAAGCATGCTGTCGCCAAGAGTTTGAAATTTTAAATTTGTATCAAACACAAACCGCTCTTCATTTGTTAGTTCCTTATAATCACCGCGGTCCTTTTGCAAACTTATTTCATGAGGCCACCAGAAAAACTCTTCTTGCTTTTTGAAGAGCTCAAAGAAGACAGGGTACTTAAACTTGTCGTAACGCTGTAGATTAAGATCTTCACCAAAAAACAACGGTTGTTTGGCAGAATCTATATTTTTTAAATTTAAAACAGATTTCATTTTGTTTTTAAATGGGTCTTTTTATTAAGCAAGGTTAAACCATGCCTGAACGGAAGACTTTCATTATGTCTTTCTAATTTAGTATGGACATGAAATGGTGACCATCCACTGTCAATGAGTTTATTTACAAGATTACGTTCTGCTAGCTGATGTATGCAACCTTGCTCAGTTGTAATGCCACTAGAAATACCAGGTGGGTGCAGGTTGGTATCGTGTATAGCTATCACAGTATCATTATTTATTTTATCTGCCAATTGCATTTTGTCAAAAAAAGCTATTTGAGCTGATTCATCATGGCTATCAAAAAAGAGTAAATCTATGCTCCATGGAATTTCTGTCACCTCCACGTCCCTAATATTTTTCTGTATAAAGGTAAAATTTGAATAATTTTCACCAAAAGGCTGAGGATCAACACTTATAACATGACCACCATCTCCTACAGCTTTGATGAAGTTTTTAGTTGAATACCCAGATTGTGTACCAACTTCAACTACATTTTTTATAATCATGCTCCTGCACAGAGCAAACAATAAAAGAGCTTCATCATCTTGAATTGGGCCAAGCACCCATTGTTGTGGTCCTTGAGTTAAATGAGACAAGTCGTATTCCATAGCTATAATTACAGTTTACATGCACCGCTTGAGCAATCCAGTTCTTTATTCATGGATTGCTCTTTGTCACCATCATCTGTATTATTGTAATACAACGAAATTAGTCCCATGCTATAAGCATACATTATCTCTTTCATGACCTTGCTGTCAGGCAATACATTGTTAGGATAATGAATGTAGTTATAATACATGTTGGTAGAAATAGCCATGTCTAAGTACTTTTGAATAACAGCATTTATATTAATGATATCTGTGTTATTCTCAAAGGAGAAAGCAAGTTGATAGTTGGATTCATATTTACCTATGCCTGGCACTAAAACAGGGAGCTTCCCCATTTTAGAGGTTTTATATGTTATTAATGATCTAACTGGTTCAATACCATTAGTAGAGCATTGAATGACAGAACTAGATTCACAAGGCATAACACATGACAGTGTTGAGTGTCTCAATCCATGCTCTTTAATTTCTTTTCTTAATGCTTCCCAATCAAGAGAAAACTTTCTCTTGACGATATCGTCAACTTTTTTCTTGTATGTATCCACAGGCAATATGCCTTTGGCATATTTAGTTTTATCAAACTTATCACAACGGCCTCTCTCTTTAGAAAGAGCTAAGCTTGATTTGAGCAGATAATATTGAAAATGTTCCATCCATTCATCAACAAGAGCCAGAGCTGATTTATCAGAATACTTCTTTTCATTTCTGGCTAGAAATGCAGCAAAATTAGTTACGCCTATCCCTAAACTTCTACGCTTCTTAGCAAAGTTAGCTGCGGCTTTATTAAAATATGTTTGAATATCAATAATTTCTTCTAAAAATCGAACAACAAGATCGCATGTTTTCTCAAGATCTTTCCAGTCTTTTATTTCAAGCATATTAATAGCGGACAGAATGCACATGCCTATTTCTGCTTCTGGGTCATTATAATCATTAAGAGGTATGGTGGGGTGAATTACTTCTGTGCACAAGTTGCTCATGGTAACTTTATCTAGCCATGCACCATGTTCATTGGCTGTATCAACATTGAGAATATAGATTCTGCCTGTCTCAACACGTTCTTTGACTATTAAACCAAACAATTTTCGTGCTGATATTTTTTTCTTTTGTTTTATTTTCCTGCTCTCTTCATGTTCTTTATAGATTTTATCAAACTTAGGTGTGCCCCAAGCTTCCCATAATTCAGGCACTTCATGTGGAGAGAAAAGTGTGATCTGTTCGTCTTTCAACACCCTATCATAGAATAGCTTGGACATGCCCACCGTATAATCAAGTTTTCTCACTCTATTATCATCGGTCCCTGCGTTGTTCTTGAGAACCACAATATCCTCTATCTCATAATGCCACCACTGGATATTGGTGGTTGCTGAACCACCCCTTAATCCATTTTGCTGCCATGCTTTGACTGAAGCTTCAAAAATCTTTAAGAACGGAATAACACCTGTGTGTACCACTTCGCCATTGTTGACAGGTGCTCCAATTGCTCTAATTTTGGAAATATCAATACCAATGCCACACCTACTGGCAGTGGCAATAGACACAGCTGTGCCTGATGCTGTGATTGATTCTTTATTATCTTCTACTCCTATCAAGCAGCAACTTGCATAACTCTTAGAATTGGTACGCACACCTGCCATGATAGGTGTTGGCAGATTAATCTTATGTCTTGATATTGCATTATAAAATCTATGAACATATTCTAGTCTTGTTTCTTTGGGGTAATTAATAAAAGCATATGCAGCAATAAGAATATAAGCAAACTGAGGTGTCTCGTAAATTACATCTGTGACTCTATTTTTAACCAAGTACTTGTCGCACAGTTGTTTAATACCAGCATATGTGAAAAGAAAATCGCGATCATGGTCAATAAATTCACCAATCTTGTTTATTTCATCTTCTGTATATTTCTCTAAAATTGCTTTATCGTAAATCTCTTTTCTCAACCCAGTGAAGATCACATCAATCAATCTGGGTGCATGCTTACCACCCCACACATCCTTGCGCAATTGATAATTGAGAAGACGCCCAGCGACAAATTGATAATTTGGTTTTTCCAAAGAAATTAAGTTTGCAGCTGATTCAATTAACACCTGGTGTATCTCTTTTGTAGATATATTATCTGCCATGTTCAATTTAGCGTTTATTTCTATCTCTGATAAACTAACTCCAGAAATGCCTTCTGTTGCCCAGCTAATAACTTTATTAATTTTTTCTATATTAAATTTTTCTGACTTACCATCACGTTTTTTAACAGAAATCTGCGAACTCATAGCCATGAAATAATTTATTCTCCTGAAGGAAGAAAACAGGAACTATTTACCAAATTTATCACAAACTGATATTATAGTAGCTCTTTTGTAAATCAATGCAGTCTTTTTAGTATTTCTGACGCAACAACAACAGCTATGGATGTGAATGATGCAAGAATTCCTGTAAAAATTGCTGTCTTGTGGCTCCATTTTTTATCAAGCACAGTTTTCTCTTTGCTAAACTCACTATTTATTTGATCACTCAAGTTGCTAAATTTTTCTGTAACAACATCTGTAACGTTCTTAAATTTCAATCCCATTTCACTATCTAATGCTAGAAACTTTGCTTCAACTTTTTCTTCCAATGATTCAACTTGTTCGTTTAATTTGGCTATTTGTGTTACAATGGAAGGTGATCCATTTCCTTGATAAACCGCTTTATATAGTGCATCAACATTTTTGCGTAAAGTGGCAACAGTGTCACTATTGGATGGTTTGCGCATTTTCATACTATTTTACATTAAAACTATAACGGAGTATGCCTTTATTTATGTTATATACTTTACCCTTTTTTTCACCTCTGTTATTAACAGTGACAAAACTCAATGCATCTCCTGTAACCACAGGCCCATTGAATATCTTCTCCCCTGCAAGGTGAATGGAATACTCTTTAACCCCAGAACTGACATTAAAAACCTTGATTGTGTCTTTGTCTGCTACTGCGGAAAACCCAGAATTAGCTGCCATATTGTTATTTATATTTATGTGGTTTTAATAAATAATTTAAAGTATGGCCAATCAAATCACAAAAATAATCATAAGAAACGGTACAGATCTACAAAGAAGAACAGCCAACATCACAGGTATCACATTTAATCTATCTGAGCCTGCTTATTGCACTGATACTCAGCGGCTGTACATTGGCAATGGTGCTGTGGGTGGAATCCCTGTTAGTACAAGAAATCTGGGACGAGTAGATACTCTGTTTGGTAGTTATCTGCAGACTGGTTTTAGTGAACAAGCGTACATTGCTTTCACGTCACAAGGTGCAGAAGTAGGTGATATTATTTTTGATGCTTCTACAAGAACATTGTATAGTTTGAGCTCCAGAAGCAACTTTGCAACCAGTGAAATACCTGCAGTATCTGATTTAGTTAAATATGATGCTTCTACTCTTATAAATGCCATACAATTTTATTATGATTCAGATCTAAAATTGAACCTTGAAACTCAAGGTGTAGCAGTTACAAATTTAAATAGTAACGTTATTGATGGAATCACTCTCACAAAACCAACACCTGCAACACCAATTAGTATTGCACTAGGGTCAGTAAGCAATGGTGTGGGTATTGAACACTTGAAGCACATACAAGACAATTCTCTATATATTAACTCTAAGAACGACATTGATGCACCAATGATTCAGCATGTTGGTCCAGGTCAAGTTGTAGGCAGGACATTCTCTTCAACTCTTACATCTATCAGCATTAATCAAATTCTCAACACAGCTTCATATACTGCTGGGCCAGGTTTAATCATAACATCTACTCCAGAGAGTGTATTGTTTGATCTTGACCCATTATATATTTCTTGCGGTAATCAATTTTATATAAACAGAAACACCAGTCTGAATGGTAATTTGAGCTGCATAAACAGCATAGCCACAGGCAATGCTGGTGTTAGTGGCAGCTTTACTGTGGGTGGCAGCGCTAACATAATAGGTCCTTTGAGATGCACAAGCAGTGTAACAACAGGCAATGCTGGTGTGAGTGGCAACTTTACAACAAATGGCAATGCATTCATAGATGGCAACACCACCCTAGGTAATGCCAACACAGATACAACCATCATAAGGGGCATAACCAAGATTGCTGACAGTTCTGCTACTAATGGCATACTATTTGGTTCAGGTGATGCAAATTATGATACCAATCTGTACAGAAGTGCTGCAGTTACATTGAAGACGGATGATAACTTTATTGTTGATTTGAATTTAAATGTTAACGGCAGTACCACTCTAGGTAATACAGATGCAGATGCAACTATCATAAGAGGCATAACCAAGATTGCTGACAGTTCTGCTACTAATGGCATATTGTTTGGCGCAAACAATACAAGCTATGATACCAACCTGTATCGATCTGATTATGATGAATTAAAAACAGATGATAGTTTAATTGTTAATTTAGATCTGAGTGTAAATGGCAATACTACACTTGGCAATACAAATGCAGATACAACCATCATAAGAGGCATAACCAAAATTGCTGACAGCTCTCAAACAAATGGTATCTTGTTTGGATCTGGTGATGCAAATTATGACACAAACTTGTACAGAAGCGCTGCAGTTACATTAAAGACAGATGATAACTTCATTGTTGATTTGAATCTAACTGTTAACGGCAATGCATCCGTAGGTGGCAATACTACTCTTGGCAATGCAAATGCAGATGCAACTATCATAAGAGGCACAACTAAAATTGCTGATAGCTCCTCTGCTAGAGGCATACTATTTGGTTCAGGTGATACAGATTATGACACCAATCTGTACAGAAGTGCTGCAAATACTCTAAGGACTGATGACAACTTCATTGTTGCAGGCAATCTCAATGTTAGCGGAAGCACAAACATAACTGGAAACTTGGATGTCACAGGTCTCATAACATCCCCCACTTTTGGAGCACTAAAAAACATGGCATCATTTGCTTCCCCGAGAATTAATGCTGGTACTATTCCACTTTTTAGAGCCACATACGACATACAAATTATCACAACACCTAGTGTTAACGCAACAGGTGGAACACCTACCTTCAGTCCTGCAATAACCAATGGTACAACTATTGCCGCAGGTACTCTGGTAAGTCTAGTGGCTGGCACAAGTCTCACAAATGTGAGCATTTCGTTTGGATATAAATACACCTAAGCATAAATTAATATATGCTAGGTGGACTCATAGGTGATGGTGAATTTCAGATAACATTCGGCACTCCTGGTGCGTTCTTATTAGCACAAAATCTAGCTAACATAATGGATGCAAATTATCCTGGTGTTCGAGCTTCAGGCCCAGTGCGTGTGGTGTTTACCATGCGAGGCAATCTTGGATGCAATACTAATAATAGTGGCGTGGCATTGTATACAGGATCATGGATACCAGGTTCTGAAATTGTATTAAATGTGCCTGCAAACACAGGGCTTCAAAATTCACCAGAAGGATTAATCTTAGGCAATGGTGGATCAGCAGCCAGAGGCGCAGAGCCAGGTTCTGCAATTTCATTGGGATATAATTTAACCATAGTCAATAATGGTATCATTGGTGCAGGTGGAGGCTGCGGTGCAGATCGCGGAGGTCCCGATGGCAATGGTGGTGGCGGTGCAGGGCAGCCTGGTGGGTTTTCTGTAGAAGGCAGTGGAGCTGGTGCTAGATTTTCTGGTGGTGGAGGGTCAGGTGGATCAGGTTGGGGAGCAGGATTAGGCATGATAGGTGGATGTGCATCCTACTGTCCAAGTCAAGGTGCAGGAGTTTTACCATTAATAAAAAATGGTTGGACATTGACATTTGACCCAGCTAGCACGCACCCATGGTTTGCAGGCAACAGAGGCATACGTTCAAATGTTTGTGATCCTATCAATAACCCTGCGCACAGAACTGCACCTTATTAATTTAAACTGAGCGCTGTTGTTGGTTTATTGTTAATAATTCCCTTGAGATAGGTATTAAAAGCCAGTGATATTCTCGTACTTGATGAAGTATTAATTCCAACCCCATGTAAAAGATAAGATGGGAAAAGAACTAAATCATATTCATTTGGAATTACTTTCCACAAATTGGAATTAAATGCAGTATATTCCTGTTTTCTATATTCAAGTGGTGTGTATTTTGGGTCTGCAAATGTAAGATGACCAGCATTCATATCTGTTTTATAATAGAATGTACCACTTAAGAAAGAATTGGGGTGAGTATGTACTTGATGATAGTCACCTGGAGCACTTTTATTTATCCAAGATTGTGTAATATAAATTTCAATATCCTTCTCTGCTCTTAATAATTCGTAAAAGTAAATATCAACATGCTTTTTAATAGCTTTGTGAATTGTTGTGCTTGAATTTGTATTTAAAATATTTTGATCACTTGTAAATTTGTTTCCTATATTCTCAATCATTAATTCTCGCTTATCTAAATTAACATTGTTAAAAACTGCATCTACTTCTTGTACATTCAATTCAGCTTTAATGTTCGTATGATAGAGCGGGCTGCTGAATAAAGGTGTTATGGTGGTACTCATTTTCATAATTGTATAAACGTAATGTTGAAAAACAACAAATATAATTGATTAACGTTCAATTACTTTATAAGTAAACAAATATGATATACTGGAGCTTGCCAAATAATAATTCTTATGTTAGTGTGGAAAGAAACGGGTTCAATACAGCTATAGGAGAGACAATTCTTGAATCTTTTTATCCAGAATTATATAGAAAGATGAAAGCTCCTATTGAAGAAAGACAGGTCTTCAAGGATGCAATGAAAGACACAAATGGAGATTTAGTACGCATAGTAGTACCTTGTGAAGCTGTACCAACTCCTGTTCCAGGTTTAGCTTATTACTACAGCAAAACTACTGACAACCACTATGCATTTGTAGAAAGAAAACCACCACACACTTTCATTCCACAAGCTACAGAAAGTACACGCGGTGTACCACATGCATTAATACGTCATCCAGTAGACAGATTCAAAAGTTTTATCAATCGTTGGACCCCACAACTTCATATGAGCAATTATGAGTTTGATATGTACACGTGCATACATAATGCTGTTATGAGTTTGAATCAATTAGCTCCCAACGAACCTTTTCAATACAGCAGCGGACAACTGACTCCACAAGTTGCTCTTTTAGATAACACATTTTCAGGTATTCGTTTTTATAGATACTCAGAGCATATTGACAATCTCACAGAGGACTTGCAACTGCTAGTAAAACCAACAAAAGAACCCTCAACAATTGTAACGCCTGTTACACTAACCCCAGCTCATGAAGCAATAATTAGTAATCATTTCAAAGCTGACTTAGACCTATATAGTAGCATTACAAAACCAGGAATTGTGTTATCACCACAAGGTATAGTAGTAAAAGCATAAACTATGGCTTATCATTTTAATGAAAATGAATATGCACATGTTCCAGGGCTTGTTCCTTTGGAAATTTGTGAACTTGCAACAACCTATGCTTTGATGAAAAAGCGTTTAGAGTATACCCCAGAAACTGTACCTGAGCGGGATGGTACACATGCAGCTTATGCTGATACATTAATGGAATCAATTTTATTGCTATTAAAACCTAAAATAGAAATTATAACTCAACTTGAACTCTTTCCTACATACACATACTACCGTATCTATAAACCAGGTGATACACTGCCTATTCACAAAGACAGAGCAGCATGTGAGATCAGTGTAACTGCATGCTTGGGTCATCATTATGTTACTGATGCCAAGGAATATAGTTGGGATATGCACTTGCAAAACAATGAGGGTGCAACTGTGACACCAAAGTGCACAGTAGGTGATGCTGTAGTATATAAAGGATGCAAGGTGCCTCACTGGAGAGATGCATTTGATGCAAAGACTGAATCATATCAAGTGCAGGCATTTTTTCACTATGTCGACAAACATGGTAGTAGCGCTGACTATAAGTATGACTGCAGACCCAATATTGGTGATCCCATTACATCTAAACAATATTGATTGTAATAAATATACATATGACATTCAAAGAATACTTCAAAGAAGCTTTTGTGTCGCCATTTGTTAGTAGAAATATGCCTCAAGCTTCTAACAACATGGGACCTGATCAAGGAATGACGTCAGGAGACTTAATGAATACCTTTCCTAGCTCTTTGAAGAGTGTTAATGTGAATATGCCAACAAAGAAAAAGAAAATTAAGAAGAAAAGAAAAGCTTAGCCAAATTATTAGCCCTGCCTTTTACCTGTGCAGCCCACTTACTATTAAGAATCTCTTCACCAGCCTTTTTGTAATTACCTGCATCAATGTGTTGTTTTGTATTTATGAATTTGCTTAACCGAGTGTAACCAAGATTAAAAGACATATCTAATACAGCAAGCTTAACATTTCTAGGAAGCCCATCAAACTGTGGAAGAAATTTCTTTGCATCATTGTAAGCTGTCTTGATGTTTATTTGAAATAATGTTTTGATTTGATCATCAGTTAAATCTTGCTGTCCGTTGAGGACTTTATTATAATCAGCACCAATGCTTTTGAGTATAGCAGGTGCATCAGGTCGAGTTAAATTGAACCCTATGCCAATAGTTTTTTTGCCTACAGAATCGAGATACACATGATTCTTGTGTCCTTCATGCTTTTTAATTAAAGACAACACATCATCAAAAGTAATGCGAGTATCAGCTACATTCTGCACAATAGCGGAAGATGGTGGTGGAGGTGCATCAGCAACAGCCTCTAATAGCTCTTGTATTCTCCTGTAAAATTGCACCTAATTATTTAATTAAGCACAGCAACTTTAACTATCTTAGGATGTGAATCAGCAAAATCTAAGGCATCTCTTTTATTGACAAAGAACACATCAATTACAGGCAATTTACCACCAGAAGCAACTTTATTCTTTACAGCAGTTCCTGTATCAACAGCTTTTACAAGACCCACATTGGGTATAATAACCTCTTTATCATAAGGAATAATTCTAGGATCCACAGCAATGGACTCACCTTCTTTGAGAGTATAGCCTGTGGAGCTTCTCATCCTGCGGCTATCAGAATCAGTGCCTGCGCCTCTGGCCCAATACACTGTCAGTCTCACTGTAAGTACTTTGACTTCACGGTTTTCTACAGGTATAGAAATGCCTTTAAATCTAATATTCCCTTTACTGACTACAATGGACTTAGCCAGCTTAGTTTCTTCACTGTGCACAGCTTGCTTCAATTCCTTCTTTAGCTCTTTTACATTAGTTGGACCACTAGCCATGGATGTAAAGCTAAAAGGTAAAGTTGTTACCATTAGCCCTACCAGTGTAGCGAGTATTGTGTGTGTTTTGTTGTTTGTTTTCATAAAATAAAAAATAACTGCTTGAGCAGCAGGCACTAAAAGGCCAAATAACTATAATGTTGTTGTATCATTATTTATTCAAATAATACAGGAAACCTAGGGTGATTCAAGCTTAAAAAACTGCCAAATTCTTATTCCCAGGGAAAAACAACCCAAGTACTGTTGTCAACATTTTCTCCGACAATATCCGGCACAAACTTAGTCCTTTGTTTCATATATAAAGAAACAGTTACAAGTTGTTTATGACTGTATAATTTCTTGGCTATTGTGAAGCTATCACCTGTATCAGAAATATCATCAATTAACAAGATTTTATTGTTGTATGTTAAATTGGGCAATTGATATATTTCAGCACCATCTTTTTCTTGATCTTTATATGTCTTCAATCCAAAAGAATGTACTTTGCGTATGCCTAGAAGATTGCTAATAATTACTGCAGGCATCAGACCACCTCTGCTAATACCAACCACTTCGTACTCCAATATATCTGTATATTTCTCTTTGAGGTCTTTTACTATTTTCTCACAGCACGGGTGCACATCATGCCAGGTATAAAGCGTCTTCATGCTTTATTATCTGTTGTAAAAATTAAAAATCAACTACGAGTTAAAGTTATATCTCTTTAACATGCCAGGCATTTTGCCAGCGCGTCTTAACTTTTCTATGTCTCTTTCTATTTCTATAAGAGCACGAACTGCATGCATTAAGAATCCATGCTTTTCTTTTATCCTTTTATATACAAAATTAGGTTCATTATTTTTAATTCTTTTGGCAAGATCTTCAAATTTTTTAGTTATATTGTCCTTTAGACCACCCAAGGTAACAACACCAAATCCAGACACATTAACTTTTGATTTGTCTAAATCAACCTTGTCTATTTCTTCTATCCAGCCAGCCCTTACTCTCTCAGGCTGCATGGGGGTGGTTTCTTCTGCTTCATTGTCTCTATAATCTACTGGTGCTATGGCATTATCTGGTATGTTTTGTGTTTGAACCTCAGTATGGTTAGCATTAGCATTTGGTTTGAGCTTATTAAGATACACTTGCTCTATCAAAAAGACATCTCTGTTCACTTAAGTATTTATATGGAGAAGTCCAAATTGGACAAATTAAAATCCATGACCCGTAAAGAGGTCTGTGATTTTGTAGCAGAGAACTGGGATTTATTTAAATCATGTGATAGCTGTGAATCCATCTTATCGCAAAGAACAAACATATGTCCAGTGTGTTCATGTTACAGATTTAATGCACAAGAAAAACTAATCAAAAAACTAGCTAAAAAATTTAAAAACAAACCAAGAACAAGCTTACTTGATTCCGATTTTTTGTAGATCAAGCCGGTCATTAAGATGTTGAGATAAAAAAATTACTTTTTTCATTATCTCTTCTTTCTTAACACCTTTACTTTTTTTTGCCTCTAAATAGAGGTCCAAGACTAAATCTGCGGTAATTTTTTTCCGCTCACTCATAATAATATTTAATATTTTCTTTAATAATAGTTGATTTTAATTATATATTCTATAATTAGTCATATGGAAAATAACTTCATTACACAAATTGTTGAACTAGCAAACACATTGACAGCAGACTATGAAAAGTTTTTTGTCAAACAACAGAACGCAGCTTCTTCTCGCCTTCGCAAGGGGCTAAAAGCAATTGCTGATGTCTGCAAAGCTGAGCGCAAAAATATTACAGAAGTAAGAAATGGCCGCAAAGCCAAGTCTGCTTAAAGCTTAAAGTATATCTTAAAAAGATAGCTTGCAACTAAATGGGTTAACAGCCCTGCAAAAGCTGTTGCAATAATAAAATTAAACTCTCCCCTCAGGGGGTTATAAAACAAAGAAGTAGCAACACCTATCCAAAAACTGCTGCATTCTGGGCACAATAATGGCTTGCTAATAAGCGGTATTTTTGCTATCATGTTCCTAATAGGAATAAAGATTTTTGCAAAACTCCACATTTGAGACACTGAAACAGATAGTAATAAAAAAACTATTATACCACTCAACATCATAAAAAGAATATCCTGAGTTTATCACCTTTACTAGTAACACTAAAACTTCGAAAGTTGAATCTGTCTTGTATTAAGCGAGTATAAAAATCAGCATATGCTTCATCAGTATCATCTATCTCAAAAATTTTTCCTGCAACATCATAAAAGCTGTTATTTTCAATTATTGAGTTAATAGTTTGCTGTAAAGAAGCATTCTTATCAAAGAAATTCTTTAAACAGTCGAATACACTCTCATAATGCTTTTCAATGAACAATTGAACTTTTCTTGCACAACTGCATTGTGGATTATTTTTAAAAGATGCTATATCTGCTGATATTTCAGAAAATGCACTTTGCAATTCTTCTGCAAAAACAGGCAGATTAACAATCAAAGGCATTATTGAGCCAGCTATGGCAGGTGTGGGTTCATTGAGATATAATTTCATATTGTTATTATATTTTGTCCAAGAAAAAATTCAACAGTGTTATTCGTAATTATACCCTGGTATTCTGAAGTTTTTCTTTACATTAGGATCTGTAATAATATGACCTGACACCACCCCTGGATATTTCATCACATCAACTATGAACTCCGAAAACGGGGATTTAACATTGCCATCAGGTAAAACAATGCCATTTGGTATGCCACCAACTTCTTTATCAAAAGGCCCACTAGCATACACAGTTCTAGTACCTGTGGGTGTGTTTTGTTCACTGACTTTGCGGTAAACTGATCCATCTGATGCACGATATCCTGCATTTTTAGGCAGAGGTTTTGCTGCTGGCTCTTCAACACCTGCACCAGTATTAAGATCAATAATTCTTGCTTCAGGGTCATAATTTGCATAAGAGCGTTCTGACTGTTGCCGCACCTTTTTCTGTTGATCAGCAATTACAGCAGATTGAATAAGACTGCCAACCAGACCAATAATAGGCCCTATGGGTATGCCGCCTCCACCAGCACTATTCATAGGAGCTCCTCTGCTTTGCATTGGATATCCAGATTGCATGGGCACTGGTGCTGTGGCATACGACTGTCTTGGTTGTTGTGGAGCAAGACCGTAGGAGAATGTTGACTGTGATTGTGCAGAACAACAAATGCTTAGCAACAATATGATTCCTCTTTTCATGCAATCATATTAAAGGAATCAGAGTTTAAAGCAAGCAAATTCCCTACATAGTTATAATAACTCAGTGGACTATGTAGCGCATGCGTTTAAGTAACTTTAATGAACATAAACATTAGCACAGATTTAAAGGTAAATAAAAAGGTTGTTGACACACTTAGCGTTGTATTGGACTCAGAGGAGTTAACCAATCTAGTGAAGACCAAGGGGCTGGCTGCTGGCAATCAGGCCATTGACAAATTTGTAGCCAGATACACAGCGGATCTGAAGAAGAAGCTAGCTGCAGCAATCAATCATTAATTTTAACAAAATTGCTGGTTAGTTTACATAAGTAATAATAACATGGCCACACCTCCTAATTTTCAAGATCTAGCCAGACAACAGAGAACAGCAACATTCAACAGACTTTCATTTAACAATGTGGTCAATAGCGGCAACCCCACAAGCAATGATGTGGCTATAGTTGCACCATCCAATGAAGCTGCTCCTATTCAACCTGGGTATACCACCACAATCAGATCAACATATCCCAAAGCTGTATTAGCAGAAGATTTTGGTAACCGTTGTGCAACGTTCATACAAAGCCTTTGTGGATATGCACCTAGCAGTGTGTTAACAGCTGCATCCATATGCTCTGATGATAAAAACGCCCCCATATTTGCAAATAATGATTTTGGTCAATATCCTGTGTCTTTGCAGCAATTTCTTGGACCATTCTTTGCTGGTGGTATTGGTGGCTTCCCTTTCCCTGGCATTGTGGGTCTGTTTGCCTACATGAGCCATTATACAAATGCTAATAATGGTGCTCTCTTTATTTACGTACAGCCTCACATTGGCATCACAGCAGATGGTCAAGTGGGGTTCATGCGCAGAAGAGATCAAGAAGCCTCTCTGGCGCTCTCACAAACTTGTGGTGCTGTAAATGCAGCTCAAGCAAGAGTCGTGGGGCCTTTGAGTGCTGTAGCACCAACCTTTGGTGCAGGTCAAGAGTTCAGTCAGAATGATTTTCAACAGTATACACTGGTCAACACTCTGTGGAGCAATACATCTGTAAGAGCAGCACTAACTGGCGCATCCAATGCACAGGGTGGCACATATGCACAGAGAATGGTCATAGCTACTAATGCTATTCTTTCAGCTGCCAACAGCACCATTGAGCAAATATTACCAGCTGCTTACACTGCACTAAGTGGTGCACTAGGAGCTTCATATAATTTCAAGCCTGATGTGTTTGTGAGCGCTGGCACATTCATCAATGTGGATGATGGGTACAAAGCATATGTGGATGTGCAAAGCTTCAAACTGTACAGCGCCAATGGTTCATATACCACCTACACATCTCAATTCACTGCTGGCTTGCTGCCTTCCTAATTTTTTTTTAAAGTCTCTTAAGTAATGGTAAATATAAATAATATTTATACATGGCTGTTGTACCAAATTTCAGGGATCTGGAGAGAGTAAGAAGACTGGCCGCTAACAACAGACTGTCTTTTAAACATGTAGTTAATAACGGATCTCCTGTAAGTCAGGGTGCCGCTGTACCTGTCTCGCCACCTGCACCAGCACCTGTGCCAGAACCAGTATATAATTATGTTATTAGTAATAATGCAGTTATACCTATTGTTAATTTGGAAGTACCAAACTACTTTATTGTTACAACAACTGTGGACACATTTAGTGCTGTTTTTGATAATGAAACCTTGGGAATGTTAAATAATTTTGATGTAACTGACTTTGCAAGTTGCAATTTATCTTTAAACTATGGTACAAGTCTATCAGCTAACAATGAGGTAATTTTTGTAACTCAAAGTGTAACATTATCCAGTATTTCTAATAATTTATATACAATTTATTACACCAACACAGGATCACTTATTGTAGGGTTTGCAGCTAGTAATGTTTATATACCACCTATTACAAGTTATCCGCCTGCGCCCACAGCCACACCAACTCCCACAGCCACACCCACTATAACTCCCACACCCACTATAACTCCCACACCTACTATAACTCCCACACCCACTATAACTCCTACACCTGTACCTCCCACAGCTACTCCAACCCCTACACCCACACGCACACCTGTACCTCCCACAGCCACACCAACTCCCACTACAACCAGAACACCCACACCCACGCCTACACCTACTTTTACACCCACAATCACTCCAACACCTACTATAACTAATACACCCACGCCCACACCTACTATAACTAACACACCTACACCCACAGCAACCAGAACACCCACACCCACACCTACAATAACACTGACTCCAACACCTACCATCACACCCACGCCCACACCTACAATAACACTGACTCCAACACCTACCATCACACCCACGCCCACTGCAACTGGTCAACCCACATTTACACCCACGCCCACACCTACCATCACCAGAACACCCACACCTACACCTACTATAACCCCTGCTCCTACTATTACACCTACTCCTCTTATAGGTTCCATTTTTAATTTAATATCATAAATATTTTAACATGAAAAAAATATACATCATAACATGTGACAGTGAGGAAAAAATTGATGCGATTATAAATCAATTGATTACTCCTGGAGTTGCTCCTGCAGGTACAGAAAACACTGAGCTGCTTGATTTTACAGACATACATGATTACATGCCATATTCAAATTTTTCAATTCAGGTGGAAATGACATCTGAAGCAGCAGATGCACTAAGGCAACATCCATTAGTTTTTAGTGTAGAAGAAAAATCTGATGCATTGGCAAAATTGCATTACATGGGTCAAAACAGAACCCTCAACCCAGTATACAGCTCCTCGGATAATTTCAGTCACGATAATTGGGGACTGGCACGGTGTTCTAGTTTATCGGGATCTCTTCCCTTTAATTGCAACTTTACATATACAAAAACAGGTTCTGGTGTGGATGTGGTAATTATTGATTCTGGCATAAAATTCGATCATCCAGAATGGAGAGATAGCAATGGCAATTCCAGATTGCAACAAATTAACTGGACCTTGTATAACCCTGTGACAGCTAGCACAACACAAACAGTCACAGTACCTGCAGGAACAGGAGGAGGGTATTATATCAATGGTGTGGCAAGAGACACAGTTTATGTTATCACTGACAAAGTGCAGCCCACCACACAAAGAAGAACCACGGTATATAATTTTGTGCTGGATGGCTCCACTGCATCTCACCCGTTTTTTATTGGATCAGCAGTGAACGTTCCTTTCAATGCTAACAGAGTATCCAACAATGGTGGCACAACTGGTACTGTTTCATTAACTGTGTTTCCCCTCAACAATGCATTGTCCACTGGTCAGAATACCATGTATTATTGGTGTGGTTCACATGCTGGCATGGGAGGTGTGATCACCAGAACCAGCTACAATACACAAGCTGATAATCAATATTTTTACAGTGATGCAAATGGACATGGAACTCACTGCACTGGGACTGTGGCAGGCTCTTCATTTGGTTGGGCCACAGATGCAAACATATACAGCATGCATTTAAATTTTGATGATGCATATGGGTTTGGCACTGGCACATCTGGTCTCATAGAAGCATATGGGTTGTTACTAAACTGGCACAACACAAAACTACAATCTGTTGCATTATCCAGCAGGCCCACAGTTACAAACAACAGCTATGGATGGGATCCAGGTGTATTGCATGACTCTGTGAATCAACAAGTCAAAGCTTTAACTGATGCAAAAATACATTTTGTGCATTCAGCAGGCAATGATGGCGTGCTCATTACTGTGCCCTCTGATCCTCTGTACGACACCATAAGAAATGGATATTACTGCAGAGAGCCTTCACCATGTTACCCTTCCACTCAATGGACTGTGCAAGCCAACAACCCTGTCATATGTGTGGGTGCCACCGGGTCCTATTCTGTCAATGGAAGCTTAACAGGAGCTCCATACAATTATGCAGTACTCAACAATGAAACTTTGAAAGCAGAGTATTCCAATTATGGCAAGGGGGTCAGCATCTATGCACCAGGCACATACATAAACAGTGCACTACCTACTACATCGCAAGCAACATACTTGAATGGAGCATTGGGTGCATATGGGTGTGGCAAATACAGCGGCACTTCCATGGCTGGTCCTCAAGTGGCAGGCATTCTGGCCACCATGCTGCAAGACATGCCACACATAACACCATTGAGCGCCAAACAGCGGCTCCTGGACTTCAGCTATCTAGGGTCCATAAGTGCAACCAACAGTTTTGTGGCATACCGAGGCACCAATGCATATGCACTGAGTGGTGGTGCAAATGCTGTGGTGTCTCAGTACCCTCCCAAGAAGATCATAGTACCTCAAACAGCTTTTAATTTTTTAACATTCAATGGATTGAATTATAGCAACAGCACTGCAACTGTAAGGTTGAGCAACATCATATTGGACTCCACAGTGACTGCTGTCAATTCATCTGGCAACATGACATACACAAATTAACTGTGCAACAGGTGACACACATGACCGACAAATTGACTGTGGTGGTGTCCAGATACAATGAAGATACACAATGGCTGAACAACATTCAAGGCCACAAAATCATCTTCAACAAAGGCAATAAGATAGCAGACAATTGCATTGCATTGCCAAACATTGGCAGAGAAACACACACTTTATGTCACTACTTGTACAATTTTTATGATGAACTGAATGATTACACTTTGTTTCTGCAAGGCAACCCATTTGAACACATGCATTGTGTGAATGATTTGTATGCATTCATTGAACACTTTGAAACAGCAGATGAAGTCATGGGATTGGGCATTTACATGTCTGATGCATATCATCTCAATTCCATAAAGAAAATAGAAGATTATTTGAACATTGACAAGAAAACCAACATGTTTTATACCAATTCACAATATTTGATACCCAGAAAAAATATTGTGAAGAGAAACAGGGAATTTTATAAAAAATTACTGGAGCTGCATTACGCTGATGTTGCTGATGTGGTCATACCAGATGTTCCTTGGGTTCTGGAAAGAATGTGGTGGAACATGTTCAAAAATTAATGCATTGAATTTTTTTTCGGCCTTCCAGGGTTCCCCTTACTCCACAGCAGCGTAGCCGCCCCTGGCACCGCCCAGATATATGGTTCTCAGAACATAAGTAATAAGAGACATGGCTACACCTCCTAATTTTTCAGACTTAGCAAGGAAACAGAGATTAGCTGTTAACAATAGGCTATCTTTTAATAGGGTGGTTAACAACGGATCCCCTGCAAGCCAAGGCGATAGTATACCTGCAACACCACCAGCATCAGTTCCAGGGCCAGTAGTTGATAATGCTCCCTATGTTGCTCAGTACATACCAAATGTACAACAAGGACAAACAGTTAATATTGGCAATGAATCAACAGTGGTTTCTACACAATTGGGTGTGAACAATCACACTATTATAAAAGACGGTGTGAACATAAATATTAAAAAAATATACGATGCAAACGCAAATTATCTTGAAGTTACCATGAGCGATACAGGATTAACATATCGGGTAAATTTTAATGAAACAACATTTCTACCAATCAATGGTGTTGAAACAAAGATGGTGTTCACAGATTTATTAGCGGAAGGTAGCATATGGGAATAGCATCATGGTGGGGTGGGGATGAAGACGGCGATTTAAACCCCCCTACTCCTGGCTGTGACTACTGGGCAGGTAGAACAAGGTATGATAAATTATGTGGTAAAAATGAGTACAAATGTCCAGGTGAACAAAACAAAAAAGATAATCCTGCAAATGAAGATTGTCCAGAATGTACTAAGAAAAAGGCAAAGCCTATATATGAAGGAAATATATGTTGCATGTGTTACACTTGTGAGTGAAAATAAAGAGGTTATAGAATATGCCAAGTTATTATTTTAAAATTCCAGCTCTTATAAAAACGAATTACGGTGTAATTAATTACAATCGCTTAAATCTTACTGTCGCTTCAACACTAACTTCTTCAACTGGATTGACAGCCAGTACTTGGTACGACACTGATAGAATTCAATATCAGCTTAATCCCACTCTATCTGCAGGTCAAGTTGCTAAGGTGCTGCCTGCTGCATTTCCGTTTGTCACATCAGCTTATAACATTTCACTTGGTTTACCAGGTCTTAAAGTAAGCGCTAAAAGAAACAAGATACCCATAACTTTTTATAATAGCAGTACCAGAACATATACTTACAGTGGATCACCCGATTTCAATTATTTTTACCCTTCATTAAGAACTCGCGTATTTTATAAAAATATACCCAAAGATGTTACCATTACATCAATCAATTCAAGTGCAAAAACATTTCGTACATCTACTGATGCATGGAAGTATAATATAGCTAGCAATAATTTCTTTAATAATGATTTTTATGCTCTTGACCAAACAGTAGAAGCTACAGATGACACTGCAGGTACCTGGAAACTATTTCCATACTATAGAGTTGATGCGCTAGAAAAAAACACTCTCAATAAGTTCTATAAAAGAATATTGCAATCCCCTGTTATAGGTGTCAAGCGGGACACTACTTACAATCAAACTGCTTCATTTACTGTGCCTTTTGCATTATATTATAAGATAGATTATTATGTTGATAGATTTTTTATACCAACCACAGAAGAACAACGACGATCCAATCAAAGCAATCCTGCTGGCAGATTGATTTACGATAAAAGTGTTTCATTTATTGATTATAAACTCATAACTGTGCCATTGTCAACAGCAAATGTTTCTCTATCATCTTATAAAACAGTATTATTACAATCTCAAACACCACCATTAGTGAACAGTGACATAAGAATTAACAGTAATTACATATTTAGCAACAATCAAGCATCAAGCTCTTCTATTGAATCAATTAATTGCTCTAGATATAATGATTTATCTGGCTCAAGCATTGATCATAAATTTATTACTCAGAAGATATACCCACTATCTGCAACTAATACAGGTATTAAGCACATATCTGCAGGCCCAGCTTTAAGCGCTTGGGGTGGATTTGATGCATCAGATGATCATGTAATTGTTTCAGATACCTTTAAGAATGAATTGCATATCTATAGAATAGATAATACAACTAATGAGCCATTTTATGCTAATATTGTACCTCACACAATAGTAAAACCAGCATCATCTGTAAGAGGAATGCTCCAGACATCAATTTCAGGGTACGGCAGAAATTTGATCATTGATTCAAGATACAAGCGCAAAAATACACTTGACGTGGTGGCTAATAGTTATGTTGCAACTGTGAGTGGTAAGCGAACCAATGCAATTGAAGTTGCCACTCTATCTATTGCCAACAGTGCATATCAAAGAGAATTTCATATATTTGACTTTGAATATCCTCATTTAAGCTCCAATGCTGTGAGCGCAAATGAAATATCAAACATGTGCTTAATGTTAGACAATGAATCAATCACTGTATATACATCTTTAGTAGTAATAAGGCCCGGTGTTATATATAATGGTAATAAAGGCATAGTTGAAGTGTATGGTTGCAGTGCCAACACACCCATTAAATTATACAAAATAATAACTATTGCTGATACAAGCTTGAGTGCTGTGTCTGCAGCTGTTATAACAAACATTTGCACTGGTGAATTAGGAACATTTTGTTTTACAGTTTCATCCCCTTCAAATGCATGTGTTGAAGTTTATGATATTGATGCGCGTTCAACAGCCACATCAGCTGCATCCTTGACTGCTTTAAGTGGGGCGAAAACAACATTTGCATTTGAGTTATCAGCAGATAGAAAAGCATCTGTTTACAATTATGAAAATACAGATAATAGTTTTGGAAAAGCTATTTATTTTGATAATGCATTGGGATATGATCCATTCTTTGAAAACCAAATTCTCAACACAAACCGTCTGTATGTACAGAATAATAATAAGACATTTATTTTTGAAGAGTTTCAAAATAAATTCATACCTCTTAACACAGTATCAGGCAATTTTAATTCAATACGTGCGTACTTTAATGTGTTTTGCTCTCTTTCCACAGTAGCTACTAACTCACAGATATCTAAACATACAAATGTAAATTTATTATCTTCTTTTGAGTTGAAACAATAATTACAGTTCTTTCTGATTACGATGGGGCAGTATACCCTTAGTTGATTTATATCACTTCTAGTTCTTACGCAACTTGTTCATCTGAACGTGTTTACGCATGATAGTCATTTGTAGCTACTGTCACCAGTAGGATCGGACTATATCTTCACCTGTTAAGGTGCCGGGGGCTCTGGCTGGTTATTAAGGCTTCCTGTGCCTCCAGTAGTCTCTACACCTTCATGAAAAGCGTTTCATGCTTGGCTCGGTATTTTCTCTTTTGAGGTTTCCACCGAATTCACCCAGTCTCGTAATTAGAAAGAACTGTAATTATTTATTGCCATTATGCATTTAATCTGAATAATGCATTGATTTTTTTGAGCAGCTGCATGATTTACATATGGAACCAGGTTATTCATTGGATAATTAATGTTATGAACGCCTTAAATTCAAACAACATCATTGGTGTAACAACCAAATTAATCATTGATTCAGATGCATTTGCACTTGAGCTCAAGAACCAACATGTTGAAATTTATCTGGACATAGAATCTTATCAAAAAGACATACACTGCAGCTGCAAAAAAAGAATAGAAAAGTACATCTCCAGAAATAAAAAAGCAATCAAACAGTTTGTCACTAGCTTCTACAACAGCAACATCAAATTGCAAGCCACTATAAACCGCGTCATCAAGCAAAATACCTATGTTTCGCTCAGAGGCAAGGTGGCCACAATCCACAACTCTGATAAAGCTTGGGAGAAGTTCTATCGCAAAATGGTCGCCGACAATTGTTATTTCAGAGGATATTCAGTGGTTGCAGCTGGCAATGAGCTAAAAATATACTTTGTATGAACAGTTAACAGTTCTTGCATTATTTGAGTTCCCCTATGCCACAGCGGCGCAGCCGCCCCTGGCACCGCCCAGATGTATGGGTTCCAGAACATAAGTAATAAGAGCCATGGCCAACCCACCCAATTTCATTGACCTGGCAAGAAAACAACGATTGGCTACAAACAACAGACTGTCTTTCAAAAACGTGGTCAATGGTGGTTCCCCTGCATCTGACAATGTGCCCATGTCCAATGCACCTGGTGATGCATCTGAAAACAATGAAATGATTGATACTGACAATGCAGTGGTACCGTTGTCTGCATTGCCTGCAGCAGATCCCATGTATGTAACAGTGCAATCTGCAGTAACAGCAATAACTCTGGCTTTTGATGCCAATCAATACATGTCTTTTGTGAGCATATATGATGAAAATGCACCTGATGTGATATGGGCATTGTCTGCTGTGAACACACAAAATGTCACCAGTGACTATGATGTGATCAATGTGGGCAGTTACATCAGCTTGACAGCCAATGATACTGGTGACCAGGTCACTGTGTATTACGAAAGCACTGGTTCTGCCAGACTGGCTGTGGGCCGATCCACTGTGCCTTTTTATGGACAGTACAATGGCAACAATGCATGCACAAGCAACATATATGTGGGTGCCAGAACGTTCACCAGGCAACCTGGGTTGAGACGTGGGCGTCCATGGTATGCTTATGCTACCAATGATTCCAAGGTGGAATGGTCTGGTATACCTGTAATGGGTGCCACCAGGTATGTGAATGGCAAGTACTATGTAAATGACTTGCCAAATTGGCAATTGTACTCATGGTATGCAGCTCAATGGAATTTGGTTGGCAGAGTATACAATGTGGCATTTTATCCATGGCAAGCTGGTACATTTGCTGGTCTGAATGGTGCACCTCTGGGCAACTTTACCAGGTGTTAATAGTAAAGTAAAAAGCCTATATGGAATTCTACGCGGATTTTGCAAAAAAAATTTGGGCATGCGTCTATATACCCACTTAAACTTTTGTTCTATATATAGGAATTCGCGTACCCTATGGCGCTATTAACACCAGCATCTCGCGCGCTATCACCATGTGGCGAAACAACCCCGTTATTTTAAAACAGGTTGTTCTTCTTTGCAGTACCAAGGCACAGGAGCAGTATTGTAAGTTACTTCTGTACGAGCATGCACATCACCATACCACTTATGTTCACCCTCCACATATCTATCTATACACTTGCGTCTTTGTTCCATATACTCTTTGATAGTAATCAATGCCATATTGTTCTCCTTATTGTATTGGAATATTGTTAATGGGCCCACTAGGATTTGAACCTAGGACCAAGGCATTATGAGTGCCCTGCTCTGACCGCTGAGCTATAGGCCCCACATGAGTTAGTCTAACTTACCGATACGCTTGATGAGCCATCCAAACAATGCTTGCTTCACATCTTGCTTCCAACATTTGTTCACCATCACAAAGGCTGTCCACCATCCCAAACACCAGCTCAGTCCTAATACTATTACAATGCACATCAGCTATTCAACCCTTCATACCGCTTGGTAGCTTCCTCCAAGCTGCAGCATGTCCATCCAGTGATGCCCCATAAGCTACTTCCTGGATAGGTCTCTGCTGGCTCAATTGCCACACCACCCATTGTGTATCCATTGTGCTTGCCAATCTTCACCACCTCATAATTGTGGATGTTGCTGCCTGGACGGGTCTGTTCAAAGATGGCCTTCTTACCCTCTCTCTTCAATTGAGTATAAGTGAAGCCCTTCTTCTTGAATGACGTTGGTATTGTTTTGTATTCCATTTGTGTATTCATCATACTGTGTATTGTATGGGCTTAGTAACGGGCAGTCAATAACAAACTCAATGCAGCCACTGTCATGCCCATGATGATGTATTCCATGTTAGGCCATCTCCTCAAGTTCTTTGATGCGTTCAGTACCATGCATAACTGCACCTTCACTGATGTAGCTCTGCAGCAAATGCTCCACAAGCTCACGCAATGTGCCTGACTCATACTGATGTTCTGCCTCTGAAGCTAGAGTACCATCAATGGCAATGAATCGTTTGCCATTCTTCTTCACAATGGATACACGCTCTTCAGTCACACGGTACACATGGAACGGATTCTTATCATTCTTGCAATACTTGCTCTTGTACTTCTTCACCATGTTGGCTGCCTTCTCATCTAGAGACGTACGAGCATACCCTTTGTTCTTCACCTTGTCCACCTTGAGACCAAATGACTCAGCCTTGCTCTTGAAATGCTTGTTATGGTACTGATTGGCATTACAGTCCACCACATTGGCTACATTGTTGGCATAATGCACCATCTCATGAATGATGGTCTCACAAATCTCTTCCACTGAACGCTTCAAGGTATCAGCAGTAATATTAATCTCAGGCAAGGTCTTGCGACCATCCTTCCATCGTCCCTGCCAATACCATCCATAGTAGCTCTGACGTCCACGGTTGGGTATCAGAGTGAACACGGGGTTATCCAGTTGGGTATCTAGCTCTGCATTGAAGAACTCAAATGCTTCTACTAGTTTGTCTGTTACTGCGCCTGTGATGTTGTTACTCATTGATTAGTGTCTCCTTGTGGTTTGTATTATGGCTGACTTCATCTCTAACGTCAAGCATGGCATCAGCATATCGGTATGCTTGTGTGGCTACCCACTTGGGTGTGGCAGCGTCTTGGTTCATTAAGCTCTGCATGGCCAGTGCTGCAAAGATGTCTCTGATGTCTCCGTTCTGATCAAAGTGATTACGATGCTTCATTTACTTGTTCTCCTTCATAACATTTCTCTTTCTTAAAAGGTACGAAAGGTTCCACGTACAGATGATTGAAGTCTTTGACTTGTTCATCAGTGGGATACTCAGGTACGGTCTCCAAATACTCCTCAAGGGTTTGCTTCTCATAGTCCCAGTCAGGACTGTTTGCCACCATCCATGCAATCTTCTTGCAATGCAGGTCTGCGTTGTAGGGTGTTTCATAGTCTGTGGTCTGTTCTGTTGTACTCATAATTTATTTTGTAGCTTTCTGCAAGAGGATTGCTTCTACTGCACCCACCACTCTAAGCAAGTCGTTGGTGTGCTTCTTGGTGAGTTTGTGCTCTTGTTTAGTACCCTGACGCAGGATGCTAATGAGGTGGATCAATCCACCGTTAATACTAATAATGTCTTCGTCAATTGCTTGATTCATTGTCATGGTTGTATCTCCTTTAGATTTTGTAAGGGTATGTGATGGTATTGAGCTTGTTGATCACAGTCTCAACTTCATTCAACACCTCATCTTTGGAGAACATGGGCATCATCCCACGCATACCTTCTGGGTTACTACTGTGATCGGTCATGTTAAGATCGATCATGCGTTTCAGACCAAGCAGCTTGCCAATGGCACTGCCAACGGTATATGCTGTGGTCTCCTCACCTGCTGCTGCTACATCATGTAATGTCATATTCGTTAGTATAATGGAATTGTGGTTAACAGCAACTACCAAATGCTCTTCCAGATGAGATAAGTCACTGCACCATACAATGCCAGTGCTATCAGGTTAGCTAACACGTTCAATAAGAACTGCATAAACTTATCAGGCCCCTCGTTCATCTTCATACTCCTTCCAGAATTCAGCTAATAGCTTCTCTTGTGTCAATGTCTGTTCCTTTTGTTGCAAGTACTCTTGTATAACTTGTTCTTGATCATACCAATCGCTACCACACAACTTACGTGCAGCCCAGCCCATTATAGTACTCCACATCCTTCAAACTTGAGTAAAGCGTTGTAGAACAAGCGCTGTATATCCTTAATAGTCATACATCTATCAATGGCTACAATGAGCTTGCGCTTATCAAGAGTGGGTATATCACTGTCTTGTATAGAACAAACAAGCGATCCCTTGAGCTCCCTAGGTTCTCGCACTGTTAATACGGTGTCTTCGAATGCTCTTAACTTGCTAGTCATAGTTAGTCTCCTATGTGGTAGCACATCTCTACCTTAATATGTTCATCATCAAGCTTTTCAACTGCACTCACTGTCGAATAGCCACCGAACTTGTTGAAGCGAGCAGGATATAACCTGTTGAGCGCTCTATGGATACGACCCTGATCGTAAGGCCCATAGAAGGGCACCTTGTAGAAGGAGTGATCGTAGTAAGCGGACTGCTTCTCACCACCCAACGATTCACGCTTCTGCCACTTGATACCACCTACAGCGGGCTCTGTTACCTGGCGCCATTCACCTGTGTTATCATCATACATCTCGTAAGTAATTTCTTTATTCATCATACCAGTAGTATATGTGATTGTTGGGTAAACGTCAACTTAATAATGATATCGAG